AGACAAGTCGAAATTAGAGTAACAGGTCAGAGAGTCGGATTCAAAGCCATGAGTAAAGAAACGATCCGATACTACATCAGCCGAGGCTTTCAACTAATCTTTAACGGTCAAAATATCATCCTTTCGAGGGCGTTCTAATGAAGCTTTACAACGCATATCAAGTGAAGCATGAAATCTGGTACATCGTCGATTGGGCCGGGAATGACAAGACCGGCTATTACGGCGAATTCAAGACCTTTGAGGATGCGCACGAAGCTTTATTGAATGAATTCGAGGATTTAGACGATGCTGCGCTAGAAGAGCAACTGCAAGAGTTTGAAATCATTAGGAGAAAATAAAATGAAAGTAACCAACTTCAATAAAGAGTTCAAAGAGGGTGAAACTCTCCGTTATCAAAAGGGCCTTTGGGAAGTCTTCGACGTGCGAGCAGATGCCCTAACCATCATTCCCATTGTGGAAGTACTGGAACGCGGAGAGATCAAGAGAAAATGTGACTTCGAACGAAAGCCCCAGGTTTGGGATATCAAAAACGTGTATACAGCGAAAGGAAAATAAGCCATGAAAATCACGAAAATTCGAGTTGTAAATAAACACATTTTGGGCTCTAAAATCAAATCTCACGGGGAACTTCGAAAGCCTTTGGCCATTGAATTAGAGCTGGTATGTGACGAAATTGAGAATCACATGCGATCTTTAGGCTTCAAGTGCGAGGCCAACATCGTCAATTCGACCGCTTTAAAGGTCGATTGGAACAAGTCACAATTTCGCATCGATACCGACAAGCTCGGATATAACACCCAATGCCGCCCCGGACACTTAAGACGCACTAACCTGCCCTCATGGGATCAGCGCGTCGAATTCAATGATGCCCTAAATGCCATATTGACCCGCTTCGGATTCAGTGCCAACGTGAAGTCAGGCCCTTTCACTATTCGAGAGGGATTCGAGATTTTCACCGAGAGCGATTGGACCGATCAGAAGCCAGACTACATTTATCAGAATGAGGCTAACGGCTATGTGGTGACTCGCGGAGATTATAAGGCCAACACTCTGAAACTGCCTAAAGAGGCATCCAACTTGAGAGGATATGCGTCATGAATATCAATAAAATCATAGGTTTAGCCTTTGGCCTTGGAATCATTACACTTTTGCACCTTGGCTTTCAACCGAGCGCGGCCCCTAAATCTGAATATGTTCAGGAATTAGAGAGAATGCAAAAGAATTGTGAAAATCCTGAAGAATGTCAAGCAATTAGCCGGGTACTAGCCAGGGCTTTAAAATGAGAGGAGAATCAAGCCATGGACACACAAGATAAGATCAAAGCACTCCACAATGCAACTGCCTCAAACGACCTTAAGACTGCGGATCGGATCTTTAAAGATCTGCTGCACAAGGCCCTAACGGCCCAAGCTCATTTAGAGCGCAAGCTAGACGACCATGGCATCGCAAAGGATAGCCCGGCCCGATTGAGAATCATTAGGGGCGGCAAAAACGAGGCTAACTAGCTGATTTTCCTAGGCTTGACTCCAGACGCGAGAGGCGTAAACTGAAGTCATGGGAGAGATCAACATGAAAGCACAAGAGATCAGAAGCAAACTAGAAGCCGCGAGAAAGAACTTGAAAGAAGTGAATCAGAGCACCATGCTCTTTACTGGAAAGAATTTTGAGAAAGCCGAAGTTGTGGTCAATGAGATTTTGGCCCTGTTAGACACAGTCGAAGTGCTCGGAAGCGCCGCTAAGGAAACCGTTGACGATGGAATGAAGCAAGGCGTCAAGTTTGGAAATTTAGCCTATGCATTGAGCTTATATGAGCAGGGATCAGTTACGGCCCCAGGAAGCGCCTTGAATGAAGCCAAGGCCCGCCTAATGCGCGCTAAATAGATTTTAAAGTTGTCTCCCTAATACCCCATACTGCCCCGGCGAACTCCCAGCCGGGGCTTTTTATTTGGCCTGAATTGGGACATTTTTTGTCCCAAATAGCGCGCAAATTGTCCCAATTCCTAATCAATGAGAATCACTCACGAATGCGCACTAAACTGCATTCGGATTCGAACTAATAACGAAATATTGGGACATTTTTTGTCACAATTCATGTGACGAAAATTTAGGCAAAACTTAAGTTCTCAATGAATTCGATTAGTTAGGGTGTAACCTCATGTGACTGGGCGCTTGGCACGAGCTTTGCATAACTAAGGGCATGAACTTAACGCAAGCCAAACTAGAACTTAAGATCGCAAGTGAATATCTAAAGACCCCCGAAGATTGGGCCTATTTAGCGAAGACCGCTTTAGGCGTGGCAATCTCTCCCGTGCTTTACGTCACGGGCTTCAGATTCTCTAAAGACTATCGCTGGGGCACTACCAAGTTTCATTCGATTGTGTACGCAACCGTCAACACTATCGCGGCCAACCGAGTCGCAGGATTAGGAGAGTAACATGCGTTCAAACCTCAAAAAACTTTCAAACGAAGCAGACTATTTCGATCAACTCCCCCAAGTAACTCAAGACGTGGTCAAAAATTGGTTAGAAGACACGTTCGGCGGAGAGACTGAAGAGCTTGAGTGTCGAAGCCGTTCGGGCTTCATTCCGCACTCTTGGAATAGGGGCGGCTTGCATGTAACCACATTCAAGAGCCTTTACGACTTCCACATTGGTGACCCGCTCTATACGGTCTTACTTGACAAGGGAGTCGAAAAGAAAGTTCAGGCCCGCATTGATTCACTATTGGAAGATGCAAAAGAGGCATTCCTTGAAAAGTATGCTGAAACCCTCTCAGATTTAGGCGTAAAGAATGAAGACGTGAATTATCACGGAATTGAAAAGGCTTCATTTCAACTTGCAGAAGAGTTTGCGAGTTATGAGCTGGAATTTTTAGAACAATACGACGGGGCCCGCACCTTTCACGAAGCGCGCGTCATGTATGACGGAGAGGGCACCTTTACGGTCGATATCATGTTTGAATTCGACGATGCGCCTTATCACCGAGGTTATGACCAAGTAAAGACTTTCGAAATTGAAACTTTAGACCCCAAAAAACTTGCAGCATTTTTAAAGAAGATCACTAAAGAAGCTGCCCAGTACTACCCCGGATAATCTAACTTTAAAGGAGACGTAACCATGAGAAACTTACACGAAACTTTGAAAGCAAACAACCTAAAGAAGATCCAAGCCCGCTTGACTGAGAGCATCAATAGTTGGGATGGATTGAATGCCCTGAGTGTGGAATATACCCGCTTTGAGCCCGCCCATGGGATTGACCAGGATTTCAACGGTGACACGCTTGGCATGACTTTGCGCACTGATATTTTTGACGTGAAAGATTTGCGGCTTTTTAAAGGAAACGGTCGAAGCTGCGACACGCTCGAAATCTATGCAAATCTTAGAACGCATCCCGATCTAAGAGACCGGGGCTATTTCGACGTGCAGTTGCGTGACGAGATTTTGATTCGATATCGTGATGCAAAAGGCAAGATTCAAAATGTCTCAATCCCTAAAAATATTCATAACGTCGACAATGAGATTGGATTTTTTAGCGATCTTCGCAGTCGACTAAACGAGATATTCGACCCCGCTGGATTAGAACGCCCGAATGTATTCCATGAGAAAAACCAAACTCCACAAGAAGAGAGACGAGTTGACCGAATTTGGGCTAGATATCAAGAGAAGCAATTGAAGCCTTATCGTGCTTTAGTTGACACAATTTGGAACGGGGATCGCGACAAGTTGACTGTTGTTTTCGCAAATGTTGGCCTCACTTTACTTGAGATTTTCGATTATAACTTTCGGTCCTATGTATTCCCTAAGTTTGTGAACGAAACCGAGACGACTCTTGAGATTGGGAAAATGTCTAACTCAACCTATTCAAGTCACCCGTCTATTCTCAAGTTTACTCTGACGAAAGTAAATAAAGGCCCGAAGTTCGTTAAGTTGACAGATATCGACGCCGAAGAGCCCGGCTATTACAGTCATGACCGTAAATTTTCCGTGCGAGCTGAAGAGGTCCCAGAAGTAAAGAAGTTCGTTTCGAGATTCAACCAAGGTCTGAACAACCTTAGACTAGTGAAAGGTGCCTAATCATGAATTCTAAAGAAGAGAAAGAACTAATCAAAGCGTCAGTGTCTAACATCCTTGAGCAGTCAATCGAGAGTTTCAATCGAATGATAGATAACTCAGACGCCGCAAGGATGGAAACTATAATCGCGGCGGGCCCGTTCTTCAATGCAAAAGCGATTGTGGAATCAGTCTGTCAAGTGATTATACAAGAGTCAGGCATCTGCGAAGACTGCGGAGAGATTCACGAAACTGAAGAGGAGACAGAACAATGAACTTTGATTTAGGACACAAGTTAGCATTAGAGCGTCAAGTTGATTTACTTGCCCGGATTGATATTGAACAAGCAGCACTGAAACGTGACGGATATCCCGGCGCTATCGCACTAAAGAATGTACTTAAGGCCTATGATATTAGCGCCCGAATGTACTGGAATATGTGCCAGGTTGCGAACGAGTACAAGGAGACTGAAGCGTGAGCAACTTAATTGAACTCCCCAAGATCCCAACCTTTGCAACAGCCAGTGAAGCTTTTTTGACGCTGCGAGGTATGCAAAAAGGTCAGACTTTAAAATTTAAGTTTGAAAAATATGCAGAGTTGAGTCAATTTTACGAAGAGGTTTCTGGCAACCATATTTTTGAAGCAACTCTCTTTTTAAAGAATCATAGCGTGGTCGAAGTCAAGAAATTGGAGTCGACTAAAGGAGGCCTCAATTATGAAACGCACTAAAAAGAAAGTTTTGGGATTTGGTTATCGAATTGCTTCTGAATCTTTGGAGCATACGATTGAAGAATATTACGCGATCCAGGGCCTTACCCTACACAAGACGGCCAAGGAAGTCAAAGAGGTTATTAAGTTTGATATCGAAAACGGAATTGTAGTTTCAAACTGCAAGTTCAAAATTTTTAAAGTAACTGCAGAGGAAATTTGACCATGAATCTATTGTTTTCCAAAAACCTAACAAACAATTCGAGAGGGCTCCCAGTTATCTATTGTTTTCCGAATTGTTTTCACTTTATTGGAGGATTGTAACAATGAAATTGTTTAGTAACATAGGCTTGATACTATTCGGTGCGGCCCAACTTAGCCTCGCGTTGATTCTCAGATGGGCAGGCTTGGGGCGAAAGAACTCTTATCGTCTCCCTTATACCTTTGGCTTCTTAGAGAACTTGCGCATCGCAGTCGCACGTTACACAACTCGGGATCTTCTGCAACGTATGGTCTTCATCGTCAAGAAGCCAACACTCGCGTTGCAATACTTCCGAGTGCTCAACCGAGAAGTAAATGTCTTTCACTGTTACGAAACTAGCGTTCGAGTGGGCGATCTAATTGCGAGTCACGACGTACTAGTAGACCATGAACACCACAGAATGAGAGTCGCTATTGCCGAGTTCGATCCATATCATGTGGCGAAACGCGCAGCGGGGCCAATCATTGTGGTCAACCGTCATATTATGGACGGTCACCATAGAGTTGCTGCAATTCTTGAGGGCGCGGGCCCTGATGTTAAGATTCCAGTTCTACTCTATTCAACTTCAGTTGTTGGGAGATTTTCGAATAGGAATCCAAACTTCCAACAGATTCCAAATAGGAAAATACAATGAAATTAGTTCAATCACTTTCGTCTATTGTTTTCCGTTTTGTTGAACTTAATTTCTGGGAGATATAACATGCAATGGATTTATCTAGCCTCATTTGTTGTAAGTTTGTCGGCGTGCGGACCTGACAATTCAAATGAGTTCCGATCTCCCATTATTGACGGAGATCCTATTCTTGTTGAGTACGTCACTCGTTTTGTTCAAGATGCTGACTCAGTTGGGCGCACAGTTAAGTTGAGAGATTTGACTGTTGTTTTCGGTGTGACGGCTACCCCCGATGCTCCTAAGCGTATTGGCTATTGTTTTCAGAATTCCGCAGGTCTGAGACAGATAGTCATTGAGGATAAGTTTTTTTATGAGGCCTCCGATGAAGATAAAGAAGGATTGCTTTACCATGAGCTGGGCCATTGTTTGCTGAATTTACCTCACGACGAGCGTTGCCGAGTTCGCAATGGAAATGTTTGCATCGAGCCGTACAGCTTGATGTATCCGGCTTATCTCAAGAATGTTTACGGCCCCAACAAACCTTGGTACATTCAGGAATTGTTTTCGAAAGGAGCATGACATGGGAATGTATGATTCAATTTACTTTAATTGCCCTAATTGCAATCACGAGATTGAGGAGCAGTCCAAATCAGGAGACTGCACTCTTCATGCATATAATCTCTACGATGTCCCTTCTGACATATCAAAAGATTTAATTGGAAGAGAGTCAGAAACTTGCCCCGAATGTGGAAGCAAATACAAATTTATAACTGTAACTAATCCATCAATAGCCGTCGTCAAAGATAGGAGTACAAATGAAGAAACGTAAAATAACTGTCAGCTTTGAAATACAGGATCAAACCGATGCAAATATTGTTTGGTTTGCTCATCAACGAAAAGAAACCTGGCACGGAATGAAAGTTTTAAGTATTCGAGATGGAAGTCTAAACGAAATCATTCAAGACGAGTTAGATGGGGAACGGGAAGTTAATTTAGATCCTAGTAGGGGCTATTAATCTTCGTCTTCATCTCGAATGAGATTGGGAGACAGGGGATTGCCCTTGAGATCTTTACGCTCAACAAAATATTCCTTCTGTAACTTCCACTCTTCGTAGAGTTTAAGCATCTCAATCTTGCCCCCGTTGTTTTTATTTAACACTTGGGTGTATCGATCAACGTGTTGAGCTTCAACTGCGCGGTATTGTTTTCGCATGTGATAGTGAACTGAATAGATTGAGCCAGACTCAGGGCCCTTATCGACTCTCCATTTGATAGAACCGTTAGGATCTAAATCAAAGTCTTGACCATTGTAGTGTTGTTTTCCTTCGGAATCAACCAACACATTGACACAGGTTGCTTTGTACTTGAGCACATCAGTTTGACCGCGTTGGCGTTTGACTCTCTCAAAGAAGATATCCGTGAAGTCACAAAGCTCCACAAGAGTGAAATATTGCAGGTCGATGCCGCGCTCGAACGTGAGGGTAATCATGTTCTTGTCATATAGACCCTCAGAGAATTGTTTCTTCTTGAGGTCGTCTGATTGAGGGGCAGCCCAGCAATCAATTGGATTCACGTCAATGAATTGCATTCCAAGACAGAGGGGACAATCAATCTCATGTTCAGCGGAGTCAATGGATTTCACATTAGGGCAAAGCAATGAACGATAAACTTTAACTCGAATACCTTTTTGCTTGATGAACAAGTCAAAGTCTTCAAGTCTAAAGTCGACGCGCTTGGTATTGGGAACTGCATTGTTAGGCAAAGTCGCAGCCGGTTTGGAACCGCTGGAGGGCCATCCGGGAGGATTTGGCTTATTTGGAGGGGCCATGGCTCACTCCTTATTTTTTACCTAAAATCTCTTCCGCTTTCTTGGAATCAATTCCGAGAGCTGCTTCGATTTCAGAATCATCAAAGCTCTTGGTCAGAACTGCAGTCTTGGGAGCTTTCTTACCAGTAACGTGTTGGTAAATCTCTTCAACTGTGCAAGAATCACGATCAAGACTCTTCTCGATCAAATCATTGATCGAAACTTTCTTGTTGTCAGATTTGGCAAATACTTCGTGGGTGAACTCATTAAGATATTCACCTTTTTTGAGAGTTTCTTTAGTCGAAGTCTCTTGTTTTTCAATTTCAACGTCGTTACCCGACACATGGAAATTGCGGCCTCGTTTGGCACCGATACCAAAAGCATCAGCAGTCCAATCGTTCCATTCAATAGATTTCTTCATAGGCTTTTGAGCGGCTTTTTCAGATCGGCTCCAAGCCATATCACATTTCTTAACATCCCAGCCCATTTCACTGGCTTTTTCAAGGAACTTTTCTTTCTTCATTCCTTTGCTCATACATTTGCTGCAAAGCTCAGAGAGTTTTTCATCCGACTTATAGATTTCTTCTAAAACTTCAGACTTCTTCATTTTCTTGTCTTCCTTCTCAGGTTTATTCATTTCTTCCTTGAGTTCTTTCTTTTGCTTTTTAGCTTCTTCTTTGTCATCTTCGCGAGAAGGGCTTTCAAGGACTTCAACGAGCTTTTTATGCTCTTCTTTAAACTTTTTCTTAGGCATTTCAACTTCATCTTCAGACTTTTCGACATAGTTCGAAGAAGCATCTTTACCGCCATAAGCTTTTTGATCGCCTTGCACAGCAGGTTTTTCGCTTTTAATGACTTGACCTTCAATGCCTTCAGGAGAGTTGTCGCCTTGCGCACGATGGCTGTCCGCTTCCGGTTTAACCAATTTTTCATCTTCTTCATCTATGCCTCCTTCTTGCTTAGGAATCTCGTGAGAATTAAGGTCTTTAACATTCTTGGGCTTTTTGACGGCTTCTTTATCCATTGAAAGGGCCTTAGTCAAAATCTTATTGAGCAGTGCATTTTGCTCAGGAGTTAAAAGGGCCGCAGCTTTCTTGAGACCATCGGGTCCAAGTTCATTAATTCGGGCCAAAATACCTTTGAGTGTGTCTTTAACTTCCATAGTCAGTTCCCCTTCGGATTTCTTAACTTTTTCTTTGCCTTCTTCTTTATCTTCAGGACTTTCGTTCTTCTTGATTTTTGCGGAAGGCTTCTTATGTTGCTCTCGCCATTGCTTTTGAGCTTGCAAATTGCTTTCATAGATTGGCTGGCCTGTTGGAGTATGGCCCATAATTTGGCCTCCTCTAACGCCCTCACCGGCTAACGCGCCCGCTTTTTCAAGGCTTTCTGCTAACTGTTCAATCTCTTTTTCGATCTTATCGCTCATAATCAAGCAACTCCTAGCATCTCTGATTATACCGGCAAACCCGGGCTTTCTTTAATCCTTGGCGTCTTTCATGCTATTAAAATCAAAATTCAAACTAAACTTCATTTTCTTGCCGCCTTTGAGGGGAATTTCGGAGTAGTATTCCTTGGCGTCGGGGGTCTCTTTGAAGCCCTCACCATAGTGGGCTTTACCCTCATTTTCGCCAGTCGTATAGATCATTTGCTGAGTTCCCTTGTTTCCATAAATAACGGAATCTTGGTTATACTTCTTGCCCAGCTCTTGTAAGCGTTGTTTATCCCCATTGAGCACTAAAAGAGAGGGTTCTTTCTCTCCGTAGTTGCCTTCCATTTCCACATAATGAAGGCCTGCGTATTCAAGATCTTTCTTCAGATTCTCGTGGCGCTTCGATAATTCCTCGGAATTCATGTGCTTATCCTTAGGAGAATTAGGGTTGCGGCCCGAAGAGATCATTCCGAACTTTCCTTGAGTTAGGCTGATTTCGAGTTCATCTTTCGAGATCTTCATCGCTTTACCGGCTTTGTCAGCGGGAGCCGTAGGGTTAGTTACGGGAGAAGCTTTTTCGCCTTCCTTGGCTTTCTTATCTGAGCCTTCTCCTTGTTTTGGATCGACTACGCGCATCCAATGACCGGCTGAAATCTTGCGGTATTTTTCACCGTCAGCGTGCATTCGAACTGTTCCAATGGGAAATCCGCCCTTATCTTTGGGTCGGTCGTCAGCTTTAATTAGGGCGTCTTCAAGTTCATTCACGGCTTTATGCAAATGAATATGAACTTCTCTCGGACCATTCAAGGCAGAGAGTAAAGATCCAAGCTGTTCCATTGGTTCTTCTTTACGGACTAAGTCTTCAATTTGCTCGAACGCAGCGGCGTCCGCTTGTTGCTCGGCAGGAGTTCCTTCTTGGCCTTCCCATTCTTTTTCATGCTGCTCGACAATCTGTTCAACGTCGGCAGAAAGATCGGCTGTCGGAGCGAAAGAATCATCAATAAGTTGTTTAGCTTCAAGGGCTTGGAGGATACTTGGGATCGGCATTTTTTCGAGTTTCAGAACGACTTCACTGTCAGCATTCTTGACCCAACCTGAGAAAGTTCCCTCGTCTACTTTGGAGAGGTGAATCTGATTCTGATTACCCAGATTAAAGGAGCCTGGCTCGCTTCCGAACTTTCCGAGATTGAGGTTCTCAATCATCTGTTCCATCATCTTGAGTTTGGCACTGCCTCGGGCAGCCATGGCATCCATCGAGTATTCAGCGGTATTGAGATCAACGCCTGGGATATTCTCATTCGAAACGATAGATTTCAAAAGACCTCGAAGTTTAAGCTTTGCATTTACAATGCTAGTCTTTCGGCCTTCAGTCATAGGTTCAGGAAGCTTCTCTTCAATTGAATGCCAAACCCATTTCTTAACTTCGTTGTCGGGATCATTTGCGGGAGTCGGTTCGGCCATTGAAAAGTCAGTGACCATATAGCAATGAACCGCTTTATTGTTGCGGGCCATCATGCTTGGTAAATCTACCAATTGGGACGGGGAAATTTGAATTCCAGTCTCTTCGAATACTTCTCGGCAAGCTGCATCTCTTGGATTCTCTCCAACTCTAGCGCCTCCGCCGGGTCCGGTCCATTGACCGTCTTCAGTTCGTTTGCCCAAAAGAATAAGATCTTGCGTTCTGTTCAAGAGAACGACGCCGACGTAAAAAGGAGAGTCTTCTCCCTTCTTCAGTGCTTCTTCTAAACTTTTGAGTAAATCTAAATTCATATTTCACCTTAGATGATATTGAAGCTGGAGCCTTTGTAGTAATCTCGGAGCATCTTAATGACTCCGTTATTTCTTCCGCCAGGTTGACCGAACAGAGTATCACCATAAGCTTTGACTTTTGCAGAGTAAGTGTGATTCTCAGCAGAAGCCGTTGAGTTAATCGTTTGAGAAAGTCCATCCAAGTTCAATGACGTGGATGCAATACCAGATCCGATCTTCAAATCGCCCGCGATGTTCATTGCCATAATAGAAGCAAGCATACCAATCGCAGCGTTCACAAGCTTTGGCACTTTGCCATTCTTGAATCCGTATTCATAATCAATTCTCCACAGATGCGGGACCATTCCGTGACGGCGAAACAGCTCAGGAAAGAATGCGCCCGCTGAGTCAATTGCGAGGTTAGCTGGAAACTTATTGTTAGGAATCAATCGAAGCTCGCCCGCATGATCCGTGAGCCTAAACCAAGATTTAGGAATATCAAGTACAGTTTCTTCTGTTCCGTCTTCGTCGATAAGGTACACGACCTTGAGGGAATTGATCTTGATGACCGGAATATTGTTTAAATGGAAATAACCCCACTCGAAGTAGTCAGTCTCGGAGTAATCCTTGGGCTCAACAACTCGACGAGGAATGATTGAAATATCTAAGTCATGCTCAAGCATCGAAATCGCAGTATCGATGAAGGCCTGAAGGCTTTCATCAGGCAAATCATTTCCAGTTTCGTCTTTAATCGGGACGATACCAAATAGCCAACGCTTCTTAAGCTCGTCGACATTGATTAGCGGTTCAACCGCATTTTCAATTTCGTTACATTCTTTGATTCCATCTCGTTCTATCGACATCTTAAACCTCAAAGTAAATTTTAGTGAAGCCTTCTCGGTCCTTGGCGTGATTAATCCAAACGACCTTGTTTTGCTTCATTATCGTCGAGTAGCGATGATGCTCATTCAGAGCGTCTATCGTTCCTCTTTGGGTTGCAAGCCTAGAATCTTCCAGGCCTTCAATTAATGCCTCAACCGTGGCACAGAAGATCTTTTTCTCGTCAATGACCTTCTCAACATTGTCCATGAGCTGTTGGCGATATTCGCTTTCTTTAGGAAGCACAACTGTGTCCTTGCTCACGTTAAAAATTTTCTTCACTTAGCAATCTCCGGAGAGACTTCTAATTCCGTTGGTCACTAGGCCAGTCCATACTATCGAATCATCGCCTTCAGTGTCCAGCTCAAACGTAAAATTGCCTCCTAAGAGGTTTTCGGTTTCTTCTGCAGTTAGGGAAACCTTCCACATAGATCGGTCGCCTGCATCAACAACCGTGGCTGCCTTTTCCAAGTTGGTTCCATCTGTGTTGTTCAAAATAATCGTGAGTTTCGCATCAATTCCAGGAACATATCGAATCTCAGATTGAGGATTGAAGATGCGGATAACCAAATCTGCGGGGCCTCCTGGAAGAAAATCCAAGGAGGAAATCTCGTAAAACGAGTTTAAGGACGCATCACTATTCAGAATTTTCGCCGTTAGTACCATGAAAAAGCCTCCTGATTCCTACATAAAGTATATCAGAGGGCTGATTTTGAGGTTATTACTTTAGAATCTGAAGGAATTCGAGAATTTGATAGATACCGTAGGCCGCGCCGCCGAGAGTTACCATGAGCCAGATAGTAGTTTTTAGCCACTCTCCTGGCTTTTCAAGTTTCTTAACTCTTTTTTCTAGGGCTTCATTTTTACTTTGAATTTCCATCCAAAGTTGTTCTTTGAGGAGGATGTTTTGATTCCGAACTTCTTTGACCCCGGCAATGTGCTCTTCGAGAAGTTTATTTTGTTGGGCGTCTTCTTGTTTGATGAATTCAATGTCTTTGGCTTGGAGGGCTGTTTGCTTATCTAAATTGGCAACTTTAGTGGCTAGTGAGTCCACTTTGTTGTTGATTTCCTTACGGAAATCCGTCAGGTTTGCCGCTATCTGAATTAAAAGATCATTGTCTTTCATGCCATTCCCCGGGTAAAGGTTTACATCTCTATCCAGTATATCGATATTCTTGAGAATTCTTTATTGGACTGATTTAGTCCGGGTTATCGACTTTGGGCTTTGGCTCAGATTTCATGAGGGGTTCACCTTCGGAGTCAAGCTTAGACAGCTCTGCAGCGCCCTTGCTACCTGACAATTTACGGCCAAAATAGAGCGCAGAGCAGCTTAGGAACCAGTAAATAGCCGATTCCGTGTCAAGGCCCCCAAATGCAGTAACGACTTTGCCCACAAGTGAGAGTTGAACCCAGATCGAACTCAGGAATACCAGAGTCAAAGAGACCGAGCCTCGGCCTGTTTTTGGGTCGCAGACGAGAGGAAGATAAATCCCATATTTATTCATTCTTTTGAATAGGTCTTTAAATTCGTCCATAGCCTAGAATACCAGGCCTATTGACTTTCCTTTCGGGTTTTGATAGCTTTGAGGGTAAGGAGATCTCACATGATTTTTAATGAACTCGCTAATCCTGCCCTTCAAACTGCACTTTCTAAGATCCGAATGCTTTCGTATCCAGTGCGAACTACCTACCAACTTCGAGAATTCTTGAATGCCTTTGCTGCAGAAGTCAAGAAGTACGAAGAACTTTACGCAGTGATCTTGGAAAAACATGCCAAGAAAGATGAAGCCGGAAACAAGATTAGCACCGACGGTGGAAAATCCTATCAATTAACCGATAGTGCTGCATTCCTTGCCGATTTGAATGAACTTCATTCCCTCGAATCTTCAGCTCTTCCAGTTCTCAATACTCTCAAAATCAGTATGGTTTTGGAGTCCAAAGAAGCTCAAGATGGCAGCTTAAATCTCAGTCTTCCAGAATTAAATTGTCTTGAGAATTTGATTGATTCAGAAGGTAAGACTACCAAGTCTCCCAAAGCAGTTGAAACTGCGGCGGCTGAAGGCGAAGCTAAACCGGCCAAGAAGACAAAGAAAGCTGCGAATTCATAAGAAATTGATCTACGTCTAACGGCGAGATCGAGTCCGCATCTTGTTCTTCAGTTTCTTCATAGCCTAAATCTTCAAGAACGTCCCAGGCTAATTCAGAACAAATGAAATCCATCTCTCCATTTGGAAAAGGATTTCTCCAGTTCTTACCCAATTTCTTACCCATAAGTACCCAAATCATTCCGATCAACTGTTTGAGTCCGTAAGGTTTTTCAAGATTATCAATTGCAAATTGAAGCACTTTAGTTTTTACTTCAGAAGAAACTGCAATTGCGTATTCTTTTACAACTCTGGATTTCTCTAAGAACTTAATTTTACCAACGAAATGAACTTTGAGTCCGCTGGCTTCATAGATCAAATCTCTTTGAAGAGTTTCAGAAGGAATTCGAACATAGACGTGAGAGTATGGAGTCGAAAGAAACCATCGAATCAAAATGGAAGTAAGATTGAAGCCCTTATGCGTGGAGAATCCGATGTAGATTTGGGAATCCATTATTCACTCTCTTTGGCCCAAAAGAATCTATACCAACCAATTAGATTATCTACTCCAACCAAATACCAACTGTCTGCATTTTCGGCATCGATATGCGCTTGAATGTCTGCGTCAGATATTCCATCAGTTTTTCTCAAAGTTGTGACTTTATTTAAGATGCTCATATTAGGCCTTATAAGTATGAATTACCGCTTGTAAATTTAAGTTTGTTCCAGCCGGATGCTTAAGAACTATTCTCAATTTTCCGGAATGGGTAGTCGCACTGTAGGTCACATATTTTGTAACTCGTCCATCGATTTCAAATGCATTGTCTGCTGAGAGGAATTTCAAGTTAACCCCACTAGCAAATTCCTTGGAACCTCCATAGATTGCAGGAATGTCTGGAGCACCTATGATCCACAATCTGATATCTGAGCCCGGGTTACTATTTATTCTCAAAGTTCCGCCGATCATTTCGTAATCGAAAGCTGGCTCAAAATCTAAGACTGTCTTCACACATTGAGTTAAATTGATTCCAGCCAATCCTCCGGACGTAATCTCTGCATCATTGGAATCGTAAATCTTACAAGTCATACCAGGAATATCCGTACCAGAAACATCTTTGCAATACAATGAACCTCCTAAAGTAGAAGTCGTGATTTCAATTGGCACGGCCCAAAAACTCCATCCTTTTTTAGAAGCTTTTTGTCTGGCTAAAGGAGTTCCATCTATGTCGGAAAAAGAAGCATTACCTGCAGTTTTATAGTTAGTTTCGAAATCAGATTGGTTGCCAGACTGACTTCCGTCCTGTGGTATTTCGCATTGCAAAGAAAATGGTCCGTCAATGGCATTAAGGTGATAGCAGCTATTCACGCTTATCCATTGAATAGACAGGTTTCTTGCCGTTACGAAAGCTTTAAATGTTTGCCAATCAACCTTATGCGAATTCATTTTCCACCCTTAATCGTAGATTACCGTAATATCTGCAGACGTTGAATTTAAAACCATTGTGAGGCCCGTATTAAAATTCAATTCATATTCCAATTCATTCTGTCCCGAAGTCAGAGATACGACTGCTATTGGGTTGCCTGAATTCGTTGTGTTGTCATAAAATGTAGCTGTGGCTCCGCTGGTTCCCGGATTATTAATTATGACTTTTCTCAAGACACCTACTCCGATTGCAATCAAAGTAGGAGTATTTGGGACTGTGAATCCAGTGGAAAGGCCTGAAGTATCTAATTTATAGGTTCCGATCATTGATATGACCGTATCAGAAGCACCGACTGTTCCACTTGCCGTATATGCCCCGGTCGCTACGACATATCTATCTTCAGAGAAAACAGTCGAGGTGTGTCCGCCTCCGGTTCCGTTTTGGGTAGTCACCGCAGTATATTCAGACCCAGCAGTAAACGGAGCATTGTTTCTTGAAATATCGATAGCAGAACCGACCAACAATTCTATTGCTTGTGTCGTAGTTGCTGTCGCAGGCGTAGTCCAAGAAGTAACTCCAGTTTGAGCTTGTGATGCAGTTTGATCCAAAGGTGAAGATGCCAAAATATTTGCATACTCAGTAACGATTATTGACATACGATCTGTTCCGGCAGATCTAGTAAGAGTCACCGTGGTAACCCCTCCTACAGTATTGGCCTTGTAAAATTGATATCCGTTAAATGCTCCTGAAGTTTGATTCACAGCGGTTGAGTAACTCTGCGCTGCACTATCGGAGACCGTTGCCGTTCCGGCTTGTGCAATCGCAGTGACGACCAAAAGATTTCCAGCAGTAGTGGGAGCCGGTAGAGTGACTGTTACTGAAGTTTGGGCCCCGTTAGATGAAGCGGATGCAAATTGAACTCTCGAAACGAAGAACGGATGAAAATATCTTGGCTTTGCATGATACGAACCGTATCTGAGAATCGAAGAACCTCTAATATAAATCGAAGCATTTGAAGTTCCGCCTCCGGAATTGGTAGACTCAAACCCTAATTTATTATGCGGTGAATCCGTCAATGCAGTAGTAGTTGAGATAAAAGTATGAATTAATTTTCTATCTTGATAAAAATAAGCTCCGCCCGGATTATATTGAATCTCGTAAGAATGAAAATTAGTATCTAAAGTAAAAGCATTGGGACCATTGAAACTCGTGACTATTGTGTCGGATGAATTTTGTCGAATTCCAATTCCAATAGTAGTTCCATTCAATTGAAAGAACACTCCATTGGCTGAATCATACGCGCCCCAACGCCTGACATTATTTGCTACTCCCGTATCTCCGAGTCTCACTCCAGCAAAAAAGGCATTTACTGAGCCGTTAATAAACCGAGCCCGATTTCGAGAAGCTAAAAAGGAAGACGAGTTAGCAGTGACGCCTGTTGAAAGTTGATTTAATCCACTTCCAGAAGTTACAGCTCCGCTGCCGGTGACAGTGGACTCCCACATATTGATATCCAGAACTGTTCCTACTTGTTCGGCTCCAACTAGCCGTATGGCCTCAGATACTCTGAGTTCATTTCTAAGAGTAATATTGGCATTTTCGAGAGTTTGAGCATCTCTTTGTTCACTCTTTACTATTTGCTTGCTATTAAGGTCAAGTTGAATATCTCCGCGTTGACCATCAGTTAGGGTTGGCAAGCTAGATTTATAAATCCCTCCAGTTTTTACTGGATTTCCAGAGTCAGTTGCACCTGCGGCAACATTACCAACAACTTGTGCATTTAGGTTGGCTGCGGTAGGTTGGTCTACCGTAATTGAGTTTCCACCGTCTTGGATATTGACTGCGGCGGCTCCTGCGGCATTATTTATAATGGCTTGAACATTTCCCGCAGAGTCAATTTGGGCAAAGTTGGACTCAATACCAGTTGACGGGTCGGCCCCGGTGATTTTAACGGCTAGTGAGGAGTCTTTTTCGTTTAAATCTGCCATATTGCCTCATTATACAGTAAAAAGGGGGCCTTTATTGACCCCCTTTAATTCCTAGCAAGCTGTTGCAGACCAGGGATTCTAATTATACTTCTTGGCCTGAAATTGTGCTGTAAACATCTTGAGCTTGATTTTCAAGATTTGATCTTACAACCCTAACTCGTACTCCAGCCGCCACTGTGATCGGGGATTTTAAGATGATACTGATGTTCGGATTCGCCGTAGAGTTGAATTTAACAAATCTAGTTATGAAGGTTCCCGAAGCCACTGCAGTTTCTATCTGAACTTGAAGCTTTATTTTTCCAGAAGCAGAGGCTTCAATTTGATGCAGTAAGAGAGTTTTTAAGGCAGTGACCGTGTAATCGTGGTTATTAGATCCGGCTCCTGCAACTGTTGCAGTATTGGGGTCATTGATTTCATCTCCGGGAAGATCTGAAACCATAACCACAGGTAAAGGGTTAGATGGACTAAACGCATTTCCAGTTGCATCTTTAATCCAGGCTTCTACACTATCTTGCGCCGCGTCTAAATCTCGAATATCGAGATCCGTCGCGGTGACATCGACGGTAGATCCGGAAACATCGACTTTATCCGTCGCAAAGGCTAAATCTCTGATATCAAGATCAGTAGCGACAACTGTGACCGTTCCAGAAACCGTAACAGACGATCCTGAAACATCAACCTTATCGGTTGCAAAAACTAAATTGCGGATATCTAAATCCGTTGCAGTAACAACGACTGAGCCGGTAATACTTACTGCAGAACCAGAAACGTCGACAGAGTCTGTCGCGAAAGTAAGATCTCGAATATCGAAATCGGTCGCATCAACTGTGACAGGTTCGGCAACATTAACATTTATAGACCCATCTGGGTTTACGGTTAACTGCTGCGCTGGTATCGAAGCATCCGCAATCTTTACGATTACATCCCCGGCGGCTTCTGTACGGACTGGTAGGCTTGTGTTTTGATCGGCCATTTGCTATCTCCTTAAAAGCGGTTTACGCTTATTCCCCTAAAATTTTCTTAAGTTCTTCGGCTCGGGCATCTTGCTTTATAATCGCTTCTTTAAGGCGACCAATCTCTTCAAGACGTTCTTCAATTTTGAATTCAAGCTCGGCTTTAGCCGTCTGAACTCTCATTAATTCAAGTTTTGATCTTTTTGTTTCTAAATCTGCCATAAAACCTCTTTTCAGTATATCTGAGTCTAGTTGATTAAATTATTGATCCAACTCACCTATTAGGCGGGCTTCGAAATCTCCCAACATGGGCCGTCCATGGATGACGCGCACTTTTATGACACTTCCAGCGAGAACCGGAAATCCCCCAGCGGCTGCGGTCTCAAAATTGAAAGTCTCGGAAATGGGCCCACTAAACCATGTTCTTTTGCGGGCCTCTAAGGTCCCATCGACAGTAACCTCATAAGTGGCTATGTTGCTTCCGCTGACTTCGATTTTGGCTAATTTTAGAGTAAATCCTGCTGGAACTGTATAAGTCAGGATGTCCGTCATCGTACTTAATGGGACGGAAGTGATCTCTGCGAACTCCGAAATTACATCATTTCCGCCTGAACTATTTTGAACATTGACGTTGATAGATCCGTCTGGGTTCACATCAAGTTCGTAAGTTCCGTCTCCGATTCGGACGGAGTCAGCCACATCTCCAGGATTAGGTGTGTCATCTTTGTGGGAGAGTTGGACTTCTAACTCTGCGTTGACTGTTCCGATGTTGATCGAGCCGTCAGAGAGTTGAACTGGAAGGGGATTGTCCTTGGCATATTTATCCCCGACTTCGTCGACCAATACGACTCGTTTGGCGACAACTGGTTCTTCCTCAAATACCGCACGCTCGTACTCTTTGGCTTCAATGGCCGGGCGAGTTTGCTTATCTGCTCGAATCGTAGCAGCCGTCGTGTATGCAGAAAGATCAGAAACTTGCTTAAGATCTGAACCGACTGGGCCTAAAACTAACTGGGTTTTGGAGAGAACTTCTTGAACTTGAAATGCCGTTGAAACTCCGGCTTGTTGGACTAGGACTTTCTGTTTAACATAAAATCCCTTGGTTGACGAGATTGAAACTACTCCGAGAGAAGTTCCACTTGACGTGAATGTACGCGGGGAAACAGCTTTCCACCTTTTTTCGTAAATCATTTTGCCTCACCAAACCTACTCTTCTGACCCTTCAGAAGAGGCTTAAAACTTAAGCGGTAATTAATTCTTTGCGAACTGGATCTGCACTTGCACGAGCCCATTTTGCAGGACTTGCAATCACATACGTTCCAGCAGCCGGTAACTCAATACAAGGAGACGCAACATAGGCTGCATCAATCGTCGCGGCGTCTAAGGCCGTCTTATCGTTACTGAAAGCTATGAAAGTGGCTGCCCCGACTCGAACTCGAAGGACGCTGCCTTTTCCAACTTGAAGTGAAGAAGTAGCCATGTTAGCCGAAGTAGCCGTTCCTACTGAAATAACGTCAGACATTTTGTCTGCACCGCAATCATCAATGAACTTTTCTTGGGCAATTGAATTTGGTCCTGTAGTTTTATTCATATTTAGCTTCCTTCACCTATCACTTGTTTCTTAATTTGGTCACAAGCCTTGTGAACCTCTTTAAGAAGAAATTTATTTATGTCCCGATACTTCTTGAACTCCGACGTAAGAAAAACTCTTTCGAGATCCCTTGCGTTTTGCTTATCATCCACAAATCTGATGATGGCTCGGGCTCTTCCAGACCGAGGATCACTTTCTACCCGGCAATCCAGGTATTGAATGTCGTGAAGGCACAAAAATGAGGCCAAGTCGACATCCGCAGTTTCATAGATTTTACTTGGCTTCTGATTCATCCTTTTTCTTCTTTTTGGATGATTTATCAGCCTTTTGTTCAGCGGGTTTTTCTTCTTTAGGTTCCGGGGCTTTTTCAGCCTTAGGAGCTTCTAAACAACATTCGCTTTCCCATTTGCCATCAATTTGTTCTTGCTTCAAATTGGGGAAGTTCATTTCCGCTTTACCGCATTTACATTTAGCTCGTTCTGCCATGTCAATCTCCTTATAAGAGATATTATAGCCTAGCTAAATCGAGTTCTTGCGGTTTTGATCTTTCTGATCGCCGAGTTGGACTTGATGCGGAATTAAACCCCGGGCTCGGAGCTGTCCGTACACCGCCTGAAAATAGCAGTAGGACTGTAAGAGGGCCGGATTACTGAAAATTCTCTCCCCATTGACCTCTTCCCCATAAGAAGTTGTCGAGGCCAAGTGACAGGCTTTTGAATGAATTTCGGCCAGGTCTTGGGTACTGAAAAAGTGAACCAAATCCTCAGGTTTTATCTCATTTTTGAGGAACTGTTCATACTCATGCATCTTGGTTTCGGTGTTGCGGAACATCATTCTTTCTAGGAGGGCTTTAGCTTTTGCGTACAGGCTTTCCATCATTTCACCCTAAAAAGCTTTCGTTTCCAGATCGCCTCAAAAGGATAGTGAGGGTTGATCTCATAACCTAATGTCTCACAAAACCTCTGTGCTTCCAAGAGGGTATAGTGAAAAAGAAAATCGAACAATTTGCCGTCCAAAACGATGGGAGTCATCTCACATTCGTATCCTTGGACCAAAAGTTCATCAAAAACGTGAATATGGGAGTCTTGATCGTCTGGTTCCTCAATATAAGCCCTGAAGACAGCCGGTCCCTTGGTTCCCCTCTTAAAAACCCTATAAAAAACGCTTCTATACATACGTTCATTGTATCAGCGCCCTCCCAGGTCCATTAGAGCGGGTTTAACCCCATAAGGAAGGTACAAAGGGTGAGCCGGGGTTCCATCCTTATTCATTTTCAGATAATAAATTTCTCTTTCAGTGTAGTGAAGGGTCTCTTTCATGAGATTCAACACTTCGTAACCCCGACCGTAAAGATGCCCGTGCTTTCCCCAAGCGCAGATCGTTTGCTTCGAGTTTCTTATAGCCAATTGGATATATTCATCATTGTGTTCGCCGACAGGATTGGGATGTTTGTAAAGAAGCTTGGGATCAGTTGACCTTAATGCGAAAAGATTAACCACAATAAGTCCTCCGAATCCTAATTCGACTGCACGTCTTTGGCATCTTTCAACCGTGGGGTCGTTTTTAATGTGATCTGCGGTGCTGGGGTTCAGCATTACGAAAGTGACGGCAGGTTTTTCGTAATCCCAATAACGGGTGAGAGAGTAACGATATTGTCCGCACTCGCTAAATGCTGCTTGATTGTCGGAATTTGTCACGAAACTTCTCCAGCTTTCGGGCAGTGCGGTAGTAAATTTTTCTCTCCTCAACTGTCGGGTAACGATGGAAGGCGAATGTCTGCATATATTCGATTACGTTTTCGAAGGAAGTCATTTGGTCTGTGGGAATATAAACTGCATTATAGGTTTGCTCAAAAAAGAAATGCAAGCCTCCATTTACGAAACCAGACAGGAGCAAAGACTTTTTAATGGCATCCACTTCAGTCATGAGATATTCATCTTGCTATTCGGATAGTTATGTCCTAGCCTAGATTTCAAATATTCAATTTTCACGTCATGGACATTCGCGGCGAAATTCAAATGAAGAACTCTAACTGCCAATTCTTCCCAAAGCTCATTCTCAAATCCAGGACAGCCGGGAGATACATTAAAAATTTCTGTAAAAATTTCCACTTTAGGAATTCCATTAACTCGGCCCTGAGCTGCAATCTTAATCTCTGCCGTAGGATTCCCAGTGTGAGGATCATTCGTAATCATGATGTTATTCATCATGCAATCGTCGGCTTGAAAATCAAGAATTACTGAGCTGTACATTCCTCGAAAAGCGGGATCAGTCATCTCGTCGTCGTGAGCCTTAACATAAGCTTTTGGGGGTTTCAATTGGGCTTTGGGGGGATTGTCAGCATCGATTTTACAGGATGGACATCTCCAGTACCATTCGTGTTGGAACATAATGTATTTTTCGCAGGATCTTCCGCAAACTGGACACCATTTTCCCATGCTACCGTGACCGTACATCAAACCTCCAATTGAAGTAGGGTCCGGACGTGAAAACGCCCGAACCCATTCCTTCCTCCATCGTTACAGTTGTTCCTTCTGAAGAAGGGTGACGATGTTTGTTGCAAGCTCTGCGCTCTTTCCTGACAACTTTTTAGGAAGTCGATTAAGAGCTTTCATAACCAAATAAGCCGTGACTGGTCCGTTGACTCTCTTGATTCCTCCCGATACTCCGGGTAAGGTCTCCACAAGTTTAGCTTTCTTGAGCTTGAGTACGATGGAATATATGAATAATTCTGTCGTCTGCAGCTCGCCAACCAGATCTCTTACTTTGTGGAACTCGTCTGAGCGCCCCAAAATGTCGAGCAGGTTAAAAGCTAATTCTTCATCACGGTGAAACTTCATTTACTTCTTCTTTCCGAATAATCCTAAAATTCGTTTCCAAAGACTGGGCTTAACTTCTTCGCGGCTTCCGTCTTGTTTAATAATTTCAACTGAGTTAACTTCAACAACTTCGAAAGTCATATCCTTGAATGCGGCAATTGCCTTCATTCCCGCAACCAGTTTTTCGGCTTCTGCTTTATTGGCCGCGATATCTCCTGCCCCAGCTCTCGAACCTCTTGCAATCGCAGCATGAGTTCCGACTTTCGAAGAATAAACTTCGATTTCTTGACCATTGCCCAGTTTGAGTTTATAGGCATACATTTCATTTTTTGAAATCTCTGGAAGTTGGACTGCTTTTTTAGGAGCAGCTTTCCGTGCCTTCGATTTCACCTTTTTCTTAGATTTCTTAGCCATGTGCTACTCCTTTTTCTTCTTCCTCTTTTTTCTCCAAGGGAACTTCCCAGGGAGCAAACTCTTCATACTTAGAATCCGTCGTAGTTGGAAAATCTCCTGGTCCGAGTAAAGTAAACCCTGGACTGGCGGGATCAGGACGATAAACTCGTACCCGTCTTTCCCCGGTAATTCCATTCTTAGACAGAAACTCCATAACTGGTTCTTGATGTTCTTTGGGGGCGGATGCATTATGTTTTCCCCTAAATTGAACCAGCCTTCCACTCTTGTCTACCTCTAAGGTATACAACAATTTTCCTTCGTTGACAACCCCGATCAACAAGAGTTCCTTGCGGCGTGCGCGCTCAGAATAACTGGCAATACAATGACTTAGATCATGTCCCCAGTCATTCAATTGGTATCGAGAACGGGGAAATACGATCTCGGCGGGGAATTTTTCCGATACTGGGATCTTCTCAACACTGGCGCAACGCTCCGTAACCTCGATTTGGAAATCCTTATCTTTAAGGTTTCGATACAATCTGGAAATATGGTCATGAAGTTCTTTGAGGCCCCTGAAATCAAAATCTAAAGAGATTTCTTCCTTACGCTCAAACCATTGTCGGGCAGCGTCGCGGAGATCAAACATGGACATTTGCGGGCTTCCCAGAGGTCCTTGCTTCGAGAAATTTAACATCTCGCCCCAAAGAGAAAGAATAGTCTCCGGCTTGAAATTAGCCAAGAAAGCCTTGAGTCGAACCGTATCCGGGTTTGGAATCTTAACTATTACGGCTTTCTTTTTACCTGCAGCCTGAGTCTCAATCTTAGAATTATGGGTCTTCAATTCCTGGCCGAAAGAAATCAGGCCTTCGACATAATGCTTTTGCTCCGTTTTAGTCCATCCTCTTTCGAAAGGCTCTGTAGTCGTCAGAACCAATTTGGGATCTTTAAGAGACTCCTGAAGAGTAGAGCGGGTTAACTTAAGCACGTTCTGAATGTGGTCCTCAGACAAAAGTCCTTGGAAAAATCTCGCCACATAGAAGGGAAGTGTAGTCAGATATTTATCGTGACTGCCGTAAAGTTTGGTTCCCTCTAAGATCTCTCGAATGAGTCCCTTCTTCTTTCCTTTGATCTCAACGAACTTTCTCGTGACGGAAGGAGCCGGAAGAGATCTGAAAAGCTTGATAACTTCTTGATCGTTCTGAATATTGTTCAGATTAAAGCCTTCCATCCAGAAAGGAATGAGTTCCGGATAGGCTAACGCAAGCATCACGTTGGAAAGTTTAAACACTTTTTTAGGAGGATGCTTTTTGAAAATTCCATGCTTCTTAGCTTCTCGGAAAATCAAGTTGGCTACCTGATTGTAAATCTTATGCTTGATCTTTTTAACATCGTAATGCTTCAATTCCCGAGCAAGAAACTCAACCAAGGCCTCTGGTTTAAAAGTGTAGTTAGCAACGGGAGTTTGCTCTCGTCCCACTTGGACCTTGTAAATAAAAGCTTTTCCATTCTTAAAAGAGATTGTAAATCGTTTGGAATCGGCGAAAATTCTAGGTTTCGCATTGGCTCCGACATTCAAGCGCATCTTATACGCAATGAAGACCATCTTTTTCTCGTGAACAAAAATTCCAACTGATTTGGGGAAGTCAGCGAAAGTCTCTTCTTTGTCCGTGCTATGCCCCCGAACGACCTCAGCCAATTTTCCAATACCTAAGTGGCGTCGGAAGATCTCTTTAGCTGGAAGTCCCGCGACCTTATAGAAAGTCGATCCATTCTTCGTAGTTTTTCCATCGCTTAGTTTCATAGGAGTTTCTTAGGTCCTTGATCTCCAAAAAATTCTTCAATGATTCTTTTGGAGACGGTAATTATTTGTTTATTCCTCAAATAAATTCTGTAAGCATCCATAATCTTCTTGCGACCAGCATCCATTGGGTCAAATTTAATAGCCATTCCCAAAACTGTAATGTTCTTTTTCTTACTCAACATCCAATTAACTCGACAAACTTCTCCAGTCAGATCTAGGTCTCCGAGATCCCCTGGTAACGTGAAAATGATCTTAACTTTAGTCTTGGCTTTCAAAAATTGGTTAGGTTCTTTTATCTTGACGAAAATTCCTCCTGAACAAATATCAGCCACATCAAGGCGATCAAAATAGAAATCCGAAGAAATTGCTACCGTTTCGGATAGCAAGGGAATTCTAATGTCTGACCGTTTGTCCTTGTCTTTCATTCCTCGTCCTTATCAAAATCTGGAAGCCTTTCGAAAGCAACCCCGGCTAGGAATCCGATTGTAAACAGAAGAATTCGAAGCCATTCTTCGTTAGTCATTACTTTCTCTTTTTCTTCGTACCAAATAAAAACTTAAGATCTTCTAAATCTCGTTCCAAAGTTCCGATTCGCTCTTCGAGAGAATCTTGCAATCGATTTTGGCGGCTAGTGTAATTATCATTCATAAGAACGAACTCCTCGTCAATGCGTTGTATGACTTTCAAAGTCGCGTCCTTGAGATAAACGTGATCTTCCTTCAAAGCTTTGATTTGAAGTTGTTGATAACCAACCGCTCCACCTAAAGCTAAAATTACGAGAGCCAATAAAGTAGTTTTCATTTAAGATTCTCCTTTTTTCCAACTAATTTTTCATCTTCTTCGCCGCAATTAGGGCAAGTTCCGCCGTCTTCGAGAACGTAACCTTCGTAGTTTGTATCTCGTTCGTAGTACATTCCTTCGTTCCATTCGAACTTGCAAGTCTTGCACTCGTGGGGAACTGGATAAGCATTTCCGATATACATACTTTTCATTTCACGTCTCCTGGCTAATTCGCTCAAGTTATCCTCCGATAGTAAGCACTTCAACCTGAGCTAAATCTCGGGTGTCTTGCTTAACAACTCCAGGAAGCACTTCATACTCAAAAGTGATTTCATGGTCTTCGTTGATCGAGAGAATCTTGGATTTGCGGAAACCTTTCACGGCTTGACCAATCAGGTGACTGTGATTTGATTTGATATTTGTGTTCATAGCTTTCCTCCTAAAGTCAGTATACTAAATTGGTAGAGAAAGTCAACCGTCAATGATTTCAATAACTTATGAGACTAAGTGCATGAAATTTTAATCACGTTTCATGTAAAAGAGTCAAGTTTTTCATGCATTTTACTTGACATAAATTGCCTCAGGGGCAACAATTGAAAAATAGATAAAATTGGAGTATTCTGGCTTATGGCTGACTGGTTCTCGTCCGACGAACATTTCGGGCACAAAAACATTCTTCAGTTATCGAACAGGCCCTTTGCTGACCTTGAAGAGATGCACCGTGAGTTAAAACGCCGCTGGAACGAACGGGTTGCCCCTAGAGATCGTGTAATGATCGTCGGCGACTTCTCCTTCATGCAATCCTCCAGCACTCGTAAAGTGCTCCAGGATCTCAATGGAACCAAAGTTTTGATCCAAGGTAACCACGATAAAGAGAAGAATATTCCGAGAGATTGCTTCGAGACTATCGTGACCCGCGCCCAATATGCCCTTCCAAACGGTCACAAGGCTATTCTCTGCCACTATCCCTACCTCTCTGGAGAACAGGCGGATGCCGAGAGGAATAACTATAAAGTTCGCTACGCCGAGCGCCGCCCTAAAGATCAAGGTCAATGGTTGATTCATGGACACGTTCATGGTTCTTGGAAAGTCAACGGACGCATGATTAATGTTGGAGTTGACGTTTGGGATTACTATCCTGTTTCAATCGATCAAATCATGGAGATTATCGATGGAAAGAGATGACGGATATACCTGCGATACTTGTCGGGCCTTTTTAGATTTCTACACTGCAGACAATACTATCTGGCTCAAACGATTCAGAGATGGATTTGAAGAACATTTCTGCAGTAAAAAATGCCAGGACAAGAAAGATTTTCGATTGAAAGCTCACGAGATCTATCACACCTTCCTCCGTCCAGGAGACATGAAAGCCGATAAAGAGGGTTGTCTTAAAAAAGCCTATGAAGCTGGAATGATCCCCAAGTCAGATTATGTAGTGGGAAGAACTTATTATGGTCATTGCCGGAACGCCGAAGAGGCTATATGGACTGGAAACAGATTCGAATACCAAAGATATAAATTCGGAATTGTATTCCCGGATTCAGTTGAAGCTCCAGAAGATGACACCGGCTTCGATATATTCGTTCCAGTAGATCAGGAAATAAAATGAATTGTCCTAAATGTAACAGTCAATGGACCTCTTCGATGGTTTGGCCAGAAACCAAAACTCCCAATACTGAAATCTGCGCTGAAAGTATTATTCGGCCCGTATTAATTCGAACTTATCGACATTATGACTGCTTAACTTGCAAACATGCCTGGACTGATAGGGTGAAAAATGAAGATTCTATTCTTAGATTTTGATGGAGTTTTAAATAATGTTGCCCATGATCTTCACAGGAATTCCTTTCCGAGTCTTTATTCGACGGCAAAGGATCGAGCGAAGAGGGCTGCTTCTAGGAGCATCAACCCCTATTGTGTGGAAGCCCTGAAGTTCATTCTCTCAGAAGATAAAGAAATTCGAATCGTAATTTCTTCCAGTTGGAGGAAGCACTTTACCTTAGATCAAATCAAATGGATTCTTAAGAAACACGGAGTTCCACAAGAGAAATTGATCGCTATGACTGAAGTTTTAACAGGAGACAAAATGGAAGGTCGCACGAGCTGGGGCAATCCAAATATACTTCAACGAGGAGATCTCTGCCTCAAATGGGCCCAAGAGAACAATGTTCCTCGGGATAAGTTTGTCTGTGTAGATGATGATAATGACTTTGATAACGTGAGAGACCGTCTCGTAAGAACTTCCTACCTAGACGGTCTCACCATGTTAAAAGCTTTAGAAATCCTGAAGATGTTCGGAACTAAAACCGAACTTGATGGGTATCTTCAAGAAGAACCTAGAACTGAACCTTAGACAGGATCAACTCCGCCGTCGGATACTTTCTCAGCCAACATATCGATAGCTTCTTGAACGCTAGTAGGAGCAACTGCCCAGTTCGCTGGAGTTCCAGGAACAAAGGCTCCATCTTGCTTCTCGCTTAATTCTTCGCAAGCAGATTTGATATTCGACAAGAAATTATAAGTTTCATCGTCGCTTTCCGCTTGAGCTTTGGAAATGAAATGATCCAAAGCAAGAGACTGATCTCCCGCCATAATCTTCATCATTTCCGAAATAAGAAGAATTTCGCCCGAAACCTTATCTCTAGGGTCGGCTTGATTCGCTAAATTGATTAAAAATTGTGAAATCCCCATATAAACACCTCTTTCTAACTACAGTATATCATTGGATTTATTTTCTTTCGCACAAAAAAGAAAAGGCCCCTAAGTTTTCACCTAGGAGCCTCTCTTACTCAGGACTTACTGAGGTTTAGAATTAAGCCGAAACATCTCTCGACAACGCAATATTCTCAAGAATAATGTGTTTACGAGGAGCTTGGATAACGACCATTCCGTACAACAGTTGTAACCATTTGTACGAAGTGTCAGTAACAGCCAAGTCATACTTAATCATAGAGCCGAGTTGCTTGAAAACAAGCGCATCCGGATCATGCATAAGTAAGAAAGCTGAACTGCGTCCAGGAAGCTTTTTGTTGTAATCGACGTTATGAGCATTGCCCGAACCAGCAGGTGCGATTCGACCAATGAATTGCCAATTAGAACCAGCAGCATCTTTCGCAGAACGGAATGCATTCAAGTAAACAGGCGAGCCTGAGTAGGTGATTGCAAGCGTTACTTTGTCGCCAGCGGCAACAGCCAAAGAAGACTCAGAAGACGGAAGGGTTTCGCCATCCGAATATACTGCAGAAATCTTGTAGCCATAGGTACCAGCGTCGTCAGAAGCAAACTCGGAAGCCGCGTCAGCAGGGCTGAGTGGCGAAGCGAGAGTGGGAGCTGCAGAAGCAGAAACCGCAGAAGCGAGAGGCGATTTGCGGGCTCGGTTGAACAAGTTAGCTTTGAATCGGAAATTCAAAGTTCCAACGAATTCAGGAACCAAGTAACCAGCAGCAGATCGATCTCCAGGACGAGTAACTTGCTTTGCGTAGAAAGCGCGGCTGAAATCAGAGTGAACGTCGGTGGCCAAGTACATATCCATTGGCATACCAAAGTTATTCACTGCTCTCAAGCAGGCTTCTTCACAAGAGTCTTCATCCAAGATATCGTCACGGCTTCGCATGTCGATAAATACGGAATCGTCAACGCCGAGACCATCATATCCTGCGAAAGCAGTCGATTTGTACTTAGCTTGACCTTCTTTTGAAGCGATTTGAGCTTCGATACCATCATACTCAAGCGAGTTGATCGAAGAATCAGCGCTGAACATGGCGCGTTCATTACGCGACAAGAGTTCAATCGTCTTGTTCTTGACTTCGCGAGCGATAACGGGACCGTGAGCGGCTTGGATAAGGGTCAAGTTGTGTTGAACTTGTCCTTGGGTTCCAAGATACTTTACAATCGCGACATCGCGAGCATATTTAGCATCGGTTGAAGATGGAGTTCCGCCCATTTGAAAAAATACGGGAACTTCATTTCCATAGCTGTTTTGCACGTTAAATTCATGAACCGTTTGGCTCACTTTTTCTTTACCAATATCTTTCCAAAGCTTGATGTGTTCCATGCTGTGGGTAACGAGTTTCAAAGTACGGTCAAGGTCTTCAACAGCAAGCGCAGCACCTTGGGTTAATGTCCCAGGGGTTTGCGTAGCATATTCAGAACCGATTGACAACGCTTTTTGAAGTTGTTCGATTTCTTGAGCATTAGCAGCACCAAAGCCAGTAAGATCTTGGGGTAGTTGATTAAGACTATCCATTTTAAAATACTCCTTAGTGGAATGTGTCCTTTGTGGGACTTTAGCCGGTAAACTGGCTGTAGGACTCGGTTGAGGTTGAGTCCAGGGTATTGGATAACCTATCGTAGCACAAACTTAAATTGAACTTTTAGAAATTAAGAACGAAGTTTTCGTTCAACAGCAGCGCGCTTCGACTTATCGTGAATCGTGCCCGTGTTTTCGAGTTCAATAACGTCTTCCATCGTAAGTTCTTTCGACTTAACAAGTTCTTCAGCGGCATCAAGCATTTCTGACTTGCTGAACACTTTGGCTTGTTCGCCTTCGTATCCGCCTTTTTCGAGAGCGGCCACAGAAGAGATCGATTTACGAGGTTTCGGTTGTTTCAAGAACGATTTGACAAGAATAGTAGTTTCTTCAAGTTTCTTGGCGATTTCGTCTTTTTCTTTTCGAATTTCAGCAGTAGCGCTTTCAACGGCAGACTTAACAAGTCGCTCAGTGTCAGCTTTGACTACTTCAGCTTTCTTAAGTTCTTCTGCCTTTTTATTTTCTTCAGCAGATTTCTTAAGAGCTTCGTATTCTTCTTTGGAGATTTCAACAGTCTCAGCTTTTTTCATGTGCTCAGGAGGAGAAACTTGGCTGTCTTCTGCTTTGGCAGGAGAAACAGCCGCTTCTGCGATAGAAGCATCATAAGAGCCCTTGCTTTCGCCAGTAGACATATCTCGCATTGACATTTGAGAAAGGTCATTTGGACGACCGCGTTTTTTGCCGTTCTTTTCATCATCTTCAGATTTCTCTTTGATGTTGTTATCTGAAGAGTCAGCTAAAGTGGCCGGAGTTTTGTTCGGGTCACTTTCTTCCTTAGCTTGTTTGGGTTCGCCGATGATTTGAGAAATAGCATCAGATGCTTTTTCTAAAGTGGCCGTACCCTCTTCCTTCTTTTCCTCAGCCTTGGGCTCAGATTTTTTAACTTCTTCGGAGGCAGTGGCCTCTTCTTCCGCAAAAAACTCTTCGATCAATTGATCCATTGATTTTTTGAGTTCTTCTGTATTTTGAACTTGATCTGCCATGATAACGCCTCCGTTAAAACTTTTCTAAAAATTATCGAAGTCTCAGTTTGCTTGGAATAGAAATCGCTGCAATTCCAGATTGAAGCGTAGCAAGATCAGTCGCGTCAGCAACTGCTTCTTTGATTGCATTCAATACATCAATAAGAGAATCTTGATTGATGAGCATACCTTGTTCAGCCGATTTTGGCTTAATGGTATTCGTCTTTCGTAAACTTCGTCCTTGTCGTCGACCTTTTGATAGCGCCATTTGAAAATCTCCTTGTTACCTAGCGGTTAAATCTATGCCTTATCATAGCACTTTTAATTAATTTTGTTTTCTTTAGAACCTGTTAAATCGGGGAATCTTTGGTTCAGGCGATCCTTGAAGAGTTCGAAAAGTTGGGTTCTTGAGAAGTCAGGATAGAGGATCTGGAGTTTCTCCAAAACCGTCCCAATCATGGATTTTGCCATGGTGGCGTCCATCTTCTTAAGCTTCTTTTTCTTCTTCTTTTTGGAATCGAGGCTTTCTTGAGCCAGAGCATCCCCGCCTTCTAATTGGGCAGGGGTACTAGTGGCATAAGCACTTGATACGCCTAAAGCTTTGTGAACTTCTTCAGAGAGAACATTACTCAGATCTTCACTGACTCCGAGGTTGAAACTCTCTTCCATATCGATACCTTCAGCATTCAGGGACTTAGCGATATCCACATAAGTGTCCTGATTGACTGGGTTCATAGTGAGGGCTACGGCCTTAATCATGGCTCGTTTGATGATCTTGCCATCTTGGCCCGCGCGCTCGCGGATGACACCTTCAACCGACATCCCAACTCGGCCTCTATCGGACTTGCCGAGAGAAGACATGATTTGGTATAAAGCTTTAGCCTTATCGTGGTTTTTGAAGAGTCGACCTTCTACGAAAAATCCTTCTGGAGTCTTGCGACCTCCATCGATCAAACCGACCATATTCTCAGGTCCGACTTTATGGTCGAAATTGAAATAGCCTTTTTTCTGCTCGATGGGAGAGATGTCAAGACCTTCTTGAAGTACGACTTCGCCTTGTTGATCTCTTGAGGAGGTACTGGCTAATCCCCTGATTTTCCATTCCCCTTCGGTTGAACTTTTATCGATTTCAACCGGAATAATAGCCTTGAACACTGTTTCCATTGTTTCAGTCTACCATAGGGAAAGATTAGCTTTTTAATCTTCGGAATCAGAGTCGTAATTAGTGATAGTGGGGCGGATAGCTTCGCCGGTCGGCTCAATTGAAGTGAAGTCCTTTAAGACCTCATCCAGCCCTTGGGCTTTGATCTTGGCAATTGCTTGCTTCAGAATAAAGTGAATTTTAGTGGCAGAACAGCCAAAATACTTGGCAATCTCATTTTGCTGCATTGGCTCCATTTTGCCGTCCGGAGTCGATTTATCCTGAATAAACTTCCAAAAGCAGTATCCGTGTTCCGGGGAATCAATCCACCATTCATTTTCTGGTTCTTTTGTGATTCTTCCATGAACTCCGAGCATTTCATGACTGCACGTTCTACATTTCACGTCAAACGCTGGGCCCTTTACTCGGGTGATTTCTAAGTCAGTTGATTGACATTTTTGGCAGGGAACTATTTGTTTTTCCGGCTCGCAAGTCGGATCTGGATCTTTTGCAGAGCGCATGAACTGACGGTCTTTACCGCTGGTATTCCAGTAATTTCTAGGTTGGGTTTTTTCGAGGCGTTTGAGAACCTCTCGTTTGGAATTGTTCATACTCTATCCGCTTTGTGCAATAAGGCACGGTTATTTTGGCGGGGTCGAGTATCTCAACTCCTTTGTTACATACTTCAGTTGTGACAGAAGTACGCAATAATGTCAAGGCTTATTGTGATATGAATTCTTTGTATTTGTCCGTAACGATGTATTCATGGACAAATTTGGCTTTATCGTACATTAAAGTATTGATAAATTTTTCATATTCAGCTTGTTTTGCCGCTGCTTGGATTCCGAAAATCTGTCGAGATCTGGTCAGATCGGCCATTTCTACCTTGACTGGAAATCGAATCAAAGGGCATTCGGACCAAGTGGCTTTGATGACAAAGAACAGGAGGTCGATCTTTTCTTCATAGGTGCCCATCATGTCTTGTCCGCAAAGGGCCAGAATTTCTTTATCTGCCATGTTTTGAGCAACTGAATCAGAACCATCTAACCAAAGTTCATCTCGGATTGCGGCTCTATATTCTTCGAAAGGCATATTGATTCTTTCGGAAACTTCTCGGTCAAGTTTATTCGCGAGACGAATCGTATCATTCATTGCGGTAACGGCTTCTCCAGGGACTTGTCCTTCGATTCCGCCAACTCGCATACGGTGACTCATAAGAGTACCTGAGGGGAGAATCAATCGATCATCAAGTCGTTGAACGATGTGATAACCCATGGATGCCGAGAAAAGGGTAATCGTGTGAACTTTATTTGGGAGGGCTTTAAGAGTATCCACAAGGATCTGACCTGCAGTGACGGAGCCGCCGGGAGTGTCAAGGACCAGATAGATCGGGGTGTTCTTATCAAGTTTCGCCGACATCAAAATTGCTTCTTGTTGAAGCTTTGAGACGGAGAGCATATTGACTACGCCTTTCAAAACCAAAGTATTTTTCTTGCCCAAAATAATTGTTTGTTGCTTTTCGGTTTTTGCAGGAGAAGGTTTCACTGGAAGAATCTTCACATCATTGGCCGGAGTTCCATTCGCTGGAGTGTAAAGAAGCTCTTTGATTTTCGCGGTAGCCGTATTTGTGGCTGTTTCTTTTGCGGGAACTTCTTTTTCAACAATTTTAGTTTCTTGTTGAAGGGGTCCAAGTGTGCTTTCGAAAGGATACTTAACGTAGGCTAGGAGAGTAATCGCGCCGCCAATCAAGATTGAAGTGACGATTGAAGCCTTTGTTAAACCTTTAAGAAGCTTGATTAGTTTTTCCATGTTTGACCCTTTCTAGTTTCGCGTTCTGATAAAGAGTCAGGAGTTCGGTGCAAACTTCTAACTGTGTTCGGAGGTAGTGAACCCGTTTCAAAGGGAGAACACGAGAACTTGTGTAAAAGTCCAAGGCATCTCTGTACCTCTGCCGAATCGTTAATAATTTGACTTCCGTCGAGTCTCTACTCATATTATAAAGCATACCAAGATTCTGCGTCGGATTCAACCGCAGGCCCATGATATACTGTTGGATTCCCCTACTTATTTTCTCCAGGGGGATTCAAATTTTTACCGCACAATTCTGGATACGGACAAAACTTACACATGCCACCTTTGGGTGGAGGCGGAAGTTCTTTGTTCAAAATGTAATAAGCTAACTCTTGAATATCCTTACAAATTCTCACAAAAAGAGATTCATTTCTTTCTAGGAAATATTCCTTCATCTGACCAGTATCTCGATTGACGTAAATGAATTTCAAACCCTTCGGAACCATGTCTCGGCGCAACTTTGGAATGTGGTCGTAATTGCCAGCTTGAAGACACATTTCGAATCCAAATAAATAAACGGTTCCTTGAATTGTATGGTCAAATTTGGGTTCATCCAATTTCTTATATTGCTCGCTACCTATGGATTTGACCTCAATAAGCCATAGTTCGTCATCCATAAGGCAGACTCGATCTATCTTACCTTTTTGAATTAAAAGTTGAGGAATTGAGATTGGAAATTCTATATCTTTCTTACCCGTATAGTAATTTACTGGCACTTTTCCAGTCTTGGGATCGAGATAATCTATGGCTATTCCCAGATCTCCGAGCCAGTCTTGAACTCGCTCATGAACGGTGTTTCCGCTCTCAAGAATCAAAATATTGTCAATCTCTTTGGCCTTCTGGGGCATTCGAAAATATGAGAAGTATTTCTTTCGAAGACAATCGTCTCCGAGGACCGAGGGATTTAATGAGAAATTTTTGCCAGGCTTAGAAAAGGCTTGAACATCCTTGTCTTTGAGATGTTTTTCGATCAATTTACTTATCAGATTCATCCGGAGTCTCCGAGATTCCAAGCTTACCCAGCTCGTTTATCGAATTATCGTAATCCGGTAATTCTTCTGATTTCTCTTTTTGAATATTAAAGGTGAATTTAAGCGCCGCATTGTCAATGTGAGTTCTCTTGACCAAGCGATTGACTAATCTCTGAATGTCAATGGCTCTGGGAGCGTCTTTGAGATTCTCGATACGCCTTTGTCGTAGACTGGCTCTCTTGCGGTGAGGGATGATTTCATCGGCCAATCCAAGCATGATTGTTTCTTTGGCTGTCATGAAGCAATCTCGCTTCACGATCATGTCATAAAATTCTTTAGGCATTCGAGAGTTCTCAGCGAAAATCGTATTCAAACGATCTTGGAGGATCTCGTCGTGTTCAGCCATAATGCTGGCATCGGTCATTGGAACCTTGCCGGAGAAATCTTGATAATAGGTAGACCCGTTATGGATCATGACCACAGTATCCTCAGAAAGATAGCGCTCGTCACAGACCGCCATAATCCAGGTCGCGGCTGAGGCGATCCGGCCCCGACCGTAGAATTTAAACTTGACTGGGGATTCGAGAATCTTATCCTTGAGCGCGAGCATGAAGTACGGGTCTCCGCCGTATGAAGTCATGTGAAGCTCTATTGGTTTGCTGGACATCTCAACCATGAGATCGATGGCCCGTATATAAAGGGCAACTGAATTGTGTCCGAAATCAGACTGATCCCCCGGCTCTCCTTCCGTAGGGGAAGCCGTACCAAAGTATATCTTTCGGTTTGAGATATGAATTCCGTAGACCAGATAGTTCTCTAGGGCACTCTGATCCCGGTGAATCGTAGATTTGGCTTTCAAAGTTTAGTCCTCCAACTCAGCAACAATGTTGGAAGGTTCCATGATGAAAACGGTCTCGTTCTCCATTTGAACTTGTTCATGCTGAGTAAGATAAATCACTCTCATGCCAACTTTGAGGCCGTAGCTTTCGGCTACTTCGTCTCCAATGAACTTAACTACTCCGACATTCGTAGAAACTTCAGGAACGAAAAAGGCTCCATCTCGTTTCTGAGTCGCAGTAGGCTTAACGAGGACTACTCGATTTCCCTTAATTTTTTTGACTTTGTTCGACATTAGCTTCTTCCTTTTTCTTAGAAACTCGGGTGACGGTAACTTCTAAAGTCGTATCTCCATCTTGAATTTCTTTTTTATCTCCAACAGCCAATCCGACTAAAGCGGTCTCTACTTCTTTTGAAAGTTCTGATGCGCCTTGTCCAACTGAAGGAACAAGAAGATTGTAAGGGAGAGCAAACTCAGTTTGGTCTTTACCTTTTTTGCGAACAACAAGTCGAACTAAACTTTTTTCAGAGGCGGCTTCTGAAGTCTTAGCATATCCCCAGCTTTCATCTTCTTGATTCAAGATGCCTTCGCTGATCTCTTCTTCAGAGATTAAACCCTTGGAGATCGCGATCTTTTCCAAAACAGCCAATCGAGTCAGAGCGTTTGCCAAGAATCGCTTCAAATTGCCTTCGACGATTCCCGCCGCTTGAGCAACATTCTTGATGACAGTGGCTTGAATAAACGGTTCCAAATGATCTTTGGCTTGTTTATTCGCGGTTTGTGCGACTAAGTTTGCAAAACTATTTGTAGGGTGTTTTCCGCTCATGTTATTTTCCTTTTCCTGCTTGCTGATTCATCTGTAAAGTTTCAGGTCTAACTCTTGCTGTGGTTCCATTGTCTAATGCAACGACTAACTCAGGGGCATCGCAACCTCTGACCGTTCCCATCTCTTCGCCGATCTTGACGCGCTTTCCATCCATGTGCCTCCAAGCAATTAAGAATTGGAGTTTGTCAGGTTGGGGAGTAGGGAGTTTAGAAACGGTGGCTCCGTTGTCTTCTGGACGGGGAGCTTCTTGCAAATCAGGTAAGGCAGCTTGTGTTGGCTTTGGGAGTCTTCGACCTGTTAGGGCCCCGGCTTCGATAAGCTCAATGGTTTTTGCGGAGAATTGAGTAAAAAGATCTCGAACCTTCTCAGCCGTGTCTTTGAAATCAGCTTCTTCATCAGGAAGTTTGCCAACGAAATCAACTACTTTAGCGATAAGTTCCAACTCACGTTGTTTCTTCTTCAAATTCTGAATATTATTTTGAAGAGTTTGATTGAATGAACTCTGATCTGCTGCCATGAGAATAGCGTATCAAAGGGCTTTATAAGTGTCAAGCTGTGACTTTGGATCGAATGTATTCCGGCCATTTTTCCATGCCGATGTAGGTAACCTTGCCTCCCGGCTTTACGGCCCAGCCTGGACGAAGTTCCACAATCTGGGAGTCGCGGCAGTTGGGATGGGTTGAAGTGGGCACTGGACGCCAGTCTACGGCCTTCTTGCCATAGTTTGTCCCATTGGATAGGAGGGTCGATAGTCTGTAAACTTTAGGGGACGAGTCATTGTCTATATAAAATTTGCGACAATATTTGCAGGTTCGTCCATCGTCTGGATTGACCCTATAGACAAAAACTTCAAATAGGTTCTTATCCTTGTTCTGAGATACGACTCGGTCAACTGAACCCTGTCCGAGCGCATTGCTGACTTCTGTGTTGGTAATTCGATTCCAGTCTCTCTTGGCATCCGTTTCAAGATAATTTTCGATACGTTTTTTAAGCTCTGGGACGGTTCTTTCCTTCGCGACCGAATCGCCATATTCGGTTCGATCCAGGTTTTGGAGGGCGTCAGCCTTATACTGATTGTTGTTGTCTCGTACTAAACCGACAACCCGGGATTCAACTTCAGCCTTTTGCTTTTCAATCAATTGATAAATATTGGAATTGACAAAGTCAACTGACTGTCTATGGGCTTCTCCTTGAGGGAGATTATCTGGCTGTTGCTGGGCTTGCATTTCCGAATAATCAGTCGGGGCATCTGCAGAACCCTGTTCGTTCAAATAATTATGATAGTAAACCATGGCCAAAAGAGGATTTGAATCCAAGTCTGGAAATTGCTCTCGAACTTCTTCGGGAACATTATTGCGCCCAAGAACCGCAATTGCGAGACGATTATAGTTCTTCGCAATGATCTTTCTGATCGCTTCAATGGTCTCGTTATTGATAACCATTAGAATTCTTCCTTATCAAGTTGGGAGAAAATTTCAGCCGCAATGTCTTTGGCAATATTTTTATGCAGCTTAGTCATGATGTCTACTACGCTCTGCATCGCTGGATCTTGAAATTCTTCTTGATGGGCTTCACCTTGACGGGGCATAGACAAAGCTTTATAGATAAGCTCTTCGGCTTCCTCTTGGGTCATTCCTTCAGGACGTTCGATCTTAATTTTTAGTTCCGAGTCCATTTTACTCCTTAGGGAGCGTATAGTGCTCGATGGTTAGGAGTGACTTCTGTACTTCTTCTTCGGGAGCTTTTTGTGGATTGACCGAAGCCGTGCCAACTTCTTCTTCTTCCGGTTGATCTTTTTGATTCTCAAGCTCTTCTCCAACTTTCGGATCAGCCAAAGTGCCATCTTGCATCGATTGCATTTGCATTTGCTGTTCATTCATTTGTTGCTTGGCTTTGAGACCGTCTGGACTCATGTTCATGTAATACTGCATGTAGTTTGGATCGAGCAATAACTTGTCGCATCCGTCGAGAGGAGGAAGTTCGTCTTCCGCTCGAATCTCGTTTACAGTCTTCTTGAACTTAACTTCTTTTTCTTGACGACTAATAGCTTCTTGTTGAGATTCATCGTCTAAACCTACGAATACCAATTCAAATTCAGGATCGATTTGATTGATAATATTTTGATTGAAGAAGTTTTGAAGATGAGTCATCATTGGCTTGAGACCCTTTTCGCGAGAAAGCTTGAGCTTCTCTTGAGTGTTGTCTCCGCCCATGTTCCCGCCGGTTCGGCCTTCTTCTTTCATTCCGAAGCCAATTTCCATTGGATCAATTTGGAACAAAGAACAAATAATCTTAATGAGGTAGTTCATCCAATTGGAAAATTCCATATCAGAATGATTCTGAGTCAAAGGAATCCATTGAATCTCGTCCATACCAGAAACAATCGGAGTTTGGAAGGAGTTCTTATTACCTTTCAAAAGGTGATTCCATTGAAGGCGGAAAGCTTCTAACTTACGTCGAGGAAGTGGAGCCTTAATGTGCAGGATACCTTTGGCTGAAAACCCTTGGGTGAAATACATTCGGTTGTAGTTTTCAGTGAAAATATGTGAGGAAATCGTATTGACCAGCACTTCTAATTCAGGGACAGAGTAACCGTTTGAATAAACATTGGTCGTAGGGTTACGCATACCAACCACAAGTTCTTGTTCTGTGAAGCCGCGCTCGATCTTGCCTCTAATAACTTGAACCCATTTATACTCGTCGTTTTCAAGTTTCTTTTCGTCCAATTGAATCGCGTCTGATTGTTGCATAGCTTCTAATTCCTTCTCAGGAAAAAGAATATCGTAACCGAATTCGCTGGCTATTTGACCCTTTTGTTGTTTTAAAGCCGGAGTTGCAAATCGAATAGTCGCTCCGTCAACTGGAACCCAGTGATTGAGCTTGCCTTCATTGTTTGGAATACGTTCAATTGCATACTGATCGAAGGTAAGGGTATCTCGAACAATGGCTCGAAGGAGACCTTCAAAGTTCCATCGTCGATCTTCAAAACTTCGATTCTCTAAATTTCCGCAGCTCATGACTAAGTCTTTGAGCTTTTCAATCTTCTCAAGATTTCTTCGAACAAGTTCTTCCTTGGCAATCCGTTCTTTTTCACGGAGAGTAAGAGGTTCGGCTACTACTTGGCTGGCTTCATTGATCGCATCATCAATCAAATCTTCGCTCAGATTGTTGTCCTCTTTGTCCATCGCTTCTTCTTTGTTTAAAAGAGGATCAGAGGCTTTATTAAAGTCTTTCTCTTCTTTCTTCTCAGACTTTTGTTCAGGAAAGAGTTCTGCAATGAGTTTTAAAATCTTTTGTCTTTCGTTCTTCGGAACAATTTTGAAGCCTTTTTCGTATTTTGCTTTGGCGGGCTTCGCGAAGTCTGAAACATCGTTTTGATAATTTTGAATGATTGCGGAAACGACGGTATCTCGAACGGCCATTTCTCTGAGCAAGTTGAAGCTCAAGCGAGCGGTCTTATCTTGGTATCCTTGGGCTCCGATTGAGTAGCTCGGATCTTTGTAAGCACTTTTTCGATAAAGTACGTCTTCTTCGACTGGAGCAAAATCAGGCTCTACTTTAGCGCCCTTCTCCATCCGATTGTCCAAGTAATTTTCAAAAGCATTCAAGGCTTTCGAAAGGATACCTTCTTTGTTGTCGCCGTCTGCCATAGAATTCCTTAAATATTAACCATGATTAGATCTAAGTTCGCTGCAGTTCCAGAAGCATTTGAAATGCTCAATCCGGAAACAGTCCCTCTAATCATGAGTACCAGACATTTTTTGCCTGGAGTTTTGGGCTTTAAAACTTGAACATCGGAGTTTCCATTCAGCTTGACTGAAATCTCTCGATCCGACAAGATGATTAAATAATCCGTTGCCGCATCTGGAAGGGTCACGGCTTGATCTACCGTTGCCGTAGGAATGGAAGTCTGAATGCGAAACACTTCAGTGACCGCCGATTCTTGCACCTTAGTGGCGAGTTTAATCGCATCGGCTGGGTCGTTGGATTCGGCAGAACTATCGTAAGACAAGAATTTGAGTTGTAAATCCAAAAATTTAGACATCATAAGCTCCTATAACCGAAGAATTTCAACCTTTATCTTAGCATACGGGGCTGTTTTAGGCAAAAACAAAGTCTCCGCCGACTTCCCCTGATTTATCTTCATCGGCCTCTTCCATTTCGTCATATCGCTTCATTTGGCCGTCTTTTGGGTCCCTAACGTACATCGCAGAATTATTGAAAATTTCATAGCCATACATCGCTCCCAGCATTTCCGCCGAAGGGGCCTGGCTAATCGTATTCGCATCTGGATTGTAATCCATACCAAAGTCTCCTGCAATCTCAGCCACATCGAGGACTCCGCCCTTGTTCATATTCATGGCCAAAATGTAGGTCGAAATCGCAGTAACGTCCGCGCAGTCATCATGTCCGCCCGGAGGGTGACCAATTCTAACCAGACCCGTTGAGGTCTGTTCAACCTTTAACTGTTTGATTTCACTAATGTTTATGTGATTATCAAGAAGGTCAATCTTTAAATTATGGATCATTTGCTTCAGGTTGTAATAAATTTGCTTCTTGAAAGTATTCGTGAACGGAGTTTCTATGAGATTCACTCCGTATTGTTCGAAGATTTCCTTCAAGGGTTGAAATGCGTATTGGTCCGCATGGACCCTTGAGATTCCGAATTCTTTGCAAACTGTGGAAATGTACTGAGCCACTTCCCTCGACTTAACTGGATCTTTTCGAGTACCTTGCCAGGTGTTCATGACGTACTGCTTGATGCGCGCGCCATGTTGTCCCATGACCGTAAAGGCAAAACGGTCCCCCTTAAAGGCCGCGTCGATTGCTGCTGTATATACAGCGTCTTCGCCTTTGGCTTCAGGCGTAAGAAAGGTTTTACCCTTGAGAATCGTCGCATCCAAGCTTTCCGGAGAAATAAAGTCGGACAAGGAGTCAACGAAGTCGCCGCGATATTCTGACGCGAATCCTGTTGGATCTAAGTCCAATTCCGTTCGAAGGAATCCTTCAGTAAATTTCGAAGGGTTCCAAACCCAAGATGGGGCTTTAAATACTGCGTAGCTTTCTGGAAGTTCAAATCGTTTTTGATATTCATCGTAGAGAACCCCTTGCTTGATCCCGGGAGATGAAAGCTTAATAAGTAAGAATTTGTCTTTGAACTGAGCTTGAGCTGGCTTAACGGCTCGCAAAATATCAACGTCAGTTTCAGCGAACTTTTCGTCGGTTCCCCAGAATGAAATTTCGTCGCATATCACCGCGCAAGCTGCGATACCCCGAGTAGTCTTCTTACTCGCGGCCCCTACTTTAATTTGAACTCTGGAAAAATGAACTTGTTCCTTGCCATCCACAATTTCGATGAATGGCACTTTGATATTGAACGTGCTCTGAGTATTTCTCTTCTTGGTGTCGATTAAACGATTCAAGACTGGAGAGTTCTGGTACATGTTCCGAACAATTTCAAGAATTTCCTGAGAAAGTTCCTTTGTGGGTGACAAGATCAAAATGGTAGCTACTGGCGTCTTTTCTAGGTATTTAGACCAATCTTCCTTGATAGAACAAAAGCATGAAAGTGCCGCAGCTAGGGTAGTTTTCCCGCCCCGACGACCGACGATGAAATCCAAATAATTCAGAACAGGATTTTTAGTCTTGTCATAATTTATGTCGGTCATGTAGTTATAGAGTTCGAATTCCGTCATTTCAGAATCCATTAAGCAAAAAGTTCCATCAGCCGTCATTCGTTCTTGAGGAACTAAATATTTGACCGTGTCATCAAGGGTTTGTCCGAATGCAAGTTTCAACGCTACGGATTGCGCAGCACTGGGAAGGAAATCAAGATATCCAGTTCCCTTAATGAAAAATGCAATGGGATCACTTAAGATTCTTTCTCGATGCTTTGCGAAGGTTCGAGCAAACTCAATGTCCGAAAGTTTGTCGACTAATTCTTTTAGGGGCATTACGCTCATATTTTTCGGCTTTCAAGTAATCCGGCTAGAGGATCGACCGTCGAAGTGCTGGCATCGATTTCTATAATCTCCCCTCTTAATCTTCGATGCACGTTATCGATCTTTCCTAAATTCTCAAGATACTCCATGATGTGCGCGGAGCGGTCGGCTAACCCAGAAGGGATGTCATGAGTCAGAGGTCTTCCGTAATGGTCTAAGACCAAGTCACCTTCTGCGTTTCTTTTGAAGAGGTCCCCGTACTTTTCTTTGTATCGTCGGAAATAATTGACCTCGTCCATCAGTTGGGCAGCTTTGAGTTCATAGAGTTCGATTTCGTACTTCAGGGAGCTGTCGACGTAATACGCCGCGACGGTCTTATAGACATCCTCATGTTGGGATCGGAGCGTGTCGCGCAAGGCTACCCAGCGTTCGGTTTTAATGATCTCTAAAGCTGATTCAGACAGGCCTCGGTTAATGGCAAATTCTTCAGGAGTCTCGTCGGACTTGATGAAATGGTTACGGAGCTGAACGTAAGGATGTTTTTTCTCCTGGTCCAAATACGCAACGGTCTGATTCGGAAATGTCGAAAACTCTTGATTCATTTGGCTCTACCTCTAGTTCTCCGACTATTTTAGCATGTACGCCCCGAACCCTTGCCTGATAAGCCCGTTTAAGGCTAGGAGTCTTAGAATGGTAGAAACCCCACCAATTCTTAGGGTCTTTTTTGCTATATTTTGCGTGATAATGCGCGAAAACTTCGGCACTCACTTTGACCGAATACGCATAATCGGTGAGTAATTTGTATCGATCTAAATTCAGTTCTTCTCCCCAAGTTCGCCAATTAACCTGGCCGACTCCGTAGTCATGGCATTTCTTGCCTTCCATGCAGCCTTTAGGATCTAACCACAATGAGGATTCTTGGAAGAGGACCGCGAGGAACTTGGTCCATGGAATTCCAGCTTTGGGCGCATTTACGACAACGGCCCAAGAAAGGTCCATTGCCTGTTCATCCGTGAGTTCTGGTTGGAGCGCGTTGATGACTTTGTTGGCTTGTTCTACATCTTTGATTTCGAACTGCCCGACCAAGCATAACGCTAGGAGGGTTGAAGTCATGTTTTCTTTTCCTTAGCTTTTGCTTTATCTCTCATAAGCAAAGTCTCCGCTCGGATTTTTTGAAGCTTTTCGGACATATCCTTGGCCTTCAAATAAAGAGCGTGGTCAAAAATAACTCTGAGTTCGTAATCTGGCAAAACTTGATGAATCATATCCGCGACTAAAGATCCAACCTCTTCTTGGGTCAAATCGTCAATGCCGGTTCTTTCCATCCCAAAGATGTTTCGAATGAAAGAAAAAACCTTATTGTAAAGGCGGGGTTCCGGAATTGGACTGAGTTTCAGATAAACCAAAAGTTTTTGTTGCTCGGTGTCAGCAACCAGCGAGGCGTCCTCAATGCGCTCGGATACCCGGTAGATATTCGCCGTCAGAGCGATCTGAACGTCAGGAGATTCCAAATAGCCGATCTTGAGCAGCCACTCTACTCCCTGGCCCAAATATTCAGCCCGATCTTCAGTTGAGAATTTTTTATTATCGTCAGCCATTCTCTACTACCTCAATATACAATGTACCAAGGATTCTTTGTCAGGTCAATCCCGCATAAGTCCTTGATTTGCTGTCAGTTTTTCCAAACCGGCCCAACCAAGTCCTATGGCATCACATATATCGTTGTCCGATGCGTTTTCGTCTATGTTGAAGTTTTTATTGAACTTTTTGTTCACCCAGCGAGCAGTGACATGTTTTTTAGTCAGGATAACTATTTGATCTTTTTGACGAAGTTTCTTATTGTCGAGTCTTGCTTGCTTATTTTTCTCTTTATCTGCATCGGTCAATAAGTGACCCAGTTGCCTGCGCCAGCCGTCGGCCCCGTCTGAGTCCCGATAAACTACCAAATCAATCATTCCCCCGAGGGCATCCATTACGAAGAAGTGGAAGGCGTCTAGGGTCTTCTGGCCCATACGATTGCGGCCCATGTTGATTTCCTCAACCACAATAGATTGAAGATCGTTTTTGAATCTTTTGACGAGATCTGCAACTTCTGCTGAGAAGGCTTTGATTTTCATGAGTTGCAGTTTTGGATAAACTAATTTGCTGATCCCCTTAAGAGAGGGCTTCAAGACTCCAAATTCTACGAGCACTTTGGACTCGGTGTTAAACAGAGCCCATCCGGTGGAATTGGTAGACAAATCTAAAGCTAGGAGATATTTCTTCATAAGTCATCGATCCTAGTCCTTCGTTTTCCTTTGTCCGTAATCCATTTGTTCTTTTTGGCCATGTCCAAACTATTGTTGGCAATGAGTTCATCAAGTTCGAAATCCCGAGTATGTTCTCGGGTTCTGGCCTTAAGCATTTTGTTCTGATCTTTAAGAACCGACTTACCCTTGGCTTTATGTCTCGGCTCCATGAATTTGGCTTTGGGCGCAACCAATTGCATCTCCATGGGGAGTTCACAATGCGTAGGCCCGTCTTCCAGGCTGCGAATCACTTCTTCGCATTTATTACATTTCCAATATCTTAGAGCCATACTCTGATTCTACTATTCTCGACACGCCGTCGGTTAATTCAATGTGGACTGTCTGGTTTACGATACTTTTGAACAGGCTATTGTGCTCGATTAGAATCGTAGTCCCTTTTAAAGTCTGGAACAAACGGAGACAGTTCTCCATGCTAGTTTCGCTAAGATCCTTGAAATATTCATCAAAGAATCGAATTCCAAGATTACCCTGGTTTCTGCTTGAAATCAAATCGGATAAGGCTAAGTCAACGGATAGTTGAATTCTGCGGAACTGTCCTCCGGAGTAAAGACCCAACGGTCGTTCATCTCCATCGATGGAAACCTTGCAAAGGATTTTCGATAATTCTCCAGCGTCCCCTTCATTTGAGAATTCAATTCGAACTTCTTGATTAAAGAGTTGAGACATATAGAAATTAGATTTGTGAGTAAGCTCCGCCAAGGTATTTCTAAAGGCGAAAGACTTCACTTCTTTGAAAGCGTCTTTAAGGGCAGAATATTTAGCGAGATCGGAAGAAACCTTCGATTTCTCGTCTTCCAGTCTTTCTGCATCCAAGATAAACTTAGATTGCTGGTACTCAGCCTCTGAGAGAAGCTTTTGAGTCTCTTCTGATTGAATTGAAGTTTCTGACTTTTGAAGATCATTCGAAATATTCGAAACGGACTTTCTAAGCATTTCAAGCTCATACGCGGCTTTTTGAACATCCATTAAAGCTTTATCAATTTCTCGTCCTCGATCCATTAGCAATTTGAAATCAGAATTCAATTGTTCAATCAAACCTTTAGATTCTTCCGTATCCGGGATGGAAGCTTCTAATTCATACGCTTCCTGAGAGGCGGCTAAAGTCTCTTTATCTTTCTCTTGAAAGGCCAGCTTCAATTCCTCGATATGTTTGTTCAATGTGGCTTCATCAGCCTTTGATAGATCAGTACCACAAGTTGGGCAAGATTGACCCTTTACTGGGGTCTGAAGTTTCATGATCTTAGAATTGAGGAGTTCTGCGGCTCTCGCAGCGGCCTTCTCTTTTTCCTTAGCTCTCATGACTTTAATCTTTAAGGCATCTACCTCTTTCAGGGATCTTTCGATTTCATATTTCTTGGAAGTAATCACTGGCGTAGCCGAATTGATATGATCCTTCTCGGCCTGAAGATCCGTCAAACTCTCTTCCATGGACTTCAAGGAATTCTCTCGGGCCTCTACTAAAGATTCAGCCGACTTAAGATCTTCCGTGAGCTTGGCCAACTTCTGTTCCCTCTCTTGAGCTTGAACTGAGATCAGCTTTCTCAAAGAAGTCACTTGTTGCTGGGCCGTGTCCCTGGATTGAATCGCATGAGACAGCTTTAATGCTGTAGTCGATAATTCCGCTTCTAAAGTCTTAACTTTCTGAGTAGCCTCTTTGCGGGCCCGGTCGAACTGACTTAAGTCATCAATCTCAGCTAAAATCTTAGCCTTGTCTTCTTCCGTAGCCGTAATAAACTTATTTGGATAATTCTGAGCAAAATAAACTGCTTGACAAAAAGTCTTAAAACTCATTCCAACCTTTTGGATAATCATTTCTTGAGTTTCTTTGGCGTCCTTACCTTTGATCTTCTCTTGAGTAGCCGAATCGAATAAGTAAAGATCATTTGGTCTTCTTGATCGAAAGACCGAGAATCCGTTTTTAAGATCGACCATTCCCGATCCGCTCTTCTCTCCAATGCGAACTACATCGTCAATCTTTACATCTTTGGGAATTTCGCCATATAGAACCCATGAAACGATATTCAGAATCGAAGATTTTCCTACGGCCTCCTCAGTTCCATCGTCATGGTTGAATCCCTCATACATAGTAATGCCGGGCTCGAAGGGGACCTCAAGCTCTTTAAATGAAAATAAATTCTTAGCGCGAACTGAGGCAATCATTTGACCTCCGACAGAAGTTCTAATCCCAACTTGGTTGTCTCGTTATCTAACTTGTCTTTAGCCCATAACTGAAACTTACCTTCGTTCGAAAGCTTCTCCGTCAACTTAAGAGTATTTGCAGACACGTTGGGACGGGGAATAATTTTGACTCCTGGAAATTGATCCTTGGGAAAAGCATCTACCGCCTCTTGAGATCCAGTGAGGATGAAACGGTAATATCCAGGTTTCGAGATATCTGGAAATTCAGTCACTGGGCATTGAAGCGTGTGAGTAGTGTGTTTTGGGAAAACTGAATCAGTTTCAATCAACTCAAGGGATAGGTCTGGCTTGAGAATTCCTAAAAATTTCTTTTGATTGGATTCTCCATGGTCTTGAGTGTAGGGCGTACCAAGGTATACGAGATTTCCTTTTTCTTGATACTTGTGGAAATGCCCGGAAATAACCTTTACAAATCCAGAGACGGCCTCAAAATCAAGTTCATCAACTGCTATGAATCCGTTTCCATAATCAAAGCCAGTAACTCCTTGATGCATGAATAAGACACTACAAGGAGTCTTCTCTCTTTTAGGGAAAGTCAAAGCATTCTTAAACTTTTGCAAATCATGATAATACGGAAGGAATAATGCAGCTCTATTCCCAACTGGAAGAATAGTGGGCTTGTCCACAACTAAGACATTCGGGAGGTCTTTAAAAAGTTCAAGCGAGTGTTCAGTGCATTCAAGAGAGTGCCAATCGTGATTCCCAACCAAGATAACGTGATTGAGTTTCGAGGCCTTTAATTTGCGGTAAACAAGATTCAAAGTCTTCGAACTAAGTTTCTCTTTTGTGTGGAAGATGTCCCCCAGATGAATTACGTCACGATGAAAGGCTTCCAGCATGTCGTACAACAAGTTGGCCTTAGGAAGTTCATTAAGCCTATTGTGCGGATCTCCGCAAATGATAGGTTCTTCTCTTAAAGAAAACATTATTTTTTCTTTCTGAGGTTCTCTGCTGCTTCTTTCTCTTCAACGGTGTCCACCTTGATGCCAGAGAAGATCTCGTCGATTCTCTCTCTTGTAGCTTTGATAGCGTCCGTGTCGTCTAAGAAACAAATCGTATCCCCGATCATTGCGATTTCAGAAACTCCCTTAAGGTCACTTAAGTGATTCTTGTAGGGAGAAAGCTTGGTTTTGACTCCAATAATTTGTTTACGTCCATCTTTCTCACGATCAATCCAGCCCATCTTGGCTGCCTTGATGACGTAGGTACTATGGAAGGTGAGTTCTTTTCCACCTTTTAAAATTTCTTTCGGAGCGCCATACCCATTCATTTCAAAATAACTGTGGTTGATAAGCACTGCGGCAATATTGTTCTTTCGAACTTCTTGGCGAAACTTAATGACCTGCTGATTGTTGATCTTGGCTTGAACCGCAACGTGGGCTTGTCCAGCTTCGGATTCTTTAATCGCATCCGGAACTGAAGCTGCAATACTATCCCAAACAAGCAGGATTGGCATTGTAGGGTCTTTCTTGCGAAGGACTTTCACTTGTTCAATAACCGCGTCGAAGTTAGTCCAGGCTTCTTCCAAGGTATCCGCTACGAGAGGGAGAAGAAGTTCTTTCTGTCCACCGAAGCGTACAAATCGATCTACTGGAAATTTGTGTTCAGAATCAATCATGAAGACAACCCCGCCTTGTTTTTGGCAGGCAATCATCATTGCGATAATCAGGGAAGTTTTGCCCGAATCAGGTTCACCGATAACTTGGCCGAAATGACCACATGGGATACCTGTTCCTTTGCCGGTCAAGAACGTAAACCAGTCTGGCATGTTGATCCATTGGTCTACTTGAAGAAGGTCTTCGACGTTTAAATCGAGCGCTACCTTCTTACCTAGATCTTTATTGATGCCTTCTCGGAGCTTTGCAATTGTGTCTTTCAAGTCCATTAGGTTCTCCCTTGACGATCTGCCTTTTGTCTGAATCCAACAGTAGCGTCATTAAAAATCTTCAAATGATTCTCAAGCCAGTTCATTCGGGAATTAGCTTCAGCAACTGCGGCTCGAATCTGAACGACGGATTCATTTCGATCTGCATCATATTCTTTTAGGCCTGCCGTTTTTTCCCCAGAGGCGAATACTGCTTGAGCGTAGGTAGCTTTCTTTTCAGCTTCCAAGGCTCCGGCTAATCGTTCAGCAGCTTCATATTCATCTGCGAGAAGAGATCGAACAATGATGAACTCATTTGAAAGCTCTTCTGATTGCTCCGAGGTTCGGGTCTTGGTTAAAATCTTTTCCAAGAACGGCATTACTTTTCCTTTAATCTCTTGCAATTCCATATTAGAACTCCAATCTGAGGTACGCACCAACCAACGGTCGGTCGATATTTATGTCGGCTTCAACTCCAACCCAACTGTTAAAAATAGGAAGCCTTACTTCGCCCCCGACTCTAGGAGTCAACTTCATGTCTTTGCGGGGATCTAAAGCAACTCCGCCTTTAAGGGCCCACATCTTGCGGGTCTTTTCCTTCTCTGTGGTCTTATCCTTCTGAGTGGAATTTGTGTTCGTTTCCTTTTTGCCGGTCTCTTCAATTCGTTTGGTCACCTTCCCAGTGTTCGGATCGTACTCTTCGGTGACTTTCTTATTTTCTTCCTTGACCGTTTTTTCTTTTTCAATGATCTTTTCTTCGATCTTGATTTTATCCGGAGCGGCGAAGTATCCGATTCCATATCCGGCAATCACTAAAACAATTCCGAGTCCAATTAATTTAAGATTATCCATAAATTTATCCTCCAACTTTGCTGAGTCTCGTATTCATAACTTCTTGATAAACTTGAGAGACTCTATTTCTCAAATCTTCTAGGGTTCCATTATTGTCCAACTTGACACATTTTTTGGCGACTTCAAAGACTTGCATTTCTGATGGATGATTGTCCACCTTCTTCTCAGCCAAACCGTTTTGAATGTAGTAGGGATAGAAATTTGTTCCGTAACGAGTTTTGAAGAAATCGTACTCTCCGGTGAATCTCATGTCAGTTACGACGTAGATTCCGCCTTCGGTCACATCTATGACGGCTCCGGTGCAATGAATATCTTCGTCGAAGTTTCGAAGAACTTCCGTACCAACGTATTGAGCCACTCTGCGCGGGCTATGAAGAACCTTACTGATATGCGGACGAATGTGTTTGTCGTAGTCTGGGGTTACTTTGAAGAAGTCAAAAAGAGCAGCAACATTTTTTTCATCCAGATAAACTGGAGTGGCCAATTCTTTTTCCTTTACGGCGGGATTGTCAAAGTCATCACGAGGGATTCCGAGCACCACAGAAGAGGCATCTTTGAGACGCTTTGCCAACGTGACCTCTTGCATGTCTGGTACGAGTTCTTTTAAGAATCCGCTTGCGGTAGTTTTTCCAGAACCTTTTACTCCAGTGAATGCGATAAAGATCATATTCGTTTCTCCATGTCATCTAGGACTTTTTGTAAACGTCGAATTTCAGGAATTTCTTCAAACATATTCATAGTGGCTCGGATGCAATAAGTGGCTCCGAAAGATCCAATTGCAAAGCTAAGAAGTTTGGCGACTAGGTGTTCGTTATCCATGAAGATTGCGTTGATCGCCAGAACTGCACTAATACTGAGTATTACCCCTCCCAAAGACATAACTATGGGAAAAGCGTAGATCAAACCTGAATTGATAATGAATTTTCTCATTTCGCTTCCTTGAGGTTGTTTGCAATCAAAGGTTCAGCTCTCATTGGTATATCCAAAAGGGCCGTCACTTCATTTCGCTCCATACATTCCTGAACGATCTCTTTAGCTTGTTGCGCTTGATCTTCTCGAACGTAACAAGTGATTTCGTCATGGACTTGGCAACAAACGTAGCCATCAATGCCATTCTGCCTAAAAGCTCTCATAATGTCAATCATCGCAGTATTGGTTATATGGGCCGCTAGACCTTGAATTGGGAAGTTTTTGGCATTGTTCAGCTCGTTCTTGAGCTTCGATTTCAAGAATGCCCAGTTGTCATTTTCTTTGACAATGTAGTAGGGTATGCCGGAATCCGTGCAAACATTGAACAGATCCTCTTTAGTGAAAGGAAGATCTCTTGGAGTCGACCATTTCAACTTGGAATTCGAAAGCTTCATGAATTCCTGAAATCCAACACCGTAGTGCAAGAACAGTTTGTTCATCGCTGGGGCCACTTTAAAGTGTCTTCGGCGGCCTACGAGCGTCTCAACATAGCCCAGGTTCAAAGCATCAAACTCACATTGGTACATATAATCTTTGAGTCTGGGATAGGCCTCTAGGTACAGAGTTCGATAGAAGTTTCCTTTTTCTACATCTACGATTTCTTTTTCTTCCCAGGTTCGAAGAGCTTCATTGAAAAATCTTTTCTTAATCTTAAGACCGAGAGTATCCGCTACTTTCCAATCATCTTCTCCGTAAGGAATTCCCAATACTATGGGCTTAATTTCCTTACGTTTATCAGGAGCAACCTTGCCGAGGTAGTTGGGATCTTTTTTACTTGCTGAATACTTCTCGAACTTCGGGTCGAACATATCGCAGTAAACTTTGGAGTAAAGATCCAGACCTTGTTTATAAACCGCCTTCAAACCTTCGTCTCCGCTCATGAATGCAAAGCATTTAGGTTCCAGAGACTCAAAGTCGGCATTGACGATCTTTTGTCCTGGAGGGGCAATAAAGCCCTTCTTGATTGCCGAGGGGTCTCGAACTTCGAATACTTCATGCCCGCAATCTTTGCATTTTATATTGGCAAGAAGCATGGCTGGGTTCTCAACTGTGACGTTCTTAGACTCACAAGAACCACATATACCGAAATCTTTGACGGCGGGGAGGTTTTGCATGTTCGGGCGTCGGCAGGCGAATCGTCCGGAAGTTGTACCGTATTGACGCATGTCCATGTGGACGTAGCCGCCGTGCTGTTTCTTGAACAGAGGTTTGGCATAAGTTGAAATCATCTTGTGTAATTTCAAATATTTAATAATTGGATTGATGAATTCGTACTTACCCTTGAAGTGTTCCTCTAGGATTTCTCCCGCGAGAGAAGCTTCTGGGTTTTCATCTGTGGCCTTGTCCGTCTGAGGGAAGTCCGCTGCATTGTTTCCAAGCTTATCGAACAGAACCCATCTCAGTTGCTTCCCAGATCGGATATTGAATTTGTATCTGGGGCGAGCCTTTTCATTTTCTTCGTAATAGATTTCATCCTTGAGATCTTCCAATTTTTGATCGGAGTACCTCATGGTTCCCTCTCCGAGGAGGTATTCATAGAACCAATGTCCAGTGGACTCGTAAGCTAACTTAATTGCATCTTTGGCTAGACTTTGTTTCGTCTCTCCCTTTTTGGTAATCGTAGGGTAGGTGAGACCTTCAAGTTCTAAAATCTTTTCATTTAAAGCCTTCTTAGAAACGGCCTTCTCAGGTTCATCTCCATAAGGACATTCGTAAGCCATAGGGCCCAGGGCATTGATTGCCTCGTCTTCTAGTCGGAGCAGAATCTTTTCAGTTTCCTCAATGAGTTCTTTATAGTATTGGGAGTCGATGTACATTCCCCCACAAGTCATAGGAATTACGACTTCGCGAGCCAGAGGCATAATTTCTTTACCAAAGAACCAATCTAAGTGCTTCGGAGTGAATGCTTCTTGAAACTTTTGAAGTCCAACTTCGTAGACTCCGAATGTGAGCGCGGCATCGGCTGCAGCATACTTGGCTACCAAGGGTCCGTCGCCTCTCCAGACAAATCGAATCATCTTGGAGAACTTTCCTCCATTGCGAATGATCGAAACTCCAAGTTCTTTCATTTCAGAAGCTGCGTCTTCGTCTGGATTAAATCCAATTTCTTTCTTCCAGGAACTGGCAACTTCTTTCAAACCATGAGGGGGATTTTCATCGATGGCATGTTTCAAAAGAATAGTGTCACAGAACAGATTGGGTGTAAGGTCGATCCCGGTATTATACGCAACAATGTTACAGTCAAAGGCCGCGTTGTGCATAATGAGGTTGGTTTTAGTCCAACGCTCTAAGAACCCTCGAATCATCTCGGGCATCTTCCATTCTTTGGAAGTTACGAACTCTGGTAGAACTTCTCCAGTCCAAACATCAACTAAATTGCCTTTGGGAAATACATCTATGGAACCCAGTTCCCCGAACTTTTTATCTTTCTTAAAGAAAGTTTCGTCTCTCTTCCATTCAAGGAGGGGAACGTAATATCCGTGGTAGCGATCAGTTGCAATGGAAAATCCAATGACAACCTTCTCGTGAAATTCAACCCCGTTTGATTCTGTATCGAACGCGAGGACACTGAATCGAGGAGAATCCCCATCCATGAGGATTTGATCCAACTTAGCTAACTTGGCTTCTGTGTTGACGTATTGATGATCTTCAAACTTTACCATTTGATTTCAACCGTTCGTATTGAGCTACAAGCTCTAAAAGTTTTCCGGGAGAGTTTCCATAAACTACTCCTCCACCTTTATTCTTTTCTTGGGCTAAACGAAGTTTGTCCGCCTCTTCGGTTAAAAGCTTAACTTCTTCCATTTCGTCATCGGTGAGAGTTCTATAGGCTCCCATCTTCATATCAAAAAGTAGCAGACGAGGATCATTTAATTTAATCGGATCTCTTTCGCCTACCGTTCTTAATTTGCAATATTGCCAAGCCGTGACTCTCATGTTGGTTTTGGTATAAACACGGAGCAGCGGTTGCCAGCCCGTAACCATCCAGTGAACCATCTTTTCGAAATTAGATGCACCGAAAGCTCCAGACTTTGGAATTGGAATATCGCCCATAATGTCATACAAGCGGCTTGTTTGTGATTGCATGATTACAAATACGTTGAGCATCTTGGCGATGTCTTTAACTTTAGAACATAATGATTGGTATCCCAATGCTCGGAAACGCTTATCTCCTGCACCTTGTCCCAGCTCGCCCTTTGCGTTGAATGCCGGGTTTTTAGTCAAGTCAACCACATTAGAGAGTTCTCCCATGTGATCTATTCCGATGCCGATAATTTCATCGCCAGTGACTTTCTTGATATCTTTAGTGATCCAAACAACTTCTTGAAGACCAATGTGACGAATGTCGTTTGACTTAGTTTCATTTGCTACGATATGAAGCCGAGCCGCAAGGGCCATATCATTTCTCGTCAGTCGAAGCCACTTATCAATCATGCTCTTCTTAGACATTTCAAGAGAGAAGTAAACGAAACGTCCCTTGGGATTATTTTGAAGAATGTGTTTAATGATGTCTAAGGATAGGGTTGATTTACCCATACCCGTTCCTAGAACGAGACCCAGAACTTGTCCGCGTCTCCATTTCTCTTCTTGAACATCCATCCACTCTGGACCTCGAACTTCTTTTCCGAGTTCAATAAAGTCCCCTTCTGTCTTAACATAATCAGCAACAGTGTCCTCGTAAAATTTAGGTCGATCTTTATAAACTTTGTCTACGACTGTGAATGCGTATGTGTGTCGATTGTGGGCATCTCGACTTCGAGCTTTCTCCGTATTCATTAGAACGGTATAAGCCTCGGTTCGGTCGTAATCTAAGTTGAACAGCATATTGGCTAACTTCATGTCAGCAGAAGATCGATCTCCTCGATAGGATTTAGGATCTTCCCAAATCTGTTTCAAGAAAGGATCTTTGGCGATATCGTCTTTAAATTTTTCAGGAAGTTCAGAGACATCTAAATCTTCCAGATCTTCGTCTGATTCAATACCATCCATTTTGTCCAAGTGACGTTGTCCGCGAGTTTTATTATCAGCCGTCAAAGGGCTTAAGGCAGAGCGTAGAGTCTCAAGAGAAACCTCTATTCCTTGGAATCCTGGAACTACGGCAGCGGGAACAAATTCCCCGAATCGTTTAGTATTGTTGTATCCAGGGGCGCGCATGATTTGTTTGACAGTCCAGATCGAATCATCTGTGGTGAAAGTTTGAATCAATTGTAATTGAGTAAAAACGAAATCGTTTCGAGTCAAATTGGAGATCTTCCAATAAGCATGGATTCCATGTCCCGAATCAACTACCAAAAATGGTTGGATGGGAAATTCTCTAAGTTTGCTCAAGAAGGCTTCTTTAGTCGGATAAACCCCTTCTTTTAAATCCATGTCTACAAAAACGAAATCAAAAACATCGATATGCTCTCCGCGAGCGTACTTAATTTCTGGATGTAGAGTCTTTGGAAAGTTTGGAAAGAAGTAGACGTTGTAACCTTCTTGATTTTTTTGCGCAAGGAATTCCTCAGTGAAGTCACCTTCGAGTGTATCTTCAGATCCTGGAATTTCTTGTATGAACGCCGGATTGGGTTTTCGATCCTTACCTTTTATATAAGGTTGAGCCCAATCAGGTTTAAGAAGCTTATAACGCATTCAAATCTCCTAAAAAGAATGAGCAGTTTCTGAGACATGCTCAGGTCCTCTAGTGCAGGGGTGTGAACTATAGGAGGGTCTATTCACTCACTAGCAGCAGTGTCCGCTTTAGTCTGAGACAAGAGTTCCGCACTCTTAGGATTGTCCAGATTAATCGTCAATTCCTGTTGAACAAATGCTGGAGCATTGTCGTTATAAGGCTTTCGAATACTTGCCGTCTTTACGACGTAAACTTGTTGAGTCTCTTTATCCACAAAGAGAAGCTGCCCTGGATAATCATTGATTTTCAGGTACAGATTTGGCGAGCCATCTTGATTGGCCTTATCGGACAAACAAACGCTTGCGATCTTTCGGATACGTTTTTTGGGTTGAGCTTGATCTGACATATTTATCTCCTAAGTAGTGAGTTCACATTTCCAGTTGCTGGGGCGGTTGCGGGGGCCGCCGAGGCTGCTGCGGGTTTAGTTGCGGTGTTTCCGACGGCATACTGATTAATGATGTCTGCCGTTGAACGCTGGGCTGGTGCGGCCTTAGGTGCAGCGGCTGCGGGAGCTGCTGCTTTCGGAGCGGCAGTCGCAGTTGCGGCTGCAGCCTTTGGAGCTGCGGTAGCGGCGGCAATTTGAGTTTCAACCGAGGCTACTGTGGCTTGAGCCGTAGACGTAGCAGTTTCTTCTGCGTCTTCGCTTGTGCCGTAGATGGGAGCCCAACCTTTAGGAAAGAGGCCGCCTTCTTTTAAAATTCCGAGACGATACTCTTGTCCAGCCGAAACTGAAACGATTGAGTAGTAATCGCCTTTCTTGGTAGTTCTGTGAACGAGCTTAAGGTCATTCTCTCCATTCGGACCAGTCTTTGGAAGACCTGAATAGAAAGCCATCTTTTGGAAAAATTCGATCTCGTTTTGGACTTCCGTCTTAAGAGTGAATTCTTCTTGACCCAATTTTAATTTGTATTCTACTTGCATGTGAATGTTCTCCTATGGTTCAACTTTACAGTCGAAGAAAACAAACGTCAAGTGGAAACTATTTTTTTCTCCACTTTCCTTGGAAGGCGTTAACAAGCTGTCGAGCGCCGTTAGGATAGATGATACAGGAAGTGTGCAACCAAGCAGAAGGACCTTCATTGTAGTCCAGCTTGAGCATACTTGAGGTTCCGACTCTCCAAGCATTTCTGCGAATCGCAGGAGTATGGGAGTGGCCGGAAACCGAGCTTCCATAAGAATTCTCTAAGTTCTCAAGAGTAGGGTTTCTATAACCGTGCGAACCTAAATCCCCGTGAGCAGCGATTTGATGCCCAGCAATCTTATAATCTTGAGTTCTTTTCAACCAAACAATTCGACTTTTGGTATCTGCCTTCAAATTCTTTTGCTTCTCCATTAAAACCGTCAAAGGATCTTTACCTTCAGACATGGGTTCAATTAAAGACGAACAAAGAACCATATTGATCGGATCGTCAATCCAACCTCCGTCTTCAAGGAGACGAGCTAGGAAGTCATCATGATTCGACTTAACCCAGAACAATTTTCCATCTCGGGATTTAATCCAAGAAGCCAGGTCATTTGCTTCATCCGCAGTGATCTTAGCTTCATCCTGCAGAGACAAGTGATTTTCTTTAAACTTGATAGCCATTTTGACTTTTCGTTTCTTATCATGATGGGAAATCGATTTTCCGTTGAACATGTCATGAAGAACTAAGTCTTTTGCTCGAACAGCCTGAACAACTTCTTTCCAAGCTTGTTTTGCGGTAGGATCAGTTTCTCCAGCGTGGTAATCCCCCATTACAAGAGCTTCGGCATCCATCTGTTCCACTTCGCCGGTAGATTTGTAATAATCTCCTAAATCCACAAAGTTACCTGAGGTTGACTCTGCCTGGATTTGACGGAAGTGATAAATCTTGTCATCTTCGATTTCGACAATGAGCGCGCCCATAACGTGATCTTCTTTTGCAAGATACGCGGTGCGCTCCGACATATATTCATCGGTTTCATAATCTGGAAGAGTGATTGCGCCCGTCGTCATGAGAGCGTGGGGAAACTTAGTGTTGGAAGTTGCAACGAAATCAAGATCTTGTTTCGGTGAGGCGAATACGAAAGATCCATTTCGGTTTCCAATGCGCTCCAAGCCAGTCATGGGCTTTAGCTGCTTTGCACTGGTTTTAATGGAACTTACAAAGAAATTAGAATTCAAGCTCAAGTTCTTAAATACCAAGTGAATTTGTTTCTGGGCTAGAACACGATCTAAAACCCAATCAGAAGATTTGGCAGGGTCTGCAGACGGGAGAACCAAAAGGAGCGCCCGATTTCTACTGCAATAATTTTCAATCGCAGCTAAGAACTTTTTATGAACAGGAGAACCCACTACTGCGGTAGTGATTACGAAACGAGAATAATTCTTTACATCGTTCTGAAGTTTTTCATAACGCTGTTCGGTGAAATAGTCTCCATCGATAATGTCTCTGAACACTTTCGGAAATTCTTCACGAGCCAATTCTTTCAAAACACTAATAGATCCATAGTGATGACGAATGGTATTTCGGGTGACCCCGAGTTGAAGCATTTCGGAAGTTGTCGGGTGACGCCCTTGTTTCTTTACGAACGAGGTGTACGTCTTGAGAACTTTCTTTTTCGCCTTAGCTTTTTCTTTTTCTACTTTTTTAATGGAAGGTTTTTTTGGTAATTTGCGTTTACTCATTCAGTTATCTCCCGGTTGATCCAAGTCCTTGGCTACCTCTGAGGGTAGGGCTGAGTTCCTGCACTTCTTTATAATACACCAAAGGGATCGGCATGACAATTATTTGACCTATGCGATCTCCTGACTTATAAATTTTGTCTTTGGAATCAATCGGAATTCCTAATTTTCCGCTGACCATTTTTGTCAAGGGTCCTCGATAGTTGAAAGTGAAAGTAATTTCACCGCGATAGTCAGAGTCAATTACTCCAACTGCATTAGTCAAGGATAGAAAAGTATCTCGAATGCTCGAACGAGGATAAATCAATCCGACATGACCTTCAGGAATCGACATTGCAATTCCAGTCTTATAAACAATTTGACAATCTTGAAATCGGTCCATTACGACTTCTGTTGCGTACATATCGAAGGCTGCGGCCCCGACTGACTTTTTTTCCGGCAATATTGCATTCTCAGAGAGCTTCTTGATTTGCACTACGGGATATCCTGGCATCTGCAGAGTAACTGCTTCTCCAGTGTTGGTTCCGGATAGACTCAAATTACACCTCCAATTGAGAAAGAACAAATCCGGCTATGCGGAAGAGACCTTCTCGTTCTTGTGGGGATAAGGGCTTAGGGCGACCGTACTTATTCTTTTGCTTGGTCTTATCTAAGAATTTCTCGAACCAGGATCGATTCCATTCATCCAGGAGGACTTCATTTTCATTGATGGTTCGAATCGCTATATTCAAATCACCATTGAAATAGTTTATGGAGATCTCTCCAGTCAAAGAAGAGAGTTTGGACTTTTGTCGACGAGTGAGACGACGATTAACCACAAAGATCATTGCGAGGGACTCCGCGTCTTCGCGAGACGAGAAAGAGAGGATGTTGCCATTCTTGATGACGTATTCAATCCATTTCTGGAGGTTGCTCTTACCTTGAGTCTGAGTCTGCGTCAAAAGCATGTCGTTCTCAGAGGCTGCAATGACAGGAATTAAAATCTTCTTGGCCAAGGGATGCAAAAGAAGAATACGCAATTCACCGTTCTCGTAAGTCTCAATCTTGTTGACGAGGTAGGTAATAGTGCCGTCTTCTTTGTCCAGAGGCAGAGTAAAATATTTCATCAACTCTTCCATGATTAAACCTTTCTCAGATAAGTAATCCCGCCGCCGCAAGTCGAAAGAAGTCCGGCAATGGATGCGGCATTCTCAAGTGCAGTTACGGTTACTTTTAAGGGATCGATAATTCCGGCCTCAAATGCATCAACAAACTTTTTGTTGCGGGCATCGAAAATTAAAGTAGGATCAGATTTAAGCTGATCTAAATTTAGACTCTCATGAGCGATCCCGATATTATCCAAGATTTGGAATATGGGAGACTTGAGAGCCTTCGAAAGAATTCTATGGCCAACAGTGTCGGACTTACTCAATTGATCGGCAATTCGGAAAAGGGCCGCGCCTCCTCCTGGGATAACTCCGGCTTCAATGGCGGCTCGGGAAGCATTCAAGGCATCTTCAATGCGATGATATTTTTCTTTGATTTCTAACTCTGTCCGTCCACCTACGCCAATCTTGGCGATTCCACCTGTGAGGGAAGCAACTCGATCATTAATCATCGAGCGGTCGTATTCACTGAAGGCGGCTTCTTTGGAGGCATTCAATTGGTCTACTCTTTCAGTGACGGCTTGTTCAGTTCCTCCGCCTCCGAATAGGGTTGTATTGTAGCGATCCACAATAACTGAAGAGACAAATCCGATGTCGCCCGTAAAAACCATCTTTCCGTTTTGGTCCTTGGAAATCTTAAATTCGGCTGATTGAAGGTCTTTGCCTCCATTGCCCAGCTTGGTTCCGCCGAGATATACCGCCAGATCGTCAAGCATCAAGGAACGAATCGTAGTCGTGTTGGGACTTCGAACCGCACAGAAATTTAATCCTGATTCGGCTTTATTGATTAGAAGGAGTTGAAGAGTATCTAAACTGAAATCATTCGCAATGATTAAAATTGGCGGGAAGGCTCCGATGCCGCCTCCGGCAGTTGCGAATTCTTTTGAAATCGTATTCATGACCGCGACCAGTTTTCCATTGTGGTCGATCTTGCCGTCATAGATAATTACCAAAGCATCTTTGGCTTCGAACTTAGTTCTCTCTTTGTTATTGAAAAAACGATCTTGAGATTCGGCTCCGCGAGCAAATTGAAAACCTTCAACTCGATCAATCGTGGTTTCAATTGAGGAACCTTCATCGATAGTGACGACGCCTTCAGCTCCAACGTGTTCGAAAGCGGCCCGAATTACTGAGCCGATTTCTTTTTCACCGTTTGCAGAAATGTTTGCAACTTGTTCAATGCGTGCGAAATCTTTTACAGGTACTGCAACTTTTTCAAGTTCAGCCACTACGTCTTTGATTGCCAATTCTAATTCTTCTCGAACAATCTGAGGATTCAAATTTGAATCAGCATCCAGCTCTTTGAGAGTTTCAAGATATAAAGCCTCACCTAAAACAATCGCGGTCGTAGTTCCATCTCCAGCGATTCGATTTGTTTTCTTACAAATTGCTTTGACGGTTTGAATAGTGAGATCAACTTCGGGGTCGTCTGAGGCACATTCGTTTGCGACGGTGACTCCGTCTTTCGTAATCATGGGCTCAAGAGGATCACCTTCTAAGTTCTGTCCATTTCGTTCGATTAGGATCGGAAGACCTCCGGGCCCTAAAGTACGTTTAACGATGGAAGCAACGAGGGAAATGCCAACTTTCATTTTGTCGGCCATCTCGTTTTTTTGAGCAATTTTCTTTGGATTTAAAGTCATAAGTCTCCCTAAAATGTATCGGGAACAGGGCAAATTGTCAAATTATGCTTTGACTTGTTTCTTCAAAATGCCAACAACTTGAGAATAGAAACCTTGAAGTTTGGCAAGCTGTTTTGGCTTATCACGTTCCATTTGAATAAGCTGTTTTCGCATCGAGTCTGAATAGTGAGAATCCTGAGCAAGTTGAAGGTAGTTCGGAAGATCAGCATAGGTCCAGCCTTGCTTTCCGCCGGTAACGCTCTTTAAAGAAGCTTCCGCTAAAGTCAAAGAAGCCTGGGCATTTAGGCCACCATTTCGTAAATTTTGAACAAATTGCTGAGGACTGATTTTCATGCTCGTTTTACCTTTCGTAGAATGCTGCTGAGTTTCTCTCCATTGAATTTAACTTGTCCGGGCACAACTAGCAAGGCCAAACTAACAAAAACTCCGAGGACTAAAGCAAGTCCCGCAGCCAGAACTGAGATCGCTAAAATCAAAGGAATTAAGGCTAATCCGATCAGGTGCATTATGAGTCGATTCATTTTCCCTCCGGGGGTTTTCTGAAGCTCCATTTGTCGAAGCCTCTCTTTTCAAGTTTTTGTTTATCTGTAAGCTTGACCATTTCCCGATCCGGCTGTCGGAGGATTCCTCCCACATACATGAAAAGTTCTTGGTGCGTCGTGAACGGGTCCTTAAACTTTTGGAACGAGAAGTTCTTAAGCATGGGATTCGTAATCAGCTTTCGCTCGCGGCGGCCCGTCTCGCGCAGGACGAATACCGGCGTATTGAGTCTTTGAAAGACCTTATCTAACTTATTGTAATCAGTAGTAGTTTCGAAAAAGCGAGCGATATCCGCCAAACTATCTTGGTAGGAAAAGTTGAACCAGCGATATCGGCGACCCTCTTTGATGGGAATCTTTTTGAGGTTCACGAAATCGACGAGCTTGTCGTAGCTGAAGAATCCTTGGGAGTATTGATTGAACTCTGTGGGCTTATATTCGATCCCTGTCGTGCGCACAACGGCCATGGGGTAGATCTTTCCGCAGAATCCGAGAAGCTCTAAGCTGAAGAAATAAGTCACATTATTCGGAGAGTCGATGATTTCGAACTTGCTCACTTCGGGAACCTTCGCGCGCTCCGGCGATTCTTCGACACTGCTGCGCAAGTATAGGATTTCTTTATCTAAATACTGATGACTGATACCGTCATAGAAATCTTTGAAGTTACTTATGATGCGCATGGATGCCTTTAGAATAACGTCTGAGACCTCTTCATGTCAATATGGAAGTCCCTACTCGGTGTGAAGCGGCACGTCGGATACTATGGGATTCCGAAGGCGAAAGTGCAACTCTTTCAGTAGGGCCCTATTTCACCACAGTTAAATGAGATCTGCGAGAGTGACTCTTCCGGGTTCTTTTTCGTGGGTAGGCTTTGTAATATCCGATGATTGTGAGGAAAACCAAATTGACGAGATAATTTACGAGGAGGGGAACTTTGCCAGTCGGGATGATATAGAGAAGCGTGAAGATTTCGCCGATGACCCAAAGAAGATAGAAGCCCCAAGTAATTCCTCGCGAGTGACCTTTCTTCCAAGAATCGTAAGCCTGAGGAACGGCGCACACTGCGAAGGCCATCGATCCGATCCAGCCTATGATTTCCATTACGAGTTCCATACCCTCATTTTCTCACGGGGACCAGGCCCGGTCAAGGCTAGAGAGTGAGATACCTTAAAGCCCCAATGATTATGGGTATTTGGCGGGTATCTTGCGTGTAGTAAATTATATAACTATGGCTTTCAAATTTCCTAATCTATTCAAAAGGTTAACTTTAAGAACTTCCCGTTGCTCGGAAGTAAATGACATAAACTTCCGCATTTTGTGTCAAATTTTGCGCAGAATTCTCCTTATTTTGCGCATTGCATTTATGTCAAAGTTTTGATATTCTGAAAACAGTCGGAGAGGAAATTCTTTCGCAGCTTTCCCCTCCCCCTATAAAAGATGCATAGTTCTCTCCGACACCCCCTCTTTACTTCCTAGATCAGTTGAGTCAAGATTGATAAAGGAGGATGCACATGCGACGACAACTTACACAATATGGAATAACTGAGGGCCCGGGCCCTGGACTTACCTTTCTTGAAGCCCTCAAAACTGGAGTCCCTTTCAAGCGCCCCGGTGACGACTCTTACTTTCGAGTAATAGAAAAAGATGGGATGCGCTGGATCGCCTACGGGGATAATCGTCAGATTGAATCTATGTCCGTCGAATATATCGAGGCGACTGATTACGAACTTAAACCGGCAGAACCTCTCAAAAAGATTCTCAGTGATGTTGAGATTTTAGAGGCCATTCGGGACACGGCAAAAGAAGTGATTTCGAAAAATCGTAAGATTTCTCCTAACTTAGAGGAAGACGTGATGAATTTGATTCTCACGAATTCGCACATTATTTTGAGAAAGTTAGGACTACGATTTGAATGAAAGTTTTATCAGCTAAGGCTCTGCCTAATGTTGCTCCCATGACGAGGAAGAAACGCTTGGCTCAAATAGAGCGACACAAGAAAATGTACGGTCAAATGAAAACAGGTCAATCCGAGTTCGCGAATTACGACATCACGGATATCGCGACGGACGAGGAAGCCAAGGAAAGAAAATGCGATTGCATCATTCACTCAGGAGGACATAAGCCGTTTGTGAAGGAGAACTGGATGTCCTATTGGGCCGATTGGGGTGATAAATGACTCTTGAATCTAAATATTATTTCGCAAAGAAATTAAAGATTACTTTAAAAGAAGTCACCCTGGCTCGGGTGAAGAAAGAAATCAAAAAGAGGATCAATCGGAAGAATCTGAATGCTTGGAGACTAGCCCACATTCTTGAAAGTGTGTCCCGTTAGGATTTTGACACTATGGCCCGACGCATCAGTAAACTCTAACTTCCAACCCTTCGATTTATCATGTGGTGTCCCTTGGTCCCGCTTAGGTTTACTAGCCTTAAAGACAAAAGCTCCCTAACCTCATGAAATTACTTCATAAGTTTGGGAACTGATGTCTAGGATCTTAGGGAAATATGTTCCTAAGAGTAAAGCCCTTAACACTGAGGATATGGAACCAATCAGCTCTTCGCCTATTCTACTCCTTTGAGTTACCTCATTGGAGCGTACTTCTAACCGCACAGTAGTCAACTGCGGTAGAAAGTATTTAACGTGCCTCTTGGTTAGTTCCTCAGCACAAGCTATTCGCCTGTACCAGTACCTCACAATGTTTTCACCTCATGAGGCAAGCTAGGATTCGCACCTAGTCCCAAGGCACCGAACTTTTTTAGAATACCCCGATTGACAAAAAGAATCAAGTGCATTAACCTGAATGCATGAAGCAAAATGGATTTCTTCACGGACTATCACACTTCGCATCGTTGACAATTGCATGTCTTTTGACGGGAATGGTTATCAACAACTTGATGCAACCCTCTGGAACTAGAACACTTTTATGCATGTTAGTTGGGGGAGTGCTCGGATGGAACTGGAGAAAAGTGACGGGATTTTCAATCAAAGTCGGAGGGGATGAAAATGAAAGTAAGTAAAGCAGCTCAAAAAGAATTATCTAAACTTTTGCATTCTTCAGCAGAGGGAATCTTAAGTGCGGCGTCAGAAGCCAAGAGTTTTGCGAAAAAAGAGATTCCTCAAGTTTGTAAAGAAATCATAAAATTTGATGGAATCTACGATTCCCTCTATCAAATGGGGGTTGCCCTGGTATACCTAGTGATCCTAGGAACAATTTCTTATTTCATTCACCAATATCAAATAACTCCTCTTAATCCAGAAGAAGATCCACGGTACTTAAAATATCCGGATGGATTTTGGAATTTTGTTCATGTCGCCACTATAGTTGCTTCTTTCTTTGCTTTGGGCGAAATTCTCGGACAATTTAGAAATCTTTTGAAAGCAGTTTTTGCTCCCAGACTCTATCTGATCGAATACGCAAAAAATAATATTTTAAATGATGACTCTGAGGATGATGAATGAAAAAGACGGTTAAACACAACCTTCTTTGCGGGTTGGCGGTCGTCGCAGTTTTTGCAGCCATAGCGGTTCCCTTTTATCTTTGTGTCCCAAAACATACTCCCTTTCCTCCTTACAAATTCTCTCTAGGTGAAACCGTTGAGGTTTCTTTTGGCGCAGAATCTCCCTATCGTCGTTGCGTCGCCAACGAAAATTTTGGAATAGAAGATTTCAGAAACTACTACAAACGAGATGCCGAAGAAAGTTTATCTATTAAATCCAATGCTTATAAGGTACGAATCTCATGTGGTAATGGAATTCAGGCTACTGTTTGGTTGGATGAATCAGAACTTAAGGAGAAAAAATAATGACAATCGTAGACGGAATTAAATTAGGAATTGGACTTATCATCGTAACTGTTGCAATTCAAGCAACTCTGGTAATCGGAGGACTTTTGCTTGGTCTTTTAGGGGTTGGTCAATGAGAAATCCAAATCAACAAAGTGATGGAACTTCAAAAGTAATCGCAGCAATTGCGAGCGCAACAGATAAGCCTTTTCAAGTGGCCTATAAAGCTACTCTCGGAGTCGCAATGGCTCAATTAACCGCATTGGCGGCAGTTGTTGCTGCTGGAGCCTTACTGCTCGGCCTGGCCGTAGTTGCTTATAAACTCTTAGGATAATTTCATGTGTATCATTTGTACGGAGCTTTCTAAAGGGCTCATAAAGGCCAAGGATGCTCGCCGTAACGCGCAAGAGATGGCAGATTCTCTGACTGTCCAGCACGCGCTCGAACTCATGAAGGCCATAGAACATGCTGAGGACGAGGAATACAAGTTCACTGGTATGGAACCTTCTTGACTAAATCCGTAAACTATCTTACCCTTTAATTGAATGGGTAAATCCCCCACAATAGTTCTTAGGAACTCGTATTGCACTTTGCAGGATTTCGAAGCCTCTTTCATTTCGTATGTCCGAAGTGCTCTAACGTATAAAGACGAAGAAGCAACTCAGAAGAAGATTGAAACTCTTCGTGCTCTGAAGTTTGCTCACATGGCGCGGAGATCCGGCAACCCCTCCCCATATCTGGCAAAAAAGATGGCGGAAACGGGACAAGACATCGAGGGACACATTAGACAGCTCCAGGCGATGCTGCGTCGATTTGAGGCCGAAGAAACGGCCTGTTTGCTTTTGGACGACAATCGGTTTCCTACAGGGCTCATAGGCATCGTTAAGAACGTCCTAAAAGAAGCCAAGGCTCCTGCATACACCATAAGAGATCTTCGGATCGTACCCAAGCAAGAACATCGTTTCAAATGGAAAGTAGAGCCTTTGCCTCCACGTTACTATCAGTCTGAAGTTGCGGAAATTTTGAGAGTTGAAGAACGAGGCGTCGTAGAGTCCTGCGTTGCATCGGGAAAAACTTACATGATGAAAGAGGTCACTTTCGATAAGAGAGTCACTACCTTGATCGTGATTCCAGCAGTCTTCCTTTTGCAACAGACCGCCGATGACTTTACAGAAGCCTTTGGGAAAACTTTCGTTCAAGTAATCTCAGCAGCCGATATCAAAAAGGGCAAGACCAAACTGAAGCCAATTCGTTTCGTCACCGTTGCGACCCTAGCCAGCCTTCAAGATTCCGGACTTCTTCACGAATTGATTGGCGACGTAAACATGCTTATCATGGATGAATTTCACCATGCGGCATCGAAATCTTACACAGATCTTCTTCCAATGCTGGAGCACATTTATTATCGATATGGGTTCACGGGAACTTTCTTAAGAAACGACTCGAAGACTTTAGACCTCTGGGGCGTTCTCAGTAATCGCCTGTATCACTATCCAGCCTGGAAAGCCGTAGAAGATGGATTCATCACTCCAATCAAAGTCATCGTTCACCGGCTCCCGGGTAAGGCAATGATGAACTACCAAAAAGAGTACGAGAAGAATTATTGTGGTAGCGTCCCATTATTGAACAAAATTTTGAACATTATTAAAGATGTTCCAGAAGAGAATCAAATGCTTACTCTAGTAGACCGAAAAGACGGATCAGGCAAATTGATTCAAGAATACCTCAAGCTCAACAAGATTGAGTCTACGTTCGTTTCCGGGGACGACAAGAAGGCTCACGTCAAAGAAACGATTCGAGCGTTCAATAAAAAGGAACTCCGCAACATGATCGGATCTACGGTCATTGGAGAAGGCATTGATGTTTATTCAACCAACCATTTATTGCTCGCGACCGGCGGCAAGTCTGAGATTAAGATTACCCAAGCCGTAGGACGAGTTGCACGCTTGGCCGAAGGTAAAGACATTGGTTGGGTACATGATTTTCTATTCGAAGGAACTAAATTCCAAGAAAGGCATTTGGAGGAAAGATTGGACATTTACAGAAACCAATTCGCAGCGGAGATCATATATGCCTGAACTCTTTGAATTTACTGAACTGGAGTTTAAATATCTCGCCAATGAGATCTCCCTTTCAAAAGCTAAGAAATTCTTCGAATCCCTAGAGCCTGCCGAGTTTATCGAAATCGGGTCATGGGATTATTATTACACCCACAAAGATAACCTTGAGATGTTCATTCGAGATCGAGGCGGGCCCGGAACGGGATTCCGAGAGTTGACCTCTAAGAGGAAGACCATCGAGCACAACAACAACGTGCGCGAGGAGATCGATCTGGAAGTGGACTCTGACATCAATACCTACAACAAGTTTTTAAAGATGACGGGGATCGATAAGGGGTCTGTTTTAAAACAACCCTCGAATGCGGCGATCCAGTTAAAGGTTGACTTGTCCAAGGTTCTCGAAGAAGCTCGCGAGCGCGGATACCTATTCAATTTCGAGATTTACAAGATGTGCTGGATTTACAAGTTCAAAAACCATACGACCGGGGTTTACTATATTACCTACGACACGGATTTTAAAGAGACCGGAAGGTTCCTCGAAGTTGAGGCCGACAAGAAATATGCTTGGACCTCCAAAGAAGAAGCCCTTGCGGCGGTCAAAGAAATTGAAAAGAAGTTCACAGAGAGTTTTGGCATCTCAGCCCAAAACCGTCTGAGACAGTCTTTGTATGAGAGATTCCGACGAACCCTAGAAGTTCTCTTAGCCGAAAACAATCTATTGCCGAAGCCGGAGGAAAAGAAATGAAGACCTACAAAGCATCTTCTCTCGGCCCCCTCTTTGTAAACTCAGATAGAGTTGCTTGTTTTGATATTGATGACACCTTGGTTACTCCAACAGAGAAGCTGTATGGAGATAGCGCACCTATTGAATTCGGAGAACCGGGACGCAGTGAACTCCTCTTTCCCATAACTCCCCACATAAAACTTCTGAAAGAATTCGCTGCCAGAGATTTCTTTATCATAGTTTGGTCGGATGGGGGACATCATTGGGCTCGAAAAGTAATAGAAAGATTAGGACTGACTTCCTATGTAGATATGATTATGAGTAAACCCTCATGGAGCGTAGACGATAAAGAGGCTACTGAGTGGATAATGAAAAGGACGTATCTTTTAAAATGACCTGCTCTCTCTGTAAAAATCAGCTAGGACCGAGAGTCTATAGAGGTAAAATTTGCCACTCATGTTACATGCTTTCCAGGGAGGATAATAAATGCACTCTTTGCGAGATTACTAGAAGTTCTCGCTGGTATAAGGGACCCATCTGTGGGGGTTGTTACGCATCCAGGACAGTCAAAAAGAATCGAAGTAAAAAAAGAGAACCTTGTCCGGACTGCGGAATTACAGTAAGTTCTACAAAGAATAGTTGTTCGAATTGTTTCAGAAAGAAGATACGAAAAGATTACATTTCATCTCGTTTCGGCTTGGCTCGAAGCAACGCTCGCAGGAGAAATTTATCTTGGGAACTAACCCTTAATGAATATTCCGAACTGGTTCGAAAACCCTGTCATTATTGTTCTACTCCAATATTAAAAGGCCCGGGAGCTAGTTTGGATCGAATAGACAATTCAAAGGGATACGAGCTTTCTAACGTCTTGCCATGCTGTGGAAGCTGTAATATTATGAGGAATACGCAACTTACGGTAGAAGAAATGGAAGTAGCCATGAGGGCCGTGTTGGATTTAAGAAAATCTAAAGTAATGGAAGTTGCGAAGAAGATTATGGACGAGCACTCAGACTTATTTGAGGATCTCGCAAAAGGACCGCCTTGCAATGATGAAGCTTGTAAAGACTGTTTTCCCGAGGATCGAGGAGACGACTAAAACTATGAGTCTTGCTTCCTGGTCATTTTGGCTGGGAGTTGCAAGCCATTTGATTAGTCGGAGAAATCCCAATCGGGACCGAAGATCAAAATTAATTTTGGAAAATGGGACTTATAAACCGAAGAGGAAATGACAATGGAATGGAAGCCCAGAAAATATGAGATCCAGAAGGAAGGCGACAAGTATCGAATTCTAAGTCATCAAACAGGAAAACTTCTAAAACCCATATTTGATACACAAGAGGAAGCTCTCTTTTACATTCAGAACACTCTGTCCAAGGAACTTTCGGGAGATTAACTAATGCATGACATGAATACCCCCGAGACGAGAGCCCTAAACAAGAGAAACTACGTCGCCTTTCAATATCTTCTCAAAAAGCGTCCAAGAGAATATAGGGGCGTCTGGTTCGAAGAGAATTACTTCGGCTACCATCTTTACCAACAGTTCCTTCCTGGAACCCAAATTGGGCGCTATAGACTTATGTTTCAAGCCATGAGAGGAGACATTCAAAATGAGCAAACGATTGAAGAAGTTTCAACAAGATTTACAGGCTCTGAGGAATAGGGCCAAGCAACAAAAGCAACACCACAAATCAAAAGATGAAGTCCGAGGCTCAATGACCCCGGAAGAGTATCTATTGATGCGGGCTGAGAAGTTTCGCGCTCGCGGGGAAGACTGGAATCCCATGGTTCGCAAAATGATGCGTCTGGCGGACGAAGTCATGGACCTTAGAAAGGCAAATAAATTGCTGGTTCGAGAAAAGGCAGATTTGCTTCAAAAACTCAATGATTCCAAAGAGATAAAAATTGTCCAGGTAGAAAAAGTCTGAAAAACTGCGGGTTCAAATTGCGGGTAGGTTATTAAGATAAACGAGCTATTCAGATGATCTTAATAATCGGGTTATCGGAATAATTGGTTGCAGGGCCGAATACCGCCCTCGGCTGTCCGAGCTTATGAGGCTCAGTTGATCCTTGATCTCCCTGCCAAATCAGTATAACAGCTTAGGCGGAAAGGAACAGGGCTCTTTCAGCCTCTCGTCGTCGAGTAAGCCCGGCTAACTTCTGCCCCCCAGCTTTATCCCAACGCAAAAATTCGTCCGCCGCTCCTTTGAAATCCCCAAGGTTTAATTTCCTGAGTAGAGTTGAGGACTTGAGATTTCCGAGCCCAACATTGTATGCAAATACAACTAAAGACGAAAATTGATTATCCGTTACATGGACCTGAGAAGTCAAGGCTGCGACTCCAGCTTCAAATTCTTCTAAGGAGTTCTTAAGCATCTCTTCTGCCTCGGCTTCCGTAATTACCATTCCAGGTTTTACGCCTCTGGTCTCCCCGTACCCAATAGTCCAGACCCCAACTGAGTCTTGATAGGCTTTAAGTCTTAGACCTTCAAATTGTTTTAGAATATCCAGGCCTTTTGAATTAATCTTCATGTGGTCCTTCTTTCCTGGAGGAAGTTCTGAAGCTTTCTCCCCAGCTTTAAACATTTCATGGGCCTCGCGAGCTGGAATCGTATGAGGTTTCTCATGACTCTCCGGTGCATCATTCCCTCTCGGAGCGCCTTTAAGCATACCTAAGATCAATTCAATTATACGAAACATAAGGTCTCCTGTAAATTAGGAAAGCCAAAGATAGAGAAGAAAGGCGATACCGGGGATCAATCGAACCACAAAATCAATATAATTCTTTGCGTTCATACGTCCGTCTCCGGCCACATCTTCGACGAATTCTTTCTTTGCGTCTGAGTAAATTAACGCGGACCAAGCGGCCAAAAAGCCGTAAATCCCATATTCTGGGAAAAGTTTATTGATACTCCAATACCCTAGGTAGTGAAGAGGAAACCAAAGACAGCCTTGCTGAAGGTGTCCAAATTCCCTCCAAAGAACATTTTTCCAGTTACGAAGGTCATTGTAATTGCCCCATTTTTCAACAGCAATTTCAAGAAGGCGATTGTAAGAAGGTTCCCCACGAGGAAGAAGAGTTCCATCCGCTGCGCGTTCACGCCAAGGATAAGTAATGTCTGGCCATCCGTTGAAAAGAGTAAGGATCGCCTGTTGGTATTGCTTCTGAGCCCAGAGATCTTTGAACCAGCTCCAGCGCTGGGAAGCAAGAATCTGGTCAAAAGGATACATTATTCCCCTACTTTTCGTATATGGAAATAGGTTCGAACTTCAGTTCCGTCTAAGGCCCCATCAGTATGGCATCTAACAACGTCCCCAGCCGAAAGTCTTAAATCTAAACCAATTTGAGTCGAACCGTTACCGCTAATGCTTTGAGCTATAGCTGCTCGATTACCAGAAGTAATTGAAGCAATATTTGTCGTTAATTGACTTGAATTTATTGAAATACCAAAGGTCTGAATACCAGACGAAGATCTATCTCCATATTGGATATTATAAAGTCCAGATTCATTTATAGTGACACTATCCCCTAGAGTCGCACTTTGAGTTAAGGTAACAGAGGTTCCAGGATTATTGACTGCAATAGTCGAGAACCTTCGAATAACCGTATTCGTGCTTCCATGCCCGTTTCCGTTTTCTAACTTAAGACTGGAAAGGGCTCCTTCAGCGTAGTGATGTCTGTATCTTGTTCTTGTTGGTGCTGCCATAATTATTCTCCCTCAACCGGCCATTCAATTTCAGATAGATAGTCGATAGAATCTAAATCAAGACTATCGGGTAAATCCCTAAGAGCTTGTTTGTAAGAGTTAATCGCTGTCAAATCTTCTGCCTTCGAACTTTTCTCGATCCACCTAGAATCAGAAGCTTTTAGCAAATCGTTTCGCATAGGACGAACATGCTGGTTAAGAGCAGCCTCAAAATCGGCTTCTTCTAAATCCTTGATTTCATAACCTTCAGATAAAGTTAAACCTTCTTGAGCCAAGGCTGATTTGAATTCATTTCCTTCAATTTTATACAGGGCTTGCATGTTAGCTTCTCCTTGTCGCGCAAAGTTTGTATCCTTGGTTTGTGTGACCTGCGGTAGAAATTGTCGTCACTAAATAAAACGTAGTTTGCACTGTAATGTTTTGTCTCCAATAAATGTGGGCATTTCCTTGTCCGCCTCCGTTAAGAGCACTTAGGAGTAAGTTATCCCCTGCGGTGCCATGAACAGCACTTGTAGTTGAAATAGAAGTTGTCATGAGGCTCGGAGTTCCGCTTGAAGCATTAAAGGAAACTTGACCTTCTAGGGCCCAATCCCCGGGAGGGAGTGTCAATGAAGTCATGTTGGTCGGACTGTTAGTAGCACTTCCATTTGTTCCTTTGGATTCGAAGTATTCTCCAATTTCCCCTGGCAGAGGATTAGATCCATCAACTCTGCCGACTTTGATTAAGCGAGAAGCATCGAGAATTGAAGATCCAATAATGTCTTCAATAGTCCCGAATGCGTTTACATCCCATCCTGAAACAGGAACAAGATATCTAAAGCTCATTGCGTCGTTTGAAGAAATCAAACCGTTGATAGGTCTGGTTCCGTCGAACAATGCGCCTGCCGGAGTTCCGGGAGCAGTATCGGTAACTCTTAAACCAGTGCTACCTACAGCCGTGTCGTAGAACATTGGCCAAACCCCTAAGGTCGCAACCGGGATAGTCGTGGAAATTGAAGAACATCTCCAAGCCATTCCAAACCAATGTCGTTGAGAAGTTCCAAGTTTTGCAATATCTAAAGATAAACCGTCAGGAAGCGGAATAGCCATTGGCTGCCCTGCCGTGAGAGTTCCTGATCTAATAGAACCCTCAACTTCCACACAATCACCTACTCGGCGCATACGGGCTTCGTTTAGGGTAGTAGTTCCCCATTGAGAAGGGTAAGTCAGGGAAGCTGATTGCCATGCAGTCATTACTGGAAATTGCAGTTGATTAATTTTAATCAAACTTTGTCGATTTGGATTGTTGTCTACCCCAGTCTTAATACCCCGCGCTCGCGAGGTTCCGTTTCCAACTCTTTTTATTCCACCTGACATATTATGCTCCTTCTCCGGGCTTTGTAGGCCATTCAATCTCTGAAATATAGTCTACAGCATCGAGGTCGAGATTTTCAGGTAAATCTCGTAATGCTTGTCTGTAAGTAGCCCACAGAGCTTTGTCTTCCACGCTTAATGGACTATCGTTTCCTTGCGTCCAATCACAAGCTGCCAAAAGTTCATCTCGCTTCCATCGAATATTGGCGTCAAGAATCTGCTCTTTTTCTTCAGGACTTAATTCATCTGAAGAAACGTAAACATTTCCATTGCTGAGTCTATCTTGTTCATCCAATTGACCGACAAATCCCAACTCTTGATTTTCGTTATCAATCACAGAGTTAAAAGAGTCATCTGATATTTTTCTAAAGCATTTCATAGTTCACCTTAACTCTTCTTTGGATTGATGCGTTGAATTTCAATTCTCGACGCACCTACATCAGTTGAGAAGTTATCCATAGATACGTTTTGACTCGTACATTGGGCCCAAACAGATATGTAGTCATTCTTGCTCAATTTAAGAATGGCAGAACCTTTTAAAACACGCCCAGCGTTAGTACCCACAATAGCACCTTGGTTCATGTAATCATGAGCATGGGCATTTGGGATTGCGGGTCCTGAGTTTCCGTTAATTTGTACTGCTCCTTGTAACTGAGTGGGAACTGTTCCTCCCGTGAGAGCATCCATGCCCCAAGTAACTAGGTAAGTTCCATCCTCTGGGACAGTAAATCTGCCTGTTGTTGGATCATAAGAATTTGTAGTGTCTTCAATCTCTCCGTTATAAATAAGCTCTACCCAGCTAGTTCCAGCAGTAATAGTTTGAGTAGACGTGATTCTTTTTGCCACTACTTTAATTACTTGTTCAATATCATCCAATCTATCCGAGTTGCTGGAACTTCGATCAAAGCTAAATCCTACTCGTCGAACCGTATACGGAACTCCGGGATTTGCGTTAATGATTGAAATGGAATCACTTGATAAATAGGCCCAGTCTAAATCTTTAACTAAGTGCTCAGTTCCGCCAAAAACTATAATTTCATCTTCAGAAACACTAAGTCCATGGTTGAAAGTAACCGTAGCTGGAGCGGATGGAATTTCAGTCGTAGTGTAGGTTTTAACTGCAAGATTACTTAAACCTCCAGCTCCTGCTGCAGAATTGAAGAGGATCGCTAGGTTGTTTAAGTAGGGGGTACTTCCTCCTGCGTTAAACAGAAATCGAGAAAATACATAACCTGCGGCACGTTGCCCAGTTATTCCAACAAAATCTGAGGCACCTGTATCCGACACTGGAACTGGAACAGACCAAGTCACGTTATCGGAACTGAAGCTCACATGCATGGAAGTGTCAGAATAATCTAACAAAGCCAAAAACTCTTTATGAGGAGATTTTGGAAGCATTGAATCCGGACCTACTGTATATCGAACATGACCCCATTGCCAAGTCATAGAAGAAGAAGCATTGAGGTTCGATACGTTACCCCAAAAAATATCATTTGCTGTAGATGCAGTTAAGTTAGCATCTGACTGAGCAACTTCTTGTTGAACTTTTCCATCTAAAAGAAATTGAAATCGTTTAGCGTTAATTCTTCGAAGTTCAAAAGTATGTCTTTCACCAACAGTCACAAAGCCCGTTGACCCAGTGACATTTGTGGTTAAGAATGAGGTATCCGAGCTATCCGCAATACCACATTCCAGAACATTTGAAGCCAATCCGGTGCTTCTTTTAAGAATGACTCGAATTGATTTATTGAAAACTCGCATCAAGATTACGGAGCAAGAATCTCCAGCTAAGAAGTTAATTGCTTCGAAATATACGTTGGCTTGAAAACTTAAAGAAGCATCGTCCACTACTTCCGCAGGAAATACCGTTCTGGACCAGTTAGCTCTCTGTGCTCCAGAAAGAACAATTCTTCGAGCTGACTGAGGAGTCACTGAAGTGGACACGTTAGAACTTCCAAAAACTACAGTAGATGGAGTAGGTCCGGAGATATCTGCCGTCCATTGAACCCAGTTATCTTCTAAAAAGAATAAATTGGCTCCGGCTAAGTTGGTTCCGGAAGAAGTAGCAGCGGCGGGATCACCGTCTCCTTCATAAGCTCCAGTTCCGCGATAATTTAGATTCTTAGTTGCTAAAATTGATTTCCAAGATTTGAAATTCACATATTGCCACACGCTAACTGATTGTGCGGTATCAATTGTATATCCACCCCAGAAAACATCAGTAGAGGCAGTTGAAGAAAAGCCCCCAGTGGCGACTCGACCTTTATAGGCTCCGTCAATGTAGATCAATAAGTTGGTGCCTTGTTTATAGAACTGATAAAGGTGATATTGAGTGTAATCTACTACAATTCTAAGCGCAGCTCCAGTATCAGCATCATTCAAGATGGTAGATCCAGCATTACCAAATACTAATTCTCTTGTTCCAGAAGAAGAACCTTCTCGAATAAAATTTGCTCTAATGTCTCTCGAACCATCTCGAATTTGAAATCCGAGTCCAGTCCATTGATCGGAACCCGTGTAAGTGACATAGGTAGTTTCAGAAGTGATCTTCATTTTGGCTTCGAGTACGCAGTCTCCCGTGCCCGTCAAAGATGTAAATGATTTTGTATATGCTCTTCGTCCTGAAACTGAAGCATCGGTGATTGTAAATTCGCCGCCAGAATTCGCAACAGATTGTCCGGTTGCAGTACCATTTGAGGTCCATTGCTCGCTAGTTGCTCCAGCAGTAGGATCTCTGTAACCATCCCAGTAAGTAAATTCACCGGCAGCAGAAGCTGAGTATCGTCCGTTGGCAGAATCTAAAGTTACGTTCTGACCATCAGCCGAACGTATGATGTCATCTTCACCGTTATTAAAACTTGAAAAAGCAGCTTCTTCCATATTGTTGGATTGAAGCAAGCTGAGTAAGAGTGCACTCTCGGCATTGCCGGAACCGACTTCAACCCAAGCAGAATTTTGTCTAAAACGAAATTTTCCTAAAGCGGAATCGTAGTAAGCATCTCCATCATTTGGAGAAGAAGGCGCAGAGGCCTGAGGTTTCATGGACAGATATTTTGATATCTTAAAAGCGTTCTTAGAAGCCATTTGGCGTCTCCTTTTCAGTCACTTTCGTGAAAAGGGCATCCTATATGCCTTTTTTTCAGTTTAACATTAAGCTTGGAATCTCTTTATCTCGCAGCGCATGGTTTTATTGCCCGCAGTTGTCGTATAAAGGACTTCTACGTTGGTCGAGTTCATCTGGACATCCCAGTCGATTCCGACTTCAGAATTGTCCGAACCTACGTCTGCAATGGTCGGATTGACCCCGGTGACGCCCGAAGCCTTATCCACAGAAACATAAAGATGGCCGGTTTTTCGGTTCAAAGTCGTCGCATCAAAAACATTGTAGGAAATAATTAGACCTTTGATAGTTTGAGAGTTGAAGGTGAAGCTCGAAGCAACGGCATTCGTTTGTCCGCCGGTCAGGGTAACCGTATGGACGTATTGGCTTTCAAGATAGTTTGCTGCACTCGTATCTGCGAGTCTGAATAGACCTAACTCTATGATATTACCGTTGAAAGTCTTATCCCCGCCTATCACTTGGGCAATTGCAGTCAAGGCTCCAGGGTTTGTACCGTTCGCGGGTTGCAAAGTCAAGGCCTGGCCTGAAAGTGAGGCTCCGTTAGCATTAGGGGAAGATCCTACGGCGGTCAGGGTTAAGTCTCCAGAGTTGGTTCCAGTGAGGTCCAACATGGTTTTTACTTGAGCGGTAGTCAAATCGATAGGGTCTGTTGCGCCGCCGGTATTGTTACCTTTGATCGTATTGGCATTCATGTCCGCCAATTTGGCATTGGTCACTGCATTGTTTGCAATCGTAGCAGCGAAAGATCCAGTGCCCGATCCCGTCACATCTCCGGTGAGGGTAATTGTTTGATCGCCCGTATTTGTTCCACTTACCGTAGCCGTCCCCGATACCGTCAGGTTTCCAGCCATTGATATGGTGCGGTCGGCATTTTGCACGTTGAACGTCAAACTTCTATTCGCAGACAATGATGCAGAAGAGGTCGAAACGAGACTCAAAGAAAACGCAGTTGCCGTATCATCAATGCTCAAAGTGGCATTGTTGATTACTGGACTGGTATGAGTCTTATTTAAAAATGTTTGAGCAGTTGAAATATCTGCAACTTCAACTTCAGCTCCAAGGGCTCCGATTTTCCATTTAGATGCGGCGGCTGCGGCATAAATGAAAGATCCCGCAGTCCCCGTTCTTGCTACGGTCAAACCTGCGCCTTCTGAAGAAGCGTCATTTCCCCCATTGTTGACCGTGATATTTGTGTCCGTCACGTTCAATGTGGTTGTATTGATCGTAGTCGTGGTTCCGTTGACCGTGAGGTTTCCGGAAATAATTACGTTTCCAGAAAAAGTTTTTGCTCCGCCAATGGTCTGAGTTCCGGCAGTTAAGACCCCAGGGTTAGATCCATCAGCAGGTTGAAGTGTGAGAACTTGGCCGGAAAGACTTGCGCCGTTTCCGTTGGGAGATGAACCCACAGCTCCTAAAGTTACGTCTCCGGAGTTGGTTCCGGATATCGTAGCTGCCGAAGAGACTGTTAAGTTTCCAGCTAAATCGATAGTTCTGTTCGCATCCGTTACATCGATTGTGAGAGTTCGATCCGCTGTCAATACTCCAGAAGAAGTTGATTGAATCAACAGATCGAAAGCAGAAGCAGTGTCATCTAATCGAACTGTACTGGCTTTTAAAGTAGTTGCAGTGAGTTGGGCAACTCCGGTTATGTTTCCCGATCCGTCAAGAACAACCGTAGAATTTTTTATTGCAGTTCCGGTAACTCCGTCCCAGCGAACTAAAGCATTATCAGTGCTGGAGCCGGGTCCGGTAATGTTGGAGGCCCCGATTTGAGTCCATGCACCATTTTCTCGGAAATTGAATTTGTTTGTTCCGGAATCGTAGTAAACGTCGCCATTGATAGGAGATGCGGGAGCTGTTTGAGGATCTAAATTGATCCCCTTTTTGATTTTATAAAAACCGTTCACTCTCGAACTCCTTCAATTCCAACATCCTTGGAGGGTTCGATGGGCCCGTTAGGGCACATCTAATTTTTAGGCTCTAATTCTAAAGACTTTGGCGTTTAACGTCTTGTTATTCGCTGTAGTCGTATATCGCACTTCAACGTCTGTACCGCTGATTGCTGCAGCCCATTGTACGCCTGGATCGCCATCAGCATCTCCGCCGGTATCAGTTGCATCAGCCGCAGCAGGAGTTACGCCCGAAGCGTTATCTGCTGAAACATAGAGGATACCAGTTCGTCGGTTATTACTTACCGTATCGACTACGTTGTAAATAATGACCAAAGATTTGTACGTTTGACCATTAAAAGTCAACGTAGCCAAAGCCGTTCCTGACGCACTGCCATTAAGGGTTTGGTTATGGAGATAGAATTCTTCCACATCATTCGAAGCAGATCCTTGTCGGATTTGTCCAGTCGTTCTGATGTTTTGGGAACCGAAATCAGGAGATACTTTCGTACCTGCGATTGCGGCAGCGGCATCAATGTTGGCATCAACCAAAAGGCCGAATCCAATCGAAGTTCCACTTCTTCGGAGCACTTGTCCATCAACTGCGGCAGTAATGTCTGCTACGTTTCCAGTTGAGTTAGCCGAACGTCCAACAACGCTGAGTCCAGCAGATTGTCGGAATTTAGCATCAGAAACTCCGTTGTCTTTAATTTGTAAAGCGTTAGTCGCGATCTCAATTGTGGTTCCATCGGTGTTTACCAAGAGACCAGAAGAGTTCTTAACTAATGCGCCACCTGAATACAATTTCGCACCAAGTTCGTTAGAACCGCTGATTTGTAAGCTGGGGTTTGAAGCTTCGAGTTTGATTCGAAGTTGTCCAGCGTTGTTTCCAGGGTTGGTAGATTCCAAACCAGAAACTGTTGCAAGGTCTACAGAAACAATATTTCCGAGAACCGAGATCATATCTCCGCCTACGATTGACGTAACGGCAGGGATGTATGTAAAGTTAATTGGATCTGTTCCAATAACGGAAACTGTTCCGTATTGAACGAAAAGTGCGCCTTGGTATGTACCTTCTTGAATTGGTAAGTAGGCTCCATTGATTTCGTCAATTGGAGTAAGAGAATCGAAATCCGAAGATCGAATAGCGGCTCCAGAAGCTTGAACCACATACACACCATTATCTTCAGGTGCCGTTTGTGCGGTCAAGAGAACTCGGTCGCCAGTTGCCAAAACAATGCTGTCTAAGGTATCGCCGTTTTCTAATTCAGTAGCGATATCAACATCAACATCTGCAGCAACTCGTGCGGCTTGTTTTGGTTTTACTCCGTTGATATAGTTTGCAATTTGGCCATCAACGTAAGTCTTATTGGTAGCATCGCCGCCAGCACTTGGAGCACCTAAGTTGGTGATTTTGAATCCACCTAAAGATTGGTCGGCAGTGAAGGCATTTGCGCCGTTGACCAGAATAACTTGTTCATATCTTACTGAATCGCCAGCGCCTGATCCTGCACCTAAACCAGTGAACTTAAATCCACCCATTGGTTGGTTTGCAGCGAAAGCGTTAGCTCCAGAGATCAAGATAGCTTGCTCGTATCGAACTGAGTCACCGGCACTTGTACCAGCAGCAAGGCCGGTAAGTTTGAATCCGCCCATAGGCTGATTTGCAGTGAAAGCAACCGAACCATCTCGTTGAATCGCAGTAGCAACTAAACCAAGGTTCACGTTCGAATCTGGCATCGTAATTGTACGGTCTGCGGTGAGAGCCGTAAGAGAGAAAATTAATTCAGTCGTAGGAGCGCCAGTTTTATAAATTCGGAACATTGCTTCGTCGAAGGTTGTCGCGCCAGCGGTTGCGAGACCCTCATAGAGTTCAGCAAGAGCTGCTTCTACGTTGGTAGCTGTGAAATTTCCATCAACATCTTCGATACCAATGGTTGAGGCACCTTCTCCGTTGGCCGTAGATCCCAACACGCTGAAATCAGCAATATGTTTGAATCCGCCGCCTGCATAGAGTCGAAACTCTTGAAGGGCTGAATCGTAATAAATAAGCCCTTGAACTGGGGAAGCTGGGGCCGAGGCCATTGCTCCCATTTGCAGAGCGCCTGAAATTTTATATGTTCCTGATGCCATAGTTTTCTCCTAAACCTAGTATAAGCCTGTTAATCCCATTTCTTTTGATGGTATTTCATCGTCCCAGTAGGGCCTGAGTTGTCTGAAATATATTGAATATTTACCAAAGAACCCGAAATTGAAGCCGACAGGGTTACGCCTGTGGGAAGCGGCTCGCTCCAGTCTTCGTTAAACCCAGTTACAGTAGGAGACGGGCCATCTGCCGCGATAAAAATACGTCCTACTTTTCGACCAGTCCCTCGTTTGATACTGAATTCGATTGTTGCGAATTCGAAGGAAGAGGCATCGATACTGAATAAAGTCGTTGGAGAACCTACGTTATTGGCGATTGCAGCCGAGCGTAAAGTGCTCAATCTGAGACCATTTAAGTTTAATTCTTTGGTTGTATCATCCCAAGTAAATTCTGCATTCGCAGCTAATCCGCCGCCTGATCCCTTAAATTGCACATCTCCGACGTTACCGGCGGCCACAACAGGAGTAGCGCTGATTCCAGAATACGAAGGAATTCCATTAGGGCCTCCCACAGCATCAGACCATCGGAAGAAGAAATATTTGATTGTCGCATCAGGGCCAGAAGCATCAGCGGAGTATCTCAAACGGACGTTTCCTGCGTTGATGTCGGCATCCCATTCAATTCCAACGTCTCCATTGTTATTCGTTCCACTTTGAGATACAGAAGCAACCGTACCATTGTGGTTTAGGAAGAGAATGCCTGATTCTTTAATTGAACCTCTGAGGATGGAATAGTGGACTTCCCAGTTTTCAGAAGAAGCGGCTGATACGCTGAATAAATTGTCAGTTGTTGAAGCGGTCAAAGTAGAAGTTTTAATGGCTTCCATTTCAACGTAGTTTGCTCCATCGAAATATCGAAGAGTTTTGTTGAATTGCCAAGCAGTTCCAGTGTATTTACCAATTTGATCGGCAAATCCATTTCCTCGTCGAATCGCAATCAAATCCATATCTGAAGGATCGATTCCGTTTGAGAAGGAGAATTGAGCGGTCCAAGTAAGAGAAACTCCTACGCCGCCCAGTTTATAAACTCGATTATTTCCAGAAGAGAGGTTCGTATAGAGAACCAGATCCCCGTCCACTCCTGAGACTCCGTCAATAGTGACTGAAGTTCCCGTAGGAAGAGTCGTGCTCAAAGGATCATGGAAATCAATTGCTGTGATTCCAGAACCAGAACCTGATGCTCCAAGGTATGAACTTTGTCCAGCTCGGAATACTTGTCGGTTGAAGGGAAGGAATAAAAATCCTTGTCCTGAAATATCAATTCTTTTGAAGAGAACAAAAATGTCTTTATTTGCTTGAACTTGCGCTGGGGTCGAAGTCCCAACTGTCAATGTGACGTTTTCAGAAGCAGTTGTTCTATCAACCGTTATATACGCGATTTGACCATTCGTTAAATTTAAAGGACTTCCAGAAGTTAAGATCGTGTGAAGAGTCGTAGTTCCAATTTTGGAATTGATGATTTCTAAAACGATATTGTCCGTGAATTGAAGTTGAGTTCCAGTCCAAACAACGGGAGAATTTGATCTAATAAATGCAGATCGATCTTCTTGATAATCTCCTTGGTTGGAAGTCAAGGTGCTGATACGAGCTAAGAAGCTTTCTCCAGCCGAACCTCGGATATCCGAAGTATAGTTTGGAGTTGGATCATTTTCATCCAATCCAAGAGCTGTCATTAAGTCAACTGGGAGAGTATCTCCGATTCCACCTTCTTCGCCAGTTTCAAGTTCGCCCATTCCTCGGACGTAAATTTTTCCACCTTCTCGATAAGCGATCCAGTAATTAGAATCGTTGAGGACGAAAGATGTTCGACCAATCGTTTTGTAATTCGTAGATCCAGCACCGACTCCGGAATAGTTTCTATTGCCAGAGGTAGGAAGCTCCACATAAAGAACTTGACCATCGGAAAGTGGAATTAAGGACGAGCCGCCAGTTCCGTCTTGTCGACGTAAATTGAGGGTTCCGTTATATCCGAAAATTCTGATTAAACCGATATTATCTGCAGCCGTAGGAGTTCCGTTATTGTCGGAAATTCTTACGTTGGTTCCATCCCATCCAATAAATGCTGAAGTTGTGTTCTGAGTTAGAACGGAGTTGATGAATCTCATTTCACCGAGAACAGAACCGAAACCGGCTTCATACCAGTAGTTTGTTCCTTTGATGCGTTTGATTTCAGTCATTACTGCATCAAGTGCATTTTTGAAATTCTTAATGTTCTTGTCGGCTCCAGTGAAAGAGTCTGACGCAGTGAGCAAAGTTCCGCTCGCGCCTGAGGTTGCGCCAGTAACCGTGTTGCCTACTGCGAATGAATCAGAGCTGAAATTTACAGCCAATAAAGGAGTCGTGACTCCGGATTGAAGTGTCGCAGTTGCGCCGCCTGAGAAGTTTAAGATTTCTCCCGCAGTGAAAGATCCGGAAACGCCAGACAAGGTCAGGGTCACGGCAGGTTCTAATTGACTCAACCAGTTGAAATTGTTAAGAGAGTCAGAAGTAGTTCCGAGTCTGAAGAACAGGGGTCGTTTATCGATGATAAGTTTGACCGTATTGGTTCCGTCTGTGTCGACAATCGCGAGAGGAATTCTATCCGCAGAACCGCTAAAACTTGTGGTTGATACGATTACGTTGACATCTAAGTCAGTAATGGTATCGACGATTTGTTGAAATTCTGCACCATTTCCACCGTCAGCCGAGGGGTCCCAAAACGCTTTAGTCAAGGGGGTTCCGTCAACAGTCGACAATTCCAATTCGAGATAATTTCGACTCGAAGGTTGAAGAGTTACGCTGAGGGGAGTTGGACTCGTAGGAGCAGTAAACCAGGAGAAATCTCCGGTATTGTTTGAATTAATCAGGGTTGCATCTGTAAGAGAAACTGAACAAGGAGAGGGAGCGCCGAGGCCAGATACTGCGAATCCCTTGAGGATATAAGCACCTTCAGACAGGAATTCTCGGGTCCAGAACTTTGCATCGGTCAATTGATCGATCTGACCTTGCTCGAAGTCTTCGAGGTCAAACCTTTCTTGAGGATGCATTAAAACTTTACTTAGAATGGCCATCTAAATCTCCTGTAAATCTACCCTTATTCTACTATCCTTGCGAGTTCCCCGTTATTATTCCGCATAGGGATTCTCGACCAAATATTTGTATTTCGGAAGTAGGATCTTAAACACAACAACTACCCCGGCAGCGGCCAAGGTTTCAAGCAATCCCTGAACAATCGTTCGAGCGCTCACGGGGGACGTAAAATAGATCGGAAGGTCCGCTCCAGTCGTCCGGGGCTTGTAGGCTTGTCTATCTTCGATAAAATTGATCGAAGCCCCGCTTAAGTGAGTCTTTTGAAACACATAGGAGGGGTCTAAGAGGATCGTATTATTGTTCGGGCGCGCGATATAGGGTACTGGAAACTCTTGGGTTGATCGACCGAAATCGAACATAATGAACCCTTTTTCGTCGGGAATATTGTTTCCGGAGGCCACAGTTACCTTGGTATAAACGCTTCCTGCTTCTAAATTCTCAGAGATCGTCGTCTTTTGGCCGGTGAGGCTGAATGCTGATCCGCCTGGATTGAAGAGGAAACTTCCAGCCCAAACTCCGTTATTCGGAGGAATTGGGGCTTCCAAAGTCTCGTCTTGATGAAAATGGTGAGACCCTCTTAAAATTCTTCGAAGAGTTGGAACGAAAGCTGGGATCTCGATAATCAACTCCCTGTGGGTGATTTCATAAACAACCGTTCTTTGATCCAAATCCAAGATATCCACTTCTTCTAAAGGAAAGTCTACTTTTGCGCCCCCGACCATGGAACTTGAGAGAACTTCAATTGAACCTCGTGATCCAGGAGTGTTTGTGCGCAGATTTATGAATTTGTTTCCGCTGATTTGATCTTCAATAACTGAAGGAGTTGCATTTTTTAGACGGGAGAAAATGGCTGCCAATTCTTCTGCAGTAGCTGCCCCTGAGATAGCAATATCTCCTGGCAAAGCTTCAACTTCTTCAGTGATGGAATGGTTTATCGTTACTTGGAGTTTGTCTCCAATTATGACGTTGAATGGTTCAAAATTAAGTGAGGTCACATTCGCGCGAGAGAATAAAGGACCCCAAAACACGTCCATGGTGTCGTAGAAAATTTGACGAACTTGTTTGGCCTTTAAAGAAAGGTTAGGGATCAGTTCTTGGAAATCTGAATCTAAAAGACCCAAAGAGGCTGGACGAGAAACTCCCAACCCAGAAGCTAAACGATCCAGGTATTGTCCGGAGGCTGTTCTTACGAAGATTTGATCTTTCGTATTTTTGATTTCTTCTACGATATTTTCATCTGAAATAGCCCAAGCTTCAAAGAGAGCTTTGACGATAGGATTGAAACGGGCGTTTATAATCCTTGGAGCGTTAAGAAAATATCGTTCAACTTTGTCACTCATTTAAGCCTCATTATCCGATCAAGATCAGGCTGCTCTTAGTTCGAGAAATTTCGTTGTCTTGAATCGCAATATTCGCAGCAGGTTCAATAACCTCCACATCAATGATATTGTCTACGCCCATGACTCGATCAATAATTTCAGAGACGATTACGTCCTCTCCTACTCCAAGGCCGTTTACATAGGCAGAAATTTCAGACTTAAGATCTTCTTCAACACTACTGATGGAAACTCCTTCTTTAAGAGTTACGTTCACATTTACTGCGACTTCTTTAACTGTTGGTGCGAGAATTTGGAAAGTAACTCCGGCAGCTCCGAATCCAGGATAGGTCACTCGGTCAGTGTCATCCCCGTACACAATTTTGTGTACAAGCTTGAGCAAGCCCGTGAAATAGTTGTATCCTTGAAGTCCTTGAATCAAGGTAGTTGAGAATCCGAACTTAAGATTTGCAGATCCCCCGGTAACTTGAACATATCCATCAGATCCTTCAGATTTAGAAGAAATTTGAAGTTGAGTATTGTTCGAGGCCTCTTCAACATAGGCTCTTCGAGAGATACTCGTGATCTTTTCATTGTTCATATAATCAACGACATTTTTCAAAGTTGATGGAAGAATGATGAATTGATTGCCAACTGCAGGGGAGGAACTGAAGGTAGAAGATACCGTGATCTGTCCCGTTGAGGCGTTGTAAGCCGAAACTTGTCTTCGTTGACCTAAATCTGCAGTTCCAGAAGCGAGGGTTTCCGCAACTCCATTTGAGTTTGAAACTTCAATGTATCCGCTGCCTGCAGTGTTGACTGCCGTGATTAAAAAGTTTCCATTATTATCCAAATTGGTCAAGCCGGAAATACTCACATGATCTCCTGCGGCATAGTTTGCTAATCCAGTAGGAAGAGTCGAGAAGATGAATCTCGTTGTACCGGGGACTGGTATAGTCACGTCAGAGATATTTCCGGTAGTCGTATTTGGCCCAGTTTTCATTACAACATAGAATCCATTGAGGATATTGTTGGTCAAGAAAATCGTATTGTACACGGCATTCGTAAATACCGTACCTGATCCAGCAGCGGTCACGGAACCATCGAAATCCAAGATAATATTAAAAGTCTTTGTGGCAGGATCGTCATCGATTACAACAACTAAGTTGTCTCCTTCAACGAAAGCATAGGGTCCGCTAATAGTGCTGATTCTAAATGCCCGGTGAGGTCTTTGGTTAGTTGCGGTTTGATTATAAGGGAAATCCAAGGCTACTGCACTTGAAGACGAGCTGATTAAAATAGTTCCGGCCCCATCTGTATAAGTATTCGTGCTAACTTCTAAATAATTGTCAGTTCCCACTTCTCGAACGTAAGCTGTTCCACCAATCAATTGAGCGTTGATTAAATCAGCAACTTGTTGTGCGCTAAAGGTTCCACTTGAGGGGAACGTAATCGTTTGAGGTGAGCCGCCGTCGATTGTTACAACTAAAGTTTGAGCCGCAGTAATTGTATAAAATTCTGCGGAAGCTGTTCTGAACTTTGCTCTAGTGTATTGAGATCCCGCAGTCACTTGTTGATTTGCAGTCAAAGGAGTGTTGAAGCTAATTTGTCCAAGTTCTCGATTGAGGGTGTAATCCTTGTCTTGACCCGTAACTAGTGAGGTTGAAAATCCAAGAACCCCATTGGCTGATCCGCCAGTTACTTGAATTTTGCTGGAAGAGGATAATTCCGTGTTCGAGGCAATTCGAACTTTGGTTCCGTTTTCTATGACAGTTGCCATTGCTCCAGGAAGTCGGGCATTGATCGCAATCGCCACTTCTTCGGCAGTCGCAGCAGCGGGAAGAGCAAAGTCTCCGGAAACGAAGTTAACGGTCGCAGTATTGGCGACCTTACCGTCAACAACTACGGTAAGGGGCCAAGGACCCGCGCCTAAACCTGAGAAATTATAACTTTCAGAAATGGAATCAACAAAGGCAGTAACTCCGTCTTTGGATTGAAGAACATCATCCACATAAAGGAACAGCGTCGATTTCTTGTCCGTTGGGAAAAGAAGTTTCGCATTCGCGGTTCCGCTTGTGACTTGAATATCTTCGTTCGTATCATCCATCGCTTGGATTACGACCTTTTTGCCTACTTGGGAAGTTCTAGCTTCAATTATTGTAGCTTTGTCGTTAATTAAGGCAACGATTTCTTCCGCAGTTGCGGCATTTGGGAATTCAAAATCCTGAGGAACGAAAGTGATTGTTTCAGTTGCCAAGCCTACAGAGTAAGTAAGAGTTAAGGAACCGGCTGACATATCGTAAGGTTCAAAAGCTGTAGTTTCGATTTGAGCTTTAACAAGAGGAAACAAATCGAGTTGAACTCGTTCTTCGCCTCCGGTTGAATTCAAAAGAATAGTTTCGAATCCTTGAGATTCAAAAGATGGCTCAAATCCTGTACCGTCGTCGATATAAATTTTGACTGGATCTTGCAAATTTGAGGGCTCGATTAAGTTTGCCGAAACGACCCGTTTTGCAGTTTCTTCATCGAGAGCACCGACAATCGCATTTTTGACTGCGGTAGCTGTACCTCGGGAGAGGGATTGAATTGCATTTTTAATTCTGTCTCGAAGTTCGTCGTCAGTTTCTAAGTCTTTACCTGTGGTGAACTTAGAGTTGTTGATCGCGCGTGCTCCGGAAAAGGGAGCTGAAGAAAAGGCTTCTTCTCCGTCAATAGCTTGAATTGGAATATTACCTATCGTGCCAGCAGTCGTAGCGGTGACTTCGACATCAGTCGCTTCTTCTTCTCCAGCCAGAAGAGTTGTATCTTGATTTACCGTGAAGGAAATCTCTGGGGAGTTAGAAGTTCCTGGAACGATAATCACGGTTCCAGCGGGAATTACTTCGTCTACGCCTTGTTTCAGGATGACGGTATCGTCCAAAGTATGGTCATTTGAGAAAGCAGAAACTGTAAATTCCCAGTAGTTCGTATTGTCTACGGGAGCGACAGAGTAGGTGACTTCTTCTTCGTTTGCAGTTCCTCGACCAATAATCAAAGTGCCAGAAGTTCCATAAAGAATGTTCGAAGCGTCGTTCACGCGAAGAACAGTGTCGCCCGCGAGAGGAGCTGGGAATCCTGGATAAAGAGAAGTCGAAACTTTTACAAATCCAACAGGTCGGAGAATGTCCACTTTACCTGTCGCAGAAATGGCTTGTTGTCGGGTGAGCCCGTATTCAAAAGCCCTGGTATCTAAATCCTGACCAGTCGTAGTGTCCAGATTGTAATTTCGAATCACGTTCAACATTTGAACGTATTGTTGAAAATCTTCCGTAGCAGCAAGTTGCAAAAGGGTCAAAACGACCGATCCTGGATTAATGTCATTCAAACCCGTCTCCGTAAGGAGCTTGGCAATCATGGCCGAAAGGATCTGGTTTTTGGATTTTAAAGTAAGTGTTGCCATATCTAATCTCGCCTCATTATACCCTTAAACCTTGATATCGACAGGGATTGGAATGTCGACATTTTTGATTTTTATTAGGAATTTGACCCTAAAAGTATTGCCATCTCGTTGAATCGTTAAATTTTCAATTCGCTCAAAGCGAGGGTCTTGGCTGAGGGTCTGCACTAAATCCGTTTGGACTTCAACTAAAGGAGGAGCCTTTCTACCCACAGTTAAACCGATGCCGAGTTGAGGATGGTCGATAATTTCGCCTTTCTCAAGTCCCAGCTTAAATACGATTGCTTGGGCGGCGTTCGCTGCACCTTTTACCAAATTGATGTCGCCTCGGTTGCTTAATTCCAAGTCAAATTCATCAGTTAGCTTCAAATCGATCCCTAAATTCTTTTCTACTTCGGTCAAACCTTGGGTCACAAAACTGTCTTTGTTCACTGGGGCCGTCGAAAATCCAAAAATGATAGGTTGAGGAATCAAAATTTTATCTCCAGGTTTTCTAACGCCTTCACGACTTTCTTGTGGATCAGCGCTGATATACGGAGGTTTAAGTCGATTCAATTCAACGATTTCGACCCATCGATTGTTGTCTCCGAGTTCATTTAAGGCTAACCGTTCCAGGGAGGTTTGTCCAGGAAGAATGATCTCTTTCACTGCCTGGTCGGCTCGAATTGAAAGTTGATCGTTGAAGTGATTATTTATATCTTCAATTCTCTCAGGGTAGGAACTTTTGAAGAGTGCATTCGTACTCAAAAGGAAATCAATTCCTTTGATCGCGTTATCGAATGCGCCCAAAAGTTCATATTCAATGTCTGTGATGTTCTTGGTCGAATCCGGTTCCAAGGTAGGAATACGTTCGAATTGAGCATCGTAAGAAGGATCATTCAAATTGAAGAAATCCGCCGCGTTATCTTGAACCCGAATCAATTCCGCTTTGAGATCTTCAAAGAAGGTTCGGGGAAGGTTCAGAGCGTCTTGTTGATCTTGCTTAAGAGCATCTTGGGACTTCAAAGGCAAGGTAGAAGATCCAAGTGCCATGAGGGAGTCTCCGGGAAGGTTGGTTAAAAAGGAAGGACCGGCTTCTCCGATAACTCTGTCTGGGTTGGTTGGAATCACTACTTGAGCCAAACGAGGATCAAGAGTTCCTTTGTTCTTTTTCGCATCTTGTTCGGTTTTAATTCCGAGAATGATGTTGATCGTATCCTTAGTCGTCATTGTATTTTGAATCAATTTAGGACCGAGATCGGCAGCAGTAGTTTGGATTCCAAGGAAAGCTTTAATTGCAAGAGCCGTCTTTCTCAGAGGTTCCAAGAGAACGCTGTCATAAGTAGATTCGACTTGTTTGAGAATATCTTGAGTACGAAGGAATACTCCACGAGCGGTGTCAATGTAGTCGATGGCCGTTTCGAGGACATCGTCAATTTCATCAACGAAAGCGAAAAATCCGGCATTGCGTTGAAATTTCTGAGGTTCGAGATTTCCGAGCACTCTTGCATTGATCGTGTAGTTATATAAGAACGGGGAAGTCGAGGATCTCTTCATGGAGAATTTCGGAACTTCGATGATTAAAAACTCACCGTCTTTGAAATTTTTGAATACGAGTTGAGCGTTTTTCGCTTGCTCTGTGCCTTGTTTTTTGAATTCGTAATATGCTCGAAACCAGTTTCTGAGTTGAATAAAAACCAAATGTCCTGAAGAATGCTTCAAATCATCCGGTTGGGCAATCGCTTTTCCCGTGCTGGAGCGAACTCCGCCTGCGCCTCGGAAAGCAGAAATTCCAGTAGTTCCGGAAATTGCCAAATCTTTGTATCGATTTCCCGAGTGATTAACGACAGTTCCGCCTTGAGTTGGCGTAATCATGATCGAAAAATTCTCGTCTTGAACAATTTCAGAGGGATTCAAAGGTAAGGGAAATTCCTGAAAGGGGCCAGTCTGATTTCCAGTGATATCTACGACTGCGAATGTATAGGCATAGCTTTTATTCCAATTAGGCTCCATATCCTTGGATTCGCCCTTGAATGCTAAAACCTTAGCAATACCGGCTTCTTTGGGATATAACTGAGTTCCATTGGATTTTACGAAGAGATTTGCGATCCCGCTGACTGCGTTTTGAATGTTTTGGACCAAAGATCCGAGACCTGAAAATGCCACTTACAATCTCCTTTTAAATCTATGAATAGTTTATCATTCCCAGAGGGTCTTCATTAAAAGACCTGAGGTTAGACAATTCGAAGAATTCGAGCCTTGTCGGCAGTCTTAAAGGTGTCCGGAACGATGAAATTCAGAGTCATCTTAGTCGGCCCGTCAATTGAGGCAACGGTGCCCGTAATCTCGGCCACTGTCTCTGAAACGATGTAAACGGTCTGAGAAGGAGAAAAATCGGCGGTAGAAGTGACTTCAATCTGTTGAGTTCCTTTGGAATTCGAGGTCAGGGAGGTTGCCTTCATTTTGGATGTGAAAGTATCCAATTGAGAGTTCTTAGTGTCGGAAATCGCCTGGAGAGCATCCGAGGCCATACTCTTCTGCCAGTAAGCGCTCAGGGGCCCGCCCGTTAGGTTTATCCGATTATTGAGCTGGTCATAGCGAAGTTTATAGACCCCGGAGCCAGAAACAGTCCCGTCCCCAGCTTGACTGATTGAACCCAGTCCCGTCGCAATCTGAGTTAACCTTGTGGATGTAAAGGCCTGCCGAGCTGTAATTTCGGCTTCAATATTGCCGAAGTTAAGATCCACAAACTTAGAATCTGTGCCGCTCGATCCGGTCAAAGGGAGAGCTTGCCAAGTATCAATGATGTTTTTCGCATTGATAATGTCGGCTTTTGCCGCCGCGATTTCAGCCGCTTGCGGAGATCTATCGTCTTCATTCGAGTTCAAGGCTGCGAGTTGAGTGTTTAAAAAAGCTTCCCAATCTCCGATTCGAATGATGATTTCATTCGCGAGTAAATTCGTATATGCAGGTACGGAACTGGTAAGAGTATTTCTTTGAGCATTATCGTGTGCGGGAAGTGCGTTAATGATCGCGCCTGAGTTGGAGCTGGGTCCCAGGATGACAGTTACGTTGAAAGTCATCGGAGCCATACCGGCGGAATTGATTCGAACCAGGGTCGAAGTGATGAAAGCGAGTGACCCGATTACTTGTCCACCTAAAGTCGCAGTAAGAACGCCTCCGGACAAACTTCCCGTATCAGCCGCTGCGCCTGCCTGACCGTTTTTAAGCAATAAGAATAGGGCCTCAATTCCTAAATCTGAGTCCAAATTTGTACTGATTGTCTTCAATTCCCAGTCAGAAGTTGACCCGTTTGGGAGCCCTTTCAGGTCACTATTTGGGTCAACATAAGGTTGGAATTTAGTCCAGGTGAAACTCTCACTAGAAGGGAAATATAAATTTCCTACTGAGCGTTTTGCAGATTCTTGAATGTCAGATTCTTGAACGGTAGTCGAAGTGACTCCGTTTATTCCTTGTCGCTCGGTTTGATATCCCTCAACTGAACTATTGAAAAAATCATAAAACTTTTTGATGTCGGCATCTTGCTGGAGTAATTCATCCTTCACATCATCCAACTGATCTTTGAAAGCTTCAGCATCTGCAGCTTGTTGGGGCAATTGCACAACTTGAAGGGAGATAGTTTTTCTTTCTGCAGCATTAAAAACAATCGGCATATTATCCCGCTTTCACTACGAAAGATCCTTGAATGATTGTACTTACGACTGGAGCGCCATGGTTTCCTGATCCAATTGCAGTATCTCCTAAACGAGCCACTCCAGGACCTCCTCCGCCTAAAAGGACTTGAGGTGCATCAATATTTACTACACTTCCTGCTGAAATATTAACAGTTTGAGTTTCAAGTGTAAAGGAGTTGTCTGCCATGAGCTTTATGACTTTGCTGGTCAATTCGAATTGCTCTGGAGCTACTACGCTGATTTTCTTAGACTCTGAATCAATGGTGATTTTGTTTCCATTTTTATCTTCTAAAACTACTGATTTTTCTAAGAAATGAACTTTTGTTTCGAAAGAAGTTCCAGGAGTAAAGCCGCCGTCTTTGGCAGTTCCACCCTTGCGCGTAACTAACAGTTGACCCTTGTTGTCAATCAAAACATTGACGCCATTGTACTCAAACAAAAGACGAGGAGCATCGGCCTTTTTAGTGCCCGTCTTCGTTTTATTTTTGTACTGAGGAGCGCCTCCAATGATGATTGGATAGGAAAGGTTTCCACCTTGAAATTGAATATAAACACAATCTCCATCTTGTTGGGAGAGAGGTTTTCCGCCTTTGCGCGCGAAATTGGGAGTAGAGCTTGGTTTCCAAGTTTTCTCAGAATAATTGGTTTCTCCGCCCAAAAAGCTACAATCGCGAACATTAGTCAAAACTTGTCCAGATCGAGGCCCGCCGATTATGATCGCTTCATAAGTAACTTCGGGAGTGGAATCCGCAGCATCCTTGCTGATATTTTCCTTGTCATCCACAAAGAGAGCTTTAGTGACCATACACTTGTAAATTCCGAAGTCGCGGTCGAAGCTTACTCGGTCGCGAGAGGGAAGATTTGATGATTCGTATGATCCGTCGTCGTTTTGCATATTAAACCTTAGGCCCATAACCTTAATTATGGGTTTTTATAATTAACTTTATCCTCGTTTGATAAATGTTCCATCTTTAGTGAACGGTCGGGATTTTCTACTGAATCCTGACGTTCTACTTCCTTCGTCCAAATCGGACGCTTCGACTCCGTGAGTCACATAAACTGTTTGCTTCCATTCAGAAGCTCCATTTTCCCCAACTGTGAAATCATCCGAATATCCTTCGATGTAGTAGAAGGAATCAGGATTGTAGGGAAAGTCTTTTCCAAGCTTGAGCACTTTACCAACTTTGACTTTGTTGTTTCCAAATAAAGTCAAACTTCCGCTCTCAAAGAAAACGAAATTGGACCAATAGTCATAGAGGACTTCATTGAACTGAGTCAAGGGAGTCGACGCAGTAGGGGAGTTTTTCAATGCATCTTTCTTGCCGTCTGTGAATCCAGAGAAGAACGCATCAATTCTCGCGTGCATAGGTCGAAACCCGTGACGCGCAACACTGGGTCTATTTTGCAAAGGAAAAGTTCTTCCTTTAGGAGTAGGTTGCAAAAGTTGCGTAATGTCAGTTGTGCCTTGAATGTATGAAGGTTGGGCAATGAACATGAAGTGATTGTAACGGTAATGGTTGTCTTCTCCAAGGCTCAAAGAGATTAATTCTCTCGGAAAGATCTCAACGCTAGTATTCGCGTCATTCGCGAGTTCTTGGAATTTCTTTATGTGGTTAAGATTCGGATATCCCGAAGTGTCTTTAGACCATGGAATTGCTCGGAAATAAAGATGCATTTGTCCGTCATCGCCGGTTTCACAAAAAAGCTCATGCAAAGGTTCCAAAGAAAACTCTTTCAGTTTCTGCCAAGCATTGGTACTCCCAATCATGGGAATCGGATTAATCAGAGGAATCGTTGCAGGGGTATCGTCCAGCTTCAATAGATTTGGAAGATTTCCATAATAGGGATCAGTATTTGGATTCTGATTCAGGAGCTTTACCAAGGTCTTAGGAAGCAACCATTGTGTTTCCAAATCGACCTGTTTGCTGAATGTCGCAGTCAAAGGACGCAAAGGATTCTCTGTTCCAAAGTACAAATCATGAGAGATTGCAATCAAGTTCGTAACGGAAGCATTAGGTTGCTCTTTCAGATATGAATGGAGCCCGTTTAATACGGGAATTTCATTTAGGAAAATACTGTACCAAAGTTCAGTAGCTTCATAAATGATTCCAAAATCTTTTCCGGAAATTTCATAATTGGCAATAAATTGACCATCAGGTCCAGTATCTACGGATACTGCAACCCGTTCCACATAAACGATGCCTCGAACTTTATCCGTTTGAATATTGTCCGGGGCTGTAACGAATTCAACATTTCCGCCTGCCGCGCGCGGGAGGGTTGCGATATTCTCTTGTTGAGAATCGTCTTTAAAGAGATCCCCGTCTTGAGTCATAAGAATGAGCATCCATTCACCTGGCTTAATGAAGTCTTTCCAATCCCTAGAATTGTCTAATTTGAGAGTGAAAGATCCAGCCGGTTGGGATTTTTCTTTGCTGAATGAACAAGAAAGCAAGTGTTTGGAAATATCGTATGAGGAAGTTCTTGATAAGTCAGAAGGATCAACAACGTCTGGAGTTGGGTACACGTCACTATCGGGCGTAATCCAGGGAAACCAAATAACTTGGCATTGAGGAATTTGAGATTTAACTGAGGCGCTGTTGTCATCTCCAGATTCGGATTGGATTCCGCTTTTGGTAAGATTCGGAACAGCTCCAACTAATCCGCTAAGAACACTCATTATTTCACCATGGTCGAAGATCTAGGGGTTTGTTTGGCCTTAGACTTATTAACGCCTCTCGCGGTATCTCCTGCATATTTGTTTTGAATCTGCATCATCTTGAGCATTTCTTCAGAGCGTTTATTTGCTTCAGTGAGAAGTTCAATCATGCGTTTATCAGATTCAGCGCGACCTTCATAAGGCGCGGTACTTTCTCCAGAACGAGCAGCTTCAGACGCACGTTTCTTCATTAGTTCCATATCAGCGGTATATTCCGAGATCAAAGAGGCTCGTTCGGCCTTGGACATTGTGTCCATATTTCGTCCGCCTAGACCTTTAGGGCTGGAATCTTCAGATGGATTTAAAACGTCGAAAGCAACATTGCTGAGTCCTTTTCCAAGTTTAGTGAACCAGGAACCTTCAGTAAAGGGAGTCAATCCCTCAACTAATTTCGCGATAGGGCCTAACGTATGCGCGAGCATATTGTCAATTTCAGCAAGCAATTCTCTCATTGCAAGAACTGCAGGAGCGACTGCTTGACCTAAAGTTTCTTGAGCAGCTTGCGTATTAGCTTCTATTTGCTTCAAGTGACCTTCAGAAGATTTCATCATTTCGTCCATTGATTTTTGACCGAATTGATCTTCATATTTTTCAGCTAACTTTTGATACTCTTCAGGAGTCTTCGCATTGGCCATCTTTTGGATTGCGCCGAAACGAGCTTCACCTTCAATGACGTTTGAAGCCCCAGTAAGTCTCTTCATTGCGAATCCGCGAGCAAGAGTTTGTTGCATACGAGCGCGTTGCCGTTCCGCAGGAGAGGCATTGGGTCCCAAAGCTTCTTCGCCTGGGAATCTGCTGCGAACTTCTTCCATGGCAGCCATAATCGCTTGAGAGCGTTCTTTAGCCACATTCTGACCTAAGAGGCCGGATGCCTTGAAGTCTGCGATTGCGCGACCGCTTAAGAGTCCTTCTTTTTGAAATCCTCTGGCTGCGGATTCTGATCCGCCGAAAAGTCCCAAATCTGTAACGGCTTCAGCGCCGCCTAGCATTCCGCCGCCGATTCCTTTATTGGCGAATGCCTGCATATAAAATGCCTTCACGTCACCTGAAGAGCCCTTGATTGTGGCGTCGATTCCACCGATAATTCTTGCCGCTTGTTGAGCAGAGACATTTTCACCTTTGGCCGCAATTGTGGCGATGGAACGAATTGCATCCCCTGTAAGACCTAAACCGTCTTCATTAATTTGGCCGAGAAGCCCAGAAACGGCTTCCAAATAGGGAGCCAAAGCGTGTTGGAGTTTGTCTGCCATGATCGTAGCTCTGAATTCTTCGAAGGCTTTATTTGCAGCACTAAATCCGCCTTGAGCTTGAGTTCCAGCAAAAGTTCCCTGAACTGTTTCAGGAGCCATACCTGTCATTCGAGAAAAACGAAGACGACGATCAAGAGAAGCATTTCCAGATTGAGAAGATTCTAAACCGAAAATTCCAATTCCTTGTTCTTGAGCAGTACGAGTTTCAGTAGTTCCAAATCCATATCGAGCGCCAGAGCGTCCGGATACATCAGTGACTCCTCGACCGCGTAATCCTAATCTTTGATTTGCAGAGGCTTCGAATGCATCGAATCCTTGAGAAGCTCGGCTGTATGCGAATCCTCCCGCGAGCGCAAGGCCGCCAAGTGCCGCAGCGCCCATTCCAATTCCACCATTTTTAATTAAGTTTCCAATGCCTGGAATCTTAGACATTGCAGTTCTAGCGGCTCCCTTTATGGTTCCGCTTTCGGCAATTGTTTTTTGGGCAATTTTTAATTCAGAAGAATCTTCGGCCAAAGAAGCGCGATCTCGTTCGATCTTGAGAAGTCGTTCTTTGATTTTAACGGCTTGTTCGTCTTCTTGGTTGATTCCCTTGAGACGATCTTGATACCCTTTTGCAAGGTTACTGAGACGCTCCATACGACTGGAGATGCGTCCTAAAGCTTTACCGGCCTCCTCGGTTAGAAATTTCTTAGTGTCAGCCGAGAAAATGTCAAAGGTTTTTCCCTTGCCAAAGGTGCGATCAATCGTATTCGAAATGTCGAATAAGGACCGTTTTACGGTAGTTACGTCAAGGCCAATCTGAATCTTATGAGCCACAATTACTCCTTAGCAGGGTCAAAATCCAGATCCTCATCTGTTTCTGGTTTTCTCTTCTTTAACTCTTCTATTGTACTACGGTTTTGGTCAATCTGCTTATCCAACCAATCCTCGTCATCCCCGTATAAACCTTCCAATTGGGCCTCAAATGTCTTAAGTGCCTCGGGTTCTCGGTTGAAAAGGAGCGCGTAGTATTCGATCAAAATCTGTTCGTTGCGATGGTATTTCTCCCAAACTGGGTCTTCCATCAAGATGTTACGCTGTTCACAGATATAAAACTTGGCCTTTCGGACCACGTCATCCATGTCCACATCCGTGCGGGCAGCGTCGCGACCAGCTAGAAAATAGCCCATATACTTCAGGTTGAAGAATATGTCTTTTTTAGCTTCGACTACTTCCTCAGGCTTTTTCGGTTCCTGCGGGTTCTCCATGAACTAATCTTCCCCATTCTTGTTCGTAAGTTCGGCACTTTTCGTAAATCTCAGTCACGACATTTGGGTCGTAAAGATGAAGTCCGAATTTGCAATCTTTCCACCATTTTGGACATTCTTCCAAGTCCAAGGTAAATCTCAGATAGGACAACATATAGTGCAACATCAGCATGTTAGGCTCGATGCCTTCAGCGGAGCCGCCGTTCATTCGGGCTTCCATTACTGCAATTTTTGAATTGGATTCAACATTTGGAATGGTGAACTTGAAAGTTCCAGTGTACGAATGATTGGTTTGATTGCCTTTGATATCGACTTCGAATTCCGTCGATAAAGGGGGCAGACCTTTAGGTAAGCCGTTAGTTTCCATGTTTTTCTCCATCTGTTTTTAATCTCTTGACGAACTCAATGAATCCGCCTAAAATGAGTATACCATGAGATTTTTCACTTTGGTAGCCCTAATTTGTGAGGTTCTTTTTGCCGCTAGGTATTACTCCTATCTGCTGAATGACACTGAATGGGATTTCATTAAAATCCGGTCTGCCTTGAATTCTTTGGTTCTTCACGTCATCTTAGCCACTACCTGCGGTTGGCTAGTTTTGGGAGGCTTATGATTGAATATCACCCCACATTAACGACCCTTATGGCTTATGCTCTAGGGATCTTGACCGGCTTATTGGTTGTCTTGATTGTTCGAGTTCAATGGGCTTCTTTATTTGCCAGAATGTTTAAAAAGCTCTGGGAAGTCGGCAACTTACGCCTAGTTATTGAGTTGCGCAGAAAAGATGAGAAAAAGGTTTAGTCATGCTAGAAATTCTCCAAGATGCCCCAAATAGAATAGGTCCCTGGGGAGCTGTAGGACTTGCTTTGTTGTTTTCTTTCAACGTAGCGATGATTATTTTTGCGATCTTGAAGGACTGGAATCGGTGAACGAGGTACCCCTCATTGGAGTTGCCATTTCTGACACTCACGGAAAACGAGTTCCAATACCTTTCGGCGACATCCTTTTCCATTGTGGCGATCTAACCGGAATGGGTTCAATCAGAGAGATTTGTGCCTTTAACGCCTGGATGGAAGAACTTCCCCACAAATACAAAATTATTGTCGCGGGAAATCATGATGAATTATTCGAAGTTCAACCTTCTTTGGCAAAAAGTTTATTGACTGCTCCGGGTCTGATTTATCTTCAAGATTCCGGAGTTGAAATTGAGGGTCGACAAATCTGGGGAACTCCTTGGAGCCCTTCCTACAATGATTGGAATTTCATGAAGCCTACCATGAGTGAGGGAATGCTTGCTGTGAGGGACTTGATTCCGAAGAAGTTGGATGTCTTGATTACTCATGCCCCTCCTCGGGGGATTCTTTCCTTCAATAAAGGTGGAGAAGATTGCGGATGCCTAAGTTTGCTCTATGCCATTGAAAAGACTCAGCCAAGAGTAGTTCTTTGCGGACATATTCATGAATCCTACGGAGAAGCAGAACACCGGGGGACTAGAATTTTTAATTGTTCTGTGTTAAATGAAAGGTATGTAGCAACGAATAAACCCGTTGTTTTTGATTTATGAAACTAACGCCCATTGACATAGCAGCTCCTGGAGCCTGCGTCCAATTTTCAGATTCTTTACGAGATACTGGCTTTGCTGTACTCAAACTTTGCGATCCCTCTTTTACAGAATTGTTGGATCGAGTTTATAAAGGTTGGGGATTGTTTTTCAATAATGTTGAGAAACATTCTGAACTTTATCACGTTCGACCCGACCATTCCGGATATTTTCCTTTCCGTTCAGAGAATTCAAAAGATAGTAAAATCAAAGACTTAAAAGAATTTTTTCATATTTATAGAGAGAGTGATATTCCAAAAGGTCTTGAAATAGCCACTTGGGAATCCAGACAATATTTGGCTTCTCTCGGAGAAACTTTACTGCTTTGGTTGGATCTTTGCGGAGATTATCATTCTCAATTTACTGGATCTGAAAAATTAATTGACATGGTCAAAAACACTAATCAAACCTTGCTTCGAGTGTTGCACTACCCTCCTTTGAACGGAGATCATGAAGAAGGGGCCGTTCGAGCCGCCGCGCACGAGGACATCAATTTGATTACCCTCCTTCCCGCCGCAACTACTACTGGACTCCAAGTGAAAACTAAAGATGGAGAATGGTATGACGTTCCTTCGGAGAAAGGTTGGGTCATTGTGAATGCTGGGGATATGTTGCAAGAAGCGACCTCAGGCTATTACAAATCAACCACACATAGAGTTGTGAATCCTTCTGGCGAAGCTGCTAAGGAATCCAGATACTCTATGCCTTTGTTTGTTCATCCGAGGCCGGAGGTTCGACTTTCAACTCGATACACTGCGGCGGAATATCTTGATGAACGTCTCAAGGAATTGGGGCTCAAATGAGCCTGGAACTGCAATTGGATGAAATCGTTGACTTCGTAAAGAGCCAAATTTTTTACAGTGTCTACGATCCTAGAACAATTGCCGAGGCGATAAATGCCGAACGAAAAAAGGGATACAAATGCGTATCCATTCATTATTTTCATCCTTATGAGAGTTACTCCGAAGACACCTATAATTCTCAGGGAAATTACAACGTGACTATCACTAAATGGAGACCTCAAAGCACTCCCAATTGCTATGTAATTTTTGAGAAAATTTTATGAATAAACTCGTGATGTTCGACATTGAAACTACTGGACTGGATATTGACAAAGAAGACATTCTCCAAGTCTCTTACATGCTTTTAGAGAAGAAAGAAGATCTTTGGTCTCCGAGAGCTTCTTCTACGACTTGGCAACACACGGATCGCCAGCCAGAATCTGATTTTGCGAAGAAATACCAAACCGAACTTTACAAAAGAGCCAATGAAGCAACTCCGATGACAGCAGAGGAAGTTCGTAAAGAAGCCCTTCTCACTTTCCGCATCTGGAATCTGCAACCCAAAGATGTGGTCTTGACCGGACTCAGCATTGGGAATTTTGACATTCCTTTTGTTCGACGATTCAATTATCTTACGGCTGAAGATCATAGTCATAGAATTTACGACATCAATTCCATTCTCAGCTTCGCCAAAGATAAGCTCAATTTGACTGATGCGCAGCACTCAGAATTTAAGACTGCAATGAAGAAATTAGGCGCAGCCGTGAGTCCTTGGGAAATGCCCCAATCGGTTAAAGAAACAAAGTCTCACGATGCTCTTCGAGATTGCTACGATCAAACTCACATTTTGAATGGATTGCTTACTTTCTTCAAGTAAATGGCGAACGTACTCTCCGCTCTGTCACGCATAATAACTAGGGTCCCCTGGGCATCATTGCACGTTGGAAAGTAGCCCATTCTCCCATCGCAGTCGTTACCCCAACATCATTCTTTGGTGCGTCTCTGCTTGCCTTCTCCAGGGTTCAATCTGGAGCCCCGTCGCGTTCCGGGTGGACTATCAGAATACCTTAATTGACTATGAAAATTTTATTGGGTATCCTAAGCTATGTTTAAGCCTTCTAAAAACCCTTTTGTCGCGGAAATGACAAAGACCCATAAGAAGCGCCACTTTAATTTGACCAATCTTAAAGCCTTAAAAATTGATGGAAAACGATTCTGCGCATGGTGCACGGAAGGTGCCTTGCATCATGGCAATCAAAAATATTGCAGCCCAATTTGTAGTGCCTCGGCCTCAGCTTGGGCCAGACCACAACAAGAGGATGGGCTCGGATTCCTTTTATTCAGGCAGGACTACAAATGCAAAGGCTGTGCCCATGATTACCTTCCTCTTTTGACCCAAATTATTGAAGCCGATCAGGGCCGATATTCAACCATGAAGCGAACGGACCCGAAGACAGAGTATGTCTTTTGGTATTATTTCAAACGATTGAAATACAAAGTTGCCGAAGAGCTTCGACCCGAAGTGGACCATATTGTGCCAATTTTTAAGGGTGGATCTAGCCTGGGGCTGGATAATCATCAGGTCATTTGTTATACCTGTCACAAGAAAAAGACAGCTCAAGATCTTTCTAAGCCCAAAAACACAAAGCCCCGGGTTAAGAAACCCAGGGCTGAGGTTGAGGAAGGAAGGGGTACGGTAAAACTATTAGAGACCGAATCCGCGTCGACCCTTGAAGTTCCAGACGCCAGTCCAGACTCCGCGAGCATCAACAGATCCTGATCCGCCTTCAAATTTGACTCCGGTGATTTCATAAATCACGTTGTCATTAAGACGGTCATAAACTTCTAAAGCTAACTCTGGTTGACCAAGGAGGTCGTCGATGTTTCTTGGATCAAATCCAAGCAAGTTAGCCGCATTTTCATCGACTTTAAAAATATTGATTGAACCGCTGCATCGGTGAGCTGTTTCAGCAAACTCTGCAACTTCCAATTGATCCAAAACTTCGATGTCTTGGAGAGCGTTTTCATGATTGACGTTGAAGGAAGAAGCAAACGCAATCTTTACCCCATTCAACTTGATCGCTAGTCTACTACCTGTTTTCGTTTTCGTTGCCATACCTTACTCCTTAAATCTATTTTACTTTACTTCTGCTTGAGGTATTCCAAAACTTCAAGCATGATGTCCGTTTTAGTCATCAGACCCAATAAACCCGTATTTCGGGTCACTTGTTGATTTCCAATCACAACATTTTCGCCCGTATGGATCGAGTATTCTCCGACTTCTTTATCGGCTCTAAAGGCCTTGAAGAAGAGGGTTCCTAGTTCGATCCCGTCAAAAACCAATTCAATTCCAGAAGGAATAACTTCTTGAGTAACCGTAGCCCCTTGGCCTTCACCTTTGGAGATTCTCTCCGTGATGTTAGTGATGGGTTGCATCACTCTAATCGGCATTCTGGACTGGATTCTCGCATTCAGGATCTGGTTTAAAAGCGGCTTTACCCGGTTAAAAAGTTCCATGCTCTTTACAATCGCGTCCCCTTGGGCTGCAGCTTGTTGAGCTTGCTGGGCATAGGAGCCGTATTGGCCCCTGTTCCCGTTACCTGAATTGAAAAAATCCTGACTCACTCAAGTTCTCCTTATGCCGACTGAACGATATCGCCCAGAGTAATTTCGATGAAGACGAAATCCATACCTTGTACGGGTTTGACTTCTACGGATACTCTAGCAGTATTTCCTTCAATTTGCACCGAGAATGTTTCTTCTTTAAATCCATTTGGAGCATCGTCAGAACTTGTAATGATTTCAGCTCTGTTCAACTCAAGCAAGAGGCCTCGCATAAAGGTCTTGATCGAGGACGCTTGTCCATTCGAAACTTTCTTACCAACGAACACTGCTTCGGTTTGTTTTCGAAGAGTCTTCGCAACGTATTGAGCGGCTTCAACAACAGATCCTCGGTTGAAGACGAAAGAATCGTCAGCGCCGTAGGTCGTGTTATCAACCACAAATCGGAATCCGCCGTTGGCTTTTTCCAAGAAAGTGACGCCTGAATCGATTGCATCCTCGTAATCGAGATCAGGATTAAAGTTTCCAGAAGCAATACCTGTGGAAGGATCAACGAAGTGTTTCGCATCTGCGATATTGGGATATTTGTGGGTCATTGGCTCGCCAATTTCCGATCCTAATCGCATACCGGACATAATCGCGGCAAGCATCCAAGGTTGTTTCCAGCTTAAGCTTCCGTCGATTCCAACAACCAAAACATCTTGCATAACAAGTTGAATCAATTCAGAACCAAGGGATTCGGCTTGAGAGTTTACAGAGGCCTTAGCGGCATTTCTGTATCCAACAATACCTTGAGCTTCTTTTCGATTTTTCGTGTTGCCTCGGAGTCTCAAGTGACTCTTAAGAGCAGCGAACACTGAAGCAGCAGTATAGGTCGAGCCTGAATCGGTTTGTCCTAAAAGGATGTCAGCAGTCGCATCTTGCGAAACGAGAGGAACAATCACTTCGAGTTCTTCAGCCAAGGAAGCATCTAAGGCTCCCGAGAAATCTGAGTTAACCGAGGCACCTTTTGCTCCACCTGCGAGAGGAGTAGCGGAAAGGTTTGCAGGAACGCCGGAGCTTAAAGTTCCAGGAAGTTCTGCAAGAACCAGGGCTGAATTGTTATTGATAAGCTCAAGAATTTCTCGTTGAAGTCTGTAAAGACTGACTGCGGAAGTTTTGATATCGGCAGCAGCGACGTTGTCGAGATCAGTAGCCGGACGACCTGCAGCTTTTTGAGTATCAAGAAGCGTACAAGTATAGTTCGGTTGAGCATCAATGAAAGCTTGAAGTTCAGCAATCGAGGAGAAGCTGTTAAGCGTCAAGCTCAGGTTGCTTCCTGAATCGCCGGTAACCGTAGTCGCAAGAGTTTTCGCATTTGGCGAAGATCCTGAGATTAAAAGAGAAGCTGCCGAACCAGATCCGGTGTATTGGATGCTGAATTGAGCAACTGCATCATTTTGTCCAAGAGATTCTGATTCGCTGCCCTTGGCAATCGTAATCGATTTTTGATTCGCAGTAGAACCTGCAGCAACGGCGACAGTAATCAAGTTACCTTGCGCGCCCCAGAGTTTGTCTTTGATGACAATCACTGTAGCTGGAAGACCGTTTGCTAAATTCAACGACGCTTGAGTCGAAGAGTTTGTTTTCCAAACTAAAACTTTATCGGGACCTGCAATTCCAGGGGTCGCAGATGGACCTTGAATTGCATTCTTAGCTGCGTCCACAATTGGACCAGAAACATATTTTTCAATCAAACTTGGAAGTTGAGCTGCTGAAAAGGATTGAATACCTTCGGAATCGCCAGGTGCTCCTGCATCCGATTCTCCAATGATTAACAGTGTGCCGTTATCTCCTAAATCTCGTCCGCCAGTAGCGTCGACTTTAGTAACCGAGTAAGACCCCGGTCGGCTGATTGAACTTCCTCCGAAACTTTTACGAATTGCCATGTACCTTCTCCTTACCTTTCCTTAGGTGTTAAAACTTTTTAAAATTCAAATCAAAAGTTTCAATCTCTTCTTCATTTTTGAGGCCCAAACTTTCGAAGAATTTCTTAACTGGCTCTTTAAGCCAGCTCTTTCTATCCTTCTGCGAGAGCCTCAGAGAGGCCCAAGAATCAAACGTGAGCTTCTCTTTAGTAGCCTTAGGCTGAGTAGCAGGAATCGGTTTTTCGACTTCTTCCTGTTTTTTCTTCTTGCCTTCACTCATCAAGTCCAATTATAGCTGGTAAAAACAAATATCTTTAGGGGGATTATTCGTCTTCTTGAACCTGAATGGTTGAGTTCTGAAGTCCCAAGTCTTCGTTACCGGCCTTATCCTTTTCGACCTTGACCTCGACTTCGAGATTATCGATAGGTGTGACCTTGTCCGAATTCCAGGTGTTTTCAAGAGTGCCAGAAATGGTCAAAAACCGGGTATAGATGAAATCAGAGGCATACTCCTGGTTTTGGGTGAAGTCAGAGGCCTCATAAGTCATTTGAGAGAAGCCTCGATTGATGAAGTCCTTTTTTCGGCTTTCAATGATGTATTTTACCAATGTATGCAAATACTTAGTCTGGAGAGGCTCTTTAGTATGAATCCCGACCAGGATCGAACAGCTCTCAACATTGGTTCTTACTTCGTACTGTTTAAAGTCAATCGAAGACTTGATGACCGCCGGGCCGGAGGTTTCAAGTTCCGCTTGCTTTTGGATCAGAAATTTCTTCGAGCCGGTATCGTTATTGACCCCGCCGAGAATCGTAAATTCTTCGCCATTCGAGTCGACCAAGATGTGGTTAACGTGAACCTGAGCCAGGTTGATGGAATCGTCAATATATACGATGCCGGAATTCGCATCATAGGAATCGATAAGCACGGAGGAAACAATGACTTGTTCAGCCAATTCTTCTTCATCCATTGGGGTCGTAACATCATTGTCAAAATCGTCCATGACCGCTCGGCGCTCATTTTCCTTCGACGGAAGGAGTTGAATCGAGAAGCAAGGCATCTTTGTATTGTCCGCCGGGAAGGAATGAACAATGTTTATCTCACTCTTGGAGAGGAGTTTTTTGATCTTGTTCAGTTCTTTATCGCCGTACTTGGGCCAAATGGGTAGAGTCTTGAGATTCGCGAATACGTCATCCACAATCGAGGTGTCGTTTCGGATATTGGCCAACCCTTCTCTTAAAGAGCTTTCGACGATTAAATCTGGGAGGATGAATGGCATAAGTTATTTTACTTCAAAATGGTGTCGAGGATAACCTGTAATTGGGCTTCGACGTACTTCTCGGCCTCTGCGAAAGCGTGCAAACCGTTGTATCCCTTGTTTTGCCACTTGCCGCTCGGAGATCGATCTGAGACTGTGCGGAAAGTAAGGTACAGAGATTTGACTTTCTCTTTTCCATTCTTATCTTTATAGAGCTTCTGGTATTTCGTAATACCCTCAAGATTTGGGATACTTAGCCCTTTTTCTTGATCCGCTTTGCTGGACCTATAAGAAGCAACTTTTCCCTGCATTACTTTACCTGAGGCGTCTTTGAAGACCGAAGTCATCTTTTGTTGAAGTCCAGTTTTACTGTTCATGGTTTTTAAATTTTTGATGATTCCCGACAAATCCGAAGCCCCTTTGGTTCCCCGACCGACAGAGTGTTCGAAAGGCACATGAGCGTATCTTTGGCCAGCCTTGCCTTTTTGGACCCAAGGAAGTCCCGCGCGCGGGCCCTCAGACACGTTTTTCTTCGAGCTGAGGAGCTTATTCTTCATGTCAAAAGGAGACCAACCGTCTTCTATTTCATTCGCGAATCCAGAATCCAAGAAAATTAAATAGTTGTCTTTTTGAAGAGTTATGAATTTTAGAGCAGAAAGGTAGTCTTTTCGAGTCGTGTTCAATTTAGACTGAGCATCCGAAACAATGGAAGCATACGCTGCATAGGCAGTGTCTTTGACGGCTTGTTGGATTTCTCCAAGCATTTCGTCAGTGTAGTCGGTGATGCCTCTCTTCAGCATCTCGACCTGAAGGTTTATGAAGAAGTCTTTTTTGTTTCCGGGCATGTTCTTAGAATATCATTTAAAAGGTTATGGCAACCATAGTTCCAGGCCAGGAGTCCCGCGCGACGATAAGCCGAGGATAAGGCTTTAATGTCACGCTCGAAATCCTCGTTGAGTTTGGCAATATCAAAATATTCAGAATCCGTGAGAGACAGGCTCAAAACTACTTCAAAAGTTGGATGGTGAGATTCCTGCTCAAAAGTCGTGACATAAAGTCTGGCATTAGAATTTTCGGCCAACCAGCCCTCAATTTGCTTATGTGGATTACCCGTCAGAAAAGTTCCAACTTCAGTGATATTTTCCAAAGGAGTCGTAAGATCATGCAGAGCGTAGCAAAGAAAGCGAATCTGTCGATACAAAGGTTGCTTGTAGATCTCAGGGTCCACATGAAGTAGAATTCTCATTTGACCCTCTCAAGTGCCTTATCTATTAACTTGTTTGCGTCGTCTACGCTGAAAGGAATTGGGTCCAGGGACTTCCAGTCCAGGCGCTTACGCAAAATTCGCAAAGCTCTACGCATTCTGCGGTGTTCTTTTTCCATTCGAATTTGTTGATCGAGGAACTCTTCGATTTTTTCGAGTTCAATCACTTTCATATCTTTTACTGCTTTGTGCATACGACACCTGTGTACCCTAATTTTTTAAGAAACCTAATTGTTGCTTCATAATCATTTTTCAGAGCAAAGCATTGAACTATGGCTCCGAAAAAGTAACCAAAAAAGAAAAGCATGATCGCTGCATAGTGCAGCCGAATCTTACTCACTAAGATATCTTCGAATTTCTCTGATGTCATCGTCTTTCATCCCTTCGAATTTGGGCATCATTCGTGTTTGACGTTTCGGTTTGTACCCTGCTGGATACTCCCCAGTTTTTAGTTTCTTAAAAAGCAACTCTTCCGAACTTCCGAAAATTGCAGGACCAACTGATCCATCTTTCTTAGGATCGGAGTTATGACAAGAGGTGCAATTTCCCAGATACACACTTTTCCCTCTCGACATTGGCTTTGAATCTTCACAGCCTAAAATAAATAGCCCCAGGGATAACAATCCCCAGGGCTTCATGAAGGAGGTTAAACAAACATTGGACACTGCTGCTACCTCGTTTCAAACTACTTACAAGCGATATTCCCAGATCCGCCCGCAGGAGCTGCATTGATCGTAGCGAACAGCGCGGTCGCGTTCGTTTTGTCATAGCAGAGTTCTGCAGTTTGATTTGAGACATCCGTAGAAATTCTACGAATAATAAAGTTATATTTTTTCGTACCGGCTGAAGTTTGTCGAACCGCAACATCACTTGCTTGTCCGGCGGTCCAAAAATTTGACATACCTGAGCCGTTGTATTTACGAACAGTTCCAGCACTTCCTCCGAACACGTTGCCACTCGTAGCATTTCGCGCAAGAGTCAAAGTGAAAGTATTTGCCGTAACTGATTGAATTACAAATTGACCCAGCACATCCCCAGTGAGTAGTCCACTTCCTGAGGTAAGGCCTGAGAGTTCCACAATATCATTGGCCGCGTAACCATGTGCAGTCAACGTGAACACAACGGAGCTTGAACCGTTGGTTGGGTCTGCTGGATTGTTTCCGAAAGATTGGTAGGCACCAAAGGCACTTGCATAGCCACTGAAGTTTTTCTTATCAGTTTGGCGAAGTACGGTTTCATAAACTGGACCTGCAGCTACGTTTTCCTTACCAATCGTGACCAAAGTTAAAGTTCCAGATAGCGAACCGTTGATCGAGGCAATGCTATTTTGTAAGGCAAGAATCGCAGCTTCGGCAGAGGTCACTCGGCTACCTAAGGTTACTACGGAGCTTTCCAAAGTCGTAACTCGGGAATCCAACAAAGTTAGACTGGCCTGAGCGGCAGCAATCGCAGCCGTATTAGAAGCGATGTTTCCAGTATTTGTGGCAATTGCAGCGTTGGCGGCATTGATTGCAGCTTCATGGTTCGCCAAATCTGTTCGATCCGCATCAATTTGGGATTGAAGAGTTGCTTGATAGGTGCCCATCGCACTATATAGTTCGGTTCGAATTTCATTCTCAGATTGTTGGGCCACTTGGCACATTGTACGAATCAAAGCGTCGGCAAGGTTACAGTCATAGAAAGGACTATTCACGATTGTTTCTAACTGTCCCGAAATCAACATCAAAGCTTCAATCTTACCGTTAAGCTTATTTATCTGATCTGTTACGTCGACCGGCTCATATTCGGATTGCGAATTTTCACTTCCGCAAGCAAATAAGAAAAGGGTTAAAGAAAAGATCGATAGAAGTTTTAAGGTCATGTGCAGCTCTCCTTGCTTTCAGGTTATAGAACCTCTTGACGCCCGTCAAGTACCCTGCTACTCTTTTTGTAGGAGAAAACGTGATTTCAAGGGATCAATGGATATGGTCAAAGCAAGCCCTTGGGTTCGAGCACGTTGCCCTTGCCATCCATGCAAATTTTTGCGAGACAACGACGGTAGGTAAATATTGCATAAACACCATTGGAAATATCCTAAGTAGTTTAGATTACAGGCCAACTGCCGTATTTGGTCCGGACTTGTATTTCCAGACAGTAGTGTTCCACATGAAAGAGAAAGCCGCAGGCCCATGGGACGTAGACTATAACAAAGGGCCGATTAAAACCGTCAAACATCTGACGAAAGAAAATGCGGTCGAAGAACACCTGAAGCTTTGTGAAGTCTATTCGAATCGAAGCTACATAAGGAGTATCAAGTGAGCGAGATCAAAGACGAAAGAATCAAAAATCATCTCCTAGAACCGGGCGGAGCAATTGGAATTCACGGAAATGGATATGCCGAAAGCTCGATGTTTCATGGAGTCGATATTCAGATATCGAATGACAAAACCTATCCAATCATGATACGTTTAACTGAGACCGGACTAACTGTAGAACTTGTGAGGAATCAATAATGAGTTATTCAAGATGGGGCGACAGCCGTTGGTACACTTACTGGCTTGCATCAGAAAGAGCTGCAACGAAAGAGCGTGAAGTTTTTGAAATCTGCGGAGTGACCAATTTCACTTACTATGAAATCAAGCATGACCAAGATCGAGTTCTCGACGAAGTTCGAATGAAAGATCCGGACGCCTCTGATGATGAAATCGAAGAGCTTAGAGTTTACATGAAACAATTTCTGGTTGCAATCGACGCTTACTATGAAAGATTAAAATGAAACAGTGTTTTATCGGTGTTTTGTCAGTGTTCCTTTTCGGATGTTCCTCTCACACGAATCCCTACAGATTCATTTTTGTAGAGACTGAACGCAAAATGTTTTCTCTCGAAAATCCAAAAGAAGAGTGTGAACAGTCCGGCTACGATGTAATTCCTCGCGATCCCGAAGTTCAAAAATACAACACGGTTGAACTCTGGATTACCTATAAAAATTGCGGAATGCGACAACGAATCGTCATGGATGATAAAACCCGTGTGATGTGGGGCGTTCCGATTCAAGAAAAACCAAAATCAAAAGGATCAGTAGGTGTTCAATGATTAAGCCAGTTTTAATTTACCCAAGAGGCCCATTAAAAACTCCCTGTCTTCGACCAGCAACGCATGAAGCTATCTTGGCTCAGTTGAAAGCGGACAAAGGCGTTCTCGAATTAATTCTCCAAGATATGTGGGATACTCTCGACGCAATCCCCGTAGGTGTGGGGCTCTCTTCCAATCAAATCGGAATTACTGACTGGGCAGTTTCTGTTATTGATCCCTCAAAGTCCGATAAAGGTGATGAACTTCCTCCCGAACAACAAAAGCGTTTTTACATGCTTTATCCTGAAATCGTTTTCCATTCCGAGAAGAAAGTAGTCTCTGAAGGCTGTCTCAGTCTCCCCGGCTACTATGAAAACATTGCGCGGTCGGAAGAAGTGGACGTTACATATTACACATTAGATTCCATTGAGACCGGCATGGCCGTAAATCTTCCCGATGCCAAAGGCTTCCTTGCTCAGATCATTCAACACGAATGCGATCATTTGGATGGCAAGTGCTTCATCGAGCACCTATCCACAATGAAACAGCAGATGGCCGTCAAAAAGATGACGAAGCTTCGAAAGAAGATCGAAGACTTCCAATGGACCCCTCGTAAAGAGTAGTTGACAGCTTTTCAAATCCGAGAGATCATATTCTTGGAGGAAAGCTTATGGGCCGAAAAGCCGCAATCAAAGACGAAATGTCAGTCGAAGAGCTAAGAGCCTACATGGGTCTCCCCGAGCCTGTAGCCGCTCGGAGATTCTGCCTCGGGTGTCTTAAATACTTTCCCAGCGAGCATGTCGGTCACCGTCATTGCAAAAGTTGTGAGAACAAAGTTCGCGCAGAAGTTGATTTAGAAGATTTGGTTTGCAAGAAACTAGAAGCCAAGTTACCCAAACGAAAAAAGAAAACCAAGAAATCGGAGAACGTATGAGCCGAAGATATGTAGCCATTGTGACTCAAGAGTCAGATGGGACCTTAGAACTAATGACTCAAACCGGACAGGGACACTGGATTTCGAGAGAGATCCCAGTCGAAGCCCTAAAAGCACTGGAGGAAAGTCGTGAAGAAGTTAAAAAAGATTCAAAACGATCTGCTGGTTGATGAAGTAAAAAAGTTGACCGAGGCAGTGAATGCGCTTCGAGATCGCACTCGAAACGACTCTTTCATGCTTACTCATAATTCTCAAGAGATTCAAAAAGTTCAACAAGAACTCACTTACGTCGCAGATAAAGTTAAAGTAGTGACAAGAAATCCCTTTGTGAAAGTTGGTCACTTCGTCAATAATTTCGCCAGCCGCTACGGGCATGTAATTGAGATTGGATTGATCGGAGCCTTGATAGTGATGGCATTTTTGTTAGGGAGGAAACTATGAAAAAGAAAGCCAAGAAACCGAAGTACAAAATTATCAAAATGACCCTGCCTCAAGATGTCGCAGACTTCTATCGCAAGGTCGCTAAATTTTCCAACACTACTTTATCCCAAACGATCATGGTAGTTGTTGCGATGAAACTTATCTCGGAAGACTTTATAAAATGAGAGTCACATCAGCTTCTATTTTGGAGAAAAAGTCATGGGCTAAGGTAGTCAATGGCTCTAAACCTCAACCTAGATTGTTGGTGCTTATTGGAAATTTTAGATCTTTCGACGATATTAGAAATGCCGTCATGGACGAATTAAAAGATAATATCGAATGTTACGACCTTCGCACTATCAGACTGCACGACGAAATTACGGTTAACAGTGGAAAGTTGTTTCGAGGTTTAGCCTTAGATTTGCAGTATCTCACTGAGGATGTAATTCCAGACAATTCTAAATTCAAAAATGAACCTTACGAAAAGACCATGAAACGAATTCAAAAATGGAATCGATTATACGGCCCTAAAATAGAAGCCGAAAATTATTAGGAGATGAAATGAATATCGAAAAACCAATGCTCGCTGTTGCAATCGAAGATCTTGAAACCTTAAAGTTGCCTGTGTTGGCCAGTCCGAAATTGGACGGAATCCGCTGCATCAAAGTGGGCGGGAAGGCCTTGAGCCGAAAGTTCAAACCGATCCCCAATCACCATATTCGCAATTGGATCGAAGCCAATCTTCCTGATGGGATTGATGGAGAAATTATGTCTCCTGGAGTGAAGTTTAACGATCTCCAGTCTCTCGTCATGAGCGAAGAAGGAACTCCTGCCTTTACTTATAACGCTTTCGATTACGTTCATCCGGCGTCAGTCGGGCAACTTCCTTTTTATCAACGCTACCAAAATCTTCAAAGGATCGTCTCTGAAGTGAACAAGCCAGAACTTGTTCTTGTGGAGCATACCGTGGTTGAATCTATTGGCCAGCTTCAACGAATTGAAGAAAAGACGGTTGCTGCGGGCTTCGAGGGTGTCATGGTGAGATCTTTTGATGGTCCCTATAAGTTTGGACGTTCCACTCTGAAAGAACAGTACCTGCTCAAAATTAAGCGTTTCTATGATTCTGAAGCCGTCATCAACGGAATGACGGAACAAATGCACAATGACAATGTTGCTGAGAAATCAGAGCTTGGATATACGAAGAGATCCCACAAGAAAGAAGGAATGGTGCCCGCAGGCATAATGGGGAATCTTTTAGTCAATGATTTAGGAACTGGTACTGGATTTGAAATAGGGTCCGGATTCACGGCAGATGAACGTGCTCGTCTTTGGCACAATCAATCAGAGTTTCTTGGGAAAATCGTCAAGTACAAATATCAAGAACTTGGACCGAATGGAAAGCCCCGCTTCCCGGTATTTCTTGGATTTCGAGATGCCAGGGATATGTCATGAAGAAGATAGTCCATAAACTTGACACCATAATTACTGAACCAAAAGGATGTAGAAGCTGTGGACATAAAGGTCCTTGGTACACTTGGCCTCGCCATGTGAGAATTCGATGCGGTAAGAAAGTGAATCTCGTTCGATCCTATGCTTCGACTTGGAAATCAAAAGAAGTCACTTGCAAAGATTGTTTGGATAAAAAAGGCAAAAGTTAATGAACGCTGAGAATGTCGCCAAGATTGCTTTAGAAAACAAAGGACGCTTTGACGCGCATTCCTTTGTTGAATTTTATGTGATGAAAGCAATCAAAGCCGCAGCATTTGTCGGAGGGAGAGATTGTACCGTAGACCTTCGAGGCCCGGCTCATGACAATAGAGGAGAAGTCCAACAAGTTCTTAAAGATTTAGGCTACTCAGTTTCCGAAGGAATGAAGTATAGAGGATCTTCGGTTATTACCATTAGCTGGGATGGCATAATGCGTCGTCTGGAAAATCCAGATCAACTTCAAGTAGAGCCCGCTCAAATTAACTACAACATACAAATGGTTGACGGACAGGCTCTTCAGATTGGCGCAAATCTTGCCGTTGATAACGGAGCTTTAATCGTGAATGGTCAAGGACAACTTCAATATGTTGTTCGAGGCGGAGCCGCAAATGCTAATTATCAAATTAGAATTCCCAATGGTTACGAAGTAAATCCAAACGCAGTTGCGGGAGGCCCCATTCAGTTAAATGCTGCGGGAGCGATCCCAGTTCAAATCGATGGTCAGGAGGAATAAATGGAATTCAAAGCTTTCCCTAAAATTGAAAGACTAGAAAAAGTTCAAATGGTGATTACTCAGAAGATCCATGGGACCAATGCCCAAATCACGATCTTCGAAGATACTCAAGGAGCGCCTTTGATTACGACGAAAGTCCTCGCAGGCTCTCGTACCAAATGGATCTATCCTGAAGACGATAACTTTGGCTTCGCCCGTTATGTGCGCGAGAATGAAGCGGAGATTATTGAAAAGCTTGGAATGGGAACCCACTTCGGTGAATGGGCAGGACCGGGAATTAATTCCTCAGAGGGTCTTACTCAAAAGACTTTCGTTTTATTTGACTTCTGGAAATATCCTCCCGAGAGAGCGCTCCCGAAACAAATGATGGTAGTTCCGGTGCTTTATCAAGGCGAACTTAACCTGGAAAAACTCGATGAAGTCATGGCCGATTTGAAAGAGAAGGGGTCCAAACTAGTCCCGGGATTTATGAGACCCGAAGGTGTCGTAGTCACTGTGTTCGGAACTCGCTTTAAGAAGGTTTTCGATGCCGAAGAGACCCAATGGACTAAGGGCGGAGTAAGAGTTCCAAGTGAAAAACCTGTCACAAAAGATTGTACTTATTTGTTACAACCTATTCGCCTAGAGAAGCTTCTTTCCCGTGACGAAAAATACCTTCGAGATTACCCGAAGTCTTTACCACAAATATGCAAAGATTACGTCGCCGATCTGGAAGCGGAAGGACAGTCTTTCGGTGCGGATGAAGACGAGGTACGAATTACCAAGAAGGCGCTTGGCGGTCAACTCTTTCCATTCGTCCGACATATTGTGGACGCCCTTAAAGGAATGGAGAAAAATCATGTCGCAGGATAAGCCTGGAATCAAAATTTATACCAAAGAAGAGTTGGATGAAATTATCCGCCCCATGACGGAATCCGAGAAGGAAGAGTTTTTAAGCCTTGCATCTGAGCTTTTGAAGAAAGAGAAATCATGACCGAAATCTGGCGACCAGTTAAAGGCTTTGAGGGGAGACTTGAAGTTTCCAACTTAGGTCGAATTAAACGAATTGCCAGAACAATTCTTCGTAAAGATGGAATTCCAATGACTTTCAAAGAGAAGTTTTTGGAAGTACATTCAAGCATAATTTCAAATGTTGGGAATCGACAAGGATACCCAGTTGTTTGTTTGAGTACCAATGGCAAGCCTCGTGTTCATTACGTTCATCGAATAGTAGCTGAGGCCTTCTTACCTCCTAAAGAATTTGAAAATCAAGTCATTCAACACATTGATGGAGACAATTTAAACAATCGAGTTGATAATCTGAGATACGGATTCCATGCCGACGCAGTTAGACGCGCTCATGCTCGCGGAGCCTATTCGAGAGAAGAACACTATTCCCTATCGGAAAATAAAGTTGTTAAACTTCTAAAACAGGGAATTCCCCTGAGTCGCATCAGCCACGAAATTGGATTGCCCAACGAGGTTATCCGAGAGTATCAAAAACAGCTTAGAGGAAAAGTTTAATTTATGCTTTTTAAATTGTTTCTAAAACTTTCCCATGGAGTCGAGATTGGGGCCTACCATGCTTATGAAGGTCATTGGAAATCTCTCTCCGATCCAACAGAAATTTCTGAAGTAAAATTTATTCAGTTTCAAGAATTAAAACATCGACACATGCTGTCTTTGCTTTTGTCGGAATTGGAAAGTTCTCCCAGTCCTTTCATTGATCTGATTTTTAAAATGATAGGGAAGTTAATGGGTTCCCTTTGCCATTTTTTAGGACGTAGGCTTCCCATGCTCGGGGCAGCCATGATTGAAATTCTAGGAGTTGTGAATTACGAATTCGTTTCGAAGTTCACTTCTGACCTAAGAACTAAATTGATTTTAAAAGAATTGGCAATGGTTGAACGAGAACACCGAGAATACTTCTTTCAGCGATCAACGTCAGTAAAAACTCGCTTGCCGGTTTCAACGCTGCGCAAGAAATCCATCAGATAAGCATTCGCTATTCCAATCAAGATCATGGAATCTTCCTTAGATGCCTTTGGGAGAAAAACGTACAGGATTCCGTACACGAGAAAGAACGGAAGTAAACTTGTGGCGATCAACAAAAGAAATGCCATCGCGAGGATTACGCGCAAAGGATTAAACATATCTTTCTTTGGTTCTGGCTTCGGGGATTTTGGGCCTCGACCGAATTTTAAAATGTCACCCATTACTTTAACCTCTCAACTACTATATGCTCAATTCCTTGAATTTCTTTAACTGAGGAATACCAAAGTCCCGGATAAATGGTGAACTGAGTTTCTTCAATCATCAAAGTAGTTGGGGAATCAAGACGAAACATATCTCCTATGGCGAAGCGCTGAAGATGTGTTGGCTTCTTCCTTGGGGCCGCAATGACCTGTTCCATGTGCGGAGGATAGTGATCCATGGTTATGCCTTATGCTTGTCGGCTTCGGCGTCAGCAGAGACATCAGCCGCAGAGACTGCGTTGAAATGCTTTGAAAGATCTTCTCTCGCTTCTGAGGGAACTTTAGGGCTCTCTTCGGAGGGAGTGTCTGGTCGAGCCGCATTCAAAATGTGATCTCGGAATTCTTTGTTTGTAAAGGTAAAAGAATAAACCACATTGAAATCCTGTTGCTTCCCAAGGAGCCGCTTTGCCAGATTCTTTAAGGTACTTGGGAATTGGGCGTAAGCAAAAGTGTAGCCGTTATCGTCAGTCGTCCAAGTAGTTTGATGTCCCTTGGGATTCTCTCGAACCGCTTCAGAATAGTGTTTCACTCTAGTGACGGCATCAACAACATTTGCTAGTCTTTCTCGAACAGCGTCCCAGCGAGCGGTAAAGGTGCCTTCGATTTCATTTAAGTGCTCTTCCATCTCTCGATCAAGACGAGCCTTGGAGCCGAATTGAGCCAAATCTTTTTGAACCGCAGTTAGGAGATTTGCGACTTCATCAAGCCTGGTTTGGAAATAATCTACAACATTCAAATCATCATTTGGGTTATGTGGATAACTGTTTTTCATATTAGGAAACTCCATTTAATACTTTTAGAATTTTATTGGCTGATCCTGGAATTTTTAAACCGATATAGAGATCGTCCCCAATCATAACTTTAGCGTCTTCGCTGATTCTCAAGTAGACGTAGGGATTGTCGTCCCCGTCTGAATATTCTTTAATGCTGAGAATATCTGAGCGGCGAATCGACACCGTGGCAATTGGTTCTTTATTTAAAACAGATTTGTAGTTTCCTGGAGTGAACCATTGTCTCCAGCCTTTGACTTTTGGATTGCTGGAAACCCAAACAGTTTCCAACTCTACTGGGCGAAGAATTACGAAGGGGTCCATCCCGATTTGTCTTGCAGAGCGTTTGGCTTCTCGGGCCTTCTTTACTGCTGCTGACGATTTTCCTTCTGCATCTAGGGCCAAGCCTAAGGCAATGTACTGAATCATAAATTTCCTTTCATTTGGTCCAAATCGCTACTGGACGAGCATGACTTCCTGTCGGGGCGTAACCTAGTCGTTTCCACCCTTTTCCTTTTCGAAATACGGCACCTAAAAATCTAGGATCAACAGAAGATAGAGCGTGTTTAATTTCGGGAGACTCCTCTGTTCTTAAATAATCCAAAACTTCAGTAGAGGTCACAGTTCCATTTTTGATAAATAAAGAATCAGCTACAGCTTCTGCAAATCGAATTAAATCGGCCCGGGCTCTTTGAAGAGTGTCTAAAACTTCATCTCGTTCTGCTTCTTTAGTGGCTTGAGATTTAATCATAAATTTCCCTTTCCAGAGGAACACCAACTATAGTGGGTAGACTTTGTTTTTTCCCCGCCGCAATCACATTTGCCGCCGGGTTTGTGAAATGTTAAATCAACCGCATCGGCAATGTCTGCTCGCTTGGGAGGATTTAAAAATACTGGAACTTCGCTTTTTGGAGCCGCCTCTTCGTCGATCATTTGTTGAGCCAGTCTTTCTACGTTTTTCATAACGAGCGTTTGAAGGCCATTTTGCATCGCTTCGGATAGCCAGGAATTAAAAGAAACATGACAGGTAATTTCATAAGTTCCCGAAGGGAGAGTTATATATTTAGATTTCTCAATGCTCAATCTTTGAATGTCATCCATAGGTTGAATTTACCTTAGGACCTGAACCACGTCAAGTGCAGGCGAGTTCCGGAGAAATGAATTTAACCCAGCCTTCAACCTCGTATGTGTGGATTGTGTGTCCGTCGAAATCGACTTTAAGAACTTCAGTTTCCATCTTTACTTGGAAACCCGCCGGGAAGTCTTTGGGATTGGCTGCGTCTCTGGAGATGAACATTCGATTTCCTTCACGCCAAAAGGAATGACCGTGAGATCCGAATTTAGAAGCGAAAGTTGTTGGAATAAGATCAGCCATGCGCTCTCCTCTCAAAAAGATCCTCGTCTTACCCTATCCCCAGTGTTATTCGGCCATGCCGCTGGTTCAAGCAGGGATAACAAACCCCGTTGCACGAGAATCTTTTTCAAAGCGTTACTGACCGGACTCGACACCGGCTGTTGATTATCGTAGGTCCGCTCCGGAGACTTTCCTACGCTAGAACTGATATTAATCGACCCGGAGTCGCTAAACTCTACGATGCTATCACCTGACCCTAGTCATCTTGCCGGGCTTGCATGTCCTTCCACACTGCAGTAACAATTTCAATTTATCGCGGAATTGGATTTGAGTCAAGGGGTCAGAGCCGCCCCAATCGAACAAATCGACCCTGCTCTATTCCTTCTCTCAGAAGTCTTACGCCGATGACGTGAAATACGCCTCCGGGATGATCGTCGAATGCATTAAAGCGGTTTCGGTCATCGAAAAGAAGAGGTAGGTCTTTATGGGTGAGCCGGATGAAAATCTCATTTTGGTCTACTTCGTAAAATACTTCTTTTCCATTGAAACGAGTCATGAATCCTCCTCGGATCGATTCTCAGTTTGCCGGTCATAATATCCATCACTACCGTGGGAAGAATCCCCGTAGCACATGGAACAGGTACTTTGGTGAGCGGGAATTTGAGAGCCACAAGAAGAGCAGGTGTTCATCTGCCCCAGTCTTTCTTCACTCGTTTCAGATTTCCATTTCGAGTCAATTTTTCATAAGGAGCTTCGTGCATGGGAGGGTAGTAGGTGAAGTGCCCATTCCTTTCTCCGTGAATAGAAACTGCTCGATAGAGGTTTCCTTCCAGAGAAATTGGCTCAGGAGAGATGGAAAAGTAGTCTAGGTCTCCGTTAAATTGAACTGGCTCTGATTGAACGAATTCGGTCTCATATTCAAAGAATTCTCGATGAATCGCATCGTAACCAATATAGTTTCCATCTCGGGCCCTTTTTGACCTTTTGGGAAGATTTCTATATTGCTCCGTCTTCAACATACTTTCAGAATATTATGGGTCCCTGGGAAAAGCAATAGGGTCCCCTTTTTCTGCGGGAGGAAAAGAGCCGCCGGGGGTAGTTTGACGGGGGCCCCTGACTCCGACACGGTTGCGCCCCAGGATATATGATTTCATATATTTGGAACCATAACGGTAAATGTATACTAGATTGGTATAGATTACCTCATACTTGGGAAAAATATTACCGGGGTGATGTGTAGGCCCCTTTGTACAAATAAAGAAAAAAACAAGGCTTCCGCGTCAAATTTTTGGCGGCGGGCTTTTGACGGGGCGGGGATGGGTTATAAGGGCACGCCGGGCCGTCTCGCTTCGCTTCGACTTCCCTCAATCCAACCTTAGCCCTCAATAGGAGTTCTAGGCCCTTTGAATACAGCCCAAGTCTTATAGGTTTGATAGGCCACTATTCCGAGAGAGGCCCAAGTGTGACCCCTAGGCATAGGCAAGGGATGGAATGACGCGCTAGGTCTAGTGGGGATCTTATAGCCCAGCTCTATAATGCGAGCTGCTATGGTGCGACAATCCCAGTGAATAGGCTCTAATTTGCCCCTAAAGGAGAGTAACAGAAGCTCACTAGGCGCAACACCCTCAGGCCCGCTTAGGATGCGCCATAGCTCTATAATTTCGTTTGTGGGGCTTTCCTGCGCCTCTATGGGAACGCAGACGAGTCTCGCCAGAGACGAGTCAGTGGCCTTGGTTAGGTCTCGCATTAGGCGTTCTAGCTGCATTGACATCATGCTCTTTAGGTCATGCTTTAGGGCTTTAGGAATAGCGTCAAGGTTGCGTCTCCGCTTTAGAGACTGCGCAACATAGGCGTAGTTACATTTGCGACAATAGGGGTACATATTAGGTTGGCCCTTATAAGTGCCGTATTGGGCCCAAGGTTTGACTTTACCGCAAACTCTACATTTTTTACCATCTATGGTCCGCATACTTTATAAGTCTATCATGGGGCTCTGCAAAGGTTGCGCAAGCGTGCGTATGCGAAATTGAGCTATAAGGTGTGAAATGCTTTGCACACTATAGGCGCAACACTTCTGCCTTGGGAGAGACAGGGGCGCAAGGGTGTCGGCCCTATTCCTGAAAGTAAAGAGTATGAGTTTAGGAGTCAGAGTCGCCTATGCTGCGCCCCCGCTATTAGGCCCTTAGGAAAGTCGGAAAATATCGCGTTAAGGCGCAAGATTTTCTCTCCCTGTTCTATAGGGGAGTTCCCCGGGAAGTGACAATTTAGGGCCCTATTATTCCACATACTTAGAGGGATTGAGGCGGATTCGCTAGGGAGTTCGGGGGTTTATCTATGGGTGAAAATTGTCGTTTGAGGGACAGAAATCGGTCACATTTCGCGTGACAATACTTTACAACGCTTTACGGTAGCCGCCTTAAGTGCTGAAAATAATTAGCAATTAATGAATTTGGGTATTTCGTGGGTATTTGGCACGAGGTTTGCATTGTATGAGTGCAAGGAGACAGTAACATGATTAGACAAGTCGAAATTAGAGTAACAGGTCAGAGAGTCGGATTCAAAGCCATGAGTAAAGAAACGATCCGATACTACATCAGCCGAGGCTTTCAACTAATCGTTAACGGTCAA